ATGGCAAAACTGACGAAGACGGCTGTGGATAATTTGAAGGCCCCGGCCAGCGGCGATTCGTGGCACTGGGACAGCGAGCTCGAGGGCTTCGGCGTGCGCATCCAGGCCAGCGGTCGCAAGACCTATGTCGTCCGGTACCGGGTGAAGAGCGCGGCCAAGACCCAGCGCAAGATGACCCTGGCGCGCTGCAGCGACATGCCGCCGGAGAAGGCCCGCGAGCTGGCCCGCAAGATTTTCGCCCAGGTGGCCGAGGGCCTGGATCCGGCCGCCGAGCTGCGACCCGCCAAGGCCGAGGTCAACCAGGCGACCGTCGAGCGCATGTTCCAGGGTTACGTCGACCAGCTGAAGGCATCAGGCCAGGCCAGCGCCCCGGAAGTCGAGCGGATGCTGCTCAAGTCGAAGCGTGTGCCATCGGCCGCTGACGACCTGGGACGCACCCGCGCGGCGGCGGAAGTCGCCCCGCTCGACGTGGTCAACCATGTGTCCAAATTCTACCAGCGCGGGAAACGTGGCGCCGCCGACAAGGCCCGTTCCTACATCGCTTCGGCCTTCGCCTGGGCCATCACGTCGGCCAACGACTACACCGTTCCGGTCGATCAGCGCATCGACTGGGGCATTACCCGGAACCCGGCGGCGGACGTGGCCAAGGATGAAGGCGCGATCAAGACCCGCGACCGCAACCTGAGCGCCGACGAGATCCGCGCCCTGTGGCTGGCCACCCTGGACGACGATGGCGGCTTCGGCCTGGAGACCGGCGCCTGCGTCCGGCTGCTGATCGGCTGCGGCCAGCGGGTGCAGGAGACCCTGCGCATCGAGGGCGCCGAGATCGACCTGGCCAACCAGGTGTGGAAGATGCCGGCGAGCAAGACCAAGGGCGGGAAGCACGCCCACACGGTGCCGCTGCCGGCGGTGGTCATCCCGACCCTGCAGCTGCTGATCGACAAGCACGGCGACGGCCCGCTGTTCCCAGCCCGCACCGGCAGCCAGGACGATCTGATCTGCCACCGCAGCATCAACCAGGCGATCGGCCGCTGGCTCGAGCGTCCTGACGTGAACCTGCCCCACTTCCAGACCCGGGACATCCGCCGCACATGGAAGAGCCGCAGCCACGACGCCGGCGTCGACCGTTTCACCCGTGACCTGATCCAGCAGCACGCCAAGAACGACACGGGTTCGAAAAACTACGACCGGGCGGATTACCTGCCGCAGATGCGCACGGCCATGGCCAAGTGGTCGGCCTGGATGGGGATCGTCCTGGCGGGTGGCACGCCGCCAGCCCAGGGCGAGCCGATGATAAAAGTCGTGGCGTGATGCCACAATAACCATAAGGCGCCGGACATCACCGGCGCCATTTTTATGCCCTTGGGGAGATCAAGATGTCAGCTGAAGACCGCGCTCAGGAGATTGAGCTGCAGGAGTGGGAACGCAATAACAAGAGCCGGCCGGCGCCGGTGAAGTACCAGCCCGGCGACGCCGGCTACGGCCCGGCCGAGTGCGTGAACTGCGATGCGGAAATGCCCGCAGCGCGCCGCGGGCATGGGTTCGACGTGTGCGTCGCCTGCAAGACGGAAGCCGAGCTGGTCGGCAAGCGCTACGCCCGTTAGAGGTTCGCCGCCGGCACCTTCACGCAGCCGGCGGCAGCCGCCTCCCACCGCTTGCCGTACTGATCGGCGAGCTCGAAGTCCTGGCCCAGGATGGCCGCCGCCTTGGCATCATCCGGCTGCCCCTTTGCGTCGACCGGATAGTCGCCCTTCCCGGTTGCATACGCCGGCCTGGCCGGCGCCTCGCTGATGCAGGGATCCTTCACCTTCTTCTCGACCACCACCACTTCTGGCGCAGGCGCCTGCACGGGAGCCGCGCACCCGGCAATCACCAGGGTGCCCAGGCAGGCCGCCACGGCGATCGCGCACTGGGCCAGTAATTTCTTCAGCTCGCTCATCGCCGCATCTCCCAGTTACCGCGCAGCACCTCACCGCAGCTCGTCGACTGCTCAGCCAGTTTGGCCAGCTTGTCCATGCGGCCCTGGCTGAAGGTCGCCATCTCGGTCAGGTGCCGCTGGGCCTGGGCCTGCATGTCGTCGATTGCCTTGGCCTGGGCCTCGGCCACCGCCACGCCCTTGTTCTGCTCGGCGATCGCCAGCTTGAGCTCGGACACCTGGCCCTCCAGGCGCAGGATGGTAGCGTCTTTGTCCTGCAGCGCCTGGCCGTGGCCGGCATTGGCCTTCCACGTAGCAACGACGGCACCACCACCGGCAGCGCCGGCGAGCAGGAGGGCAGCTAAAACCGCCAGGCTGGCGGTTCGCAGGGAGATCATGGCAGAACCTCAAGGGTTAGCGGCGGGAAGATCGCGTGCTCGTCACGGCCTACCAGGTTGCTCTGGTACAGGACTGTATTGACGTAGGTGTAGGTGCCGGGCGGCAGGTTCGGCATGATGAAGCCGTACTTGCCCTGGCGGCACCCGGCCTCGCTATGGATGACGCCGCCTGGCAGGGGGAATAACAGGCCGATGTCATTGCGCAGTCCGGGATTGAACGATGTGCCGATGCTCTCGCTCGTGCAGATATTGCGGATGATGCCGACCACCTCGCCCGGACGGAACTGCTCCTGCGCTTCGCCGCGGACATTGACCACGCCGACGTTGGTCACGGTGTAGGGATTGCTGCCGGAGAGAACGACCCACCACCAGGTGCTGACCATGATGAAGAGTGCGAACAGCACCATGAGTGGGATAGCGATGTTGGCGGGGATTTGTCGTCTCATTTGATGATGACCTTCGCTAGCAGAGCGGCGAAGACAGAGGTCAGCGTCATGCCAGTCAGTCCGTATGCAATGATCCGCACCGGGATGAACTCGGCCTGCGTGACAAAACTCTTCATCCGCTCCTGGATGTGCTCGACCTGCCCCTGAAGGCGGACGATCTGGGTACCCATCTCCCGAAACTCTTTCTCATCGGATGCCATTACTACTGGTCTCGGTTGATTGGTGGGTGCATGGGCATCACAGCTTGCCCTCGCACATTTGCCGCTCGATAGCGCGGCGTTTGACGAGTCCGGGGAGAACCTTGCCGCCGGCCGACACCCACTGCGGGCGCCCGGCGGCATTCTCGTTGAATCGCTTGCAGGCCGTGATCGCGTCGCCAGCGTTGAACGCACGGGCGATCGAGCTCTTGCAGTAAGCGCCGACGCCAACGTTGAAGGCGAAGCTGCTGGCGGCGGCCAGCTGGTAGGTCTTGCCTTCCAGTGAAGGCGTGCAGCGCAGGACGCCCTGGGCGTGCTCGACCAGATCCTGATCCAGCAGCGCCTTGCACTGCTCAGCACTGTACGGCCGGCCCAGCACGGCGGTCTTGGTGTGACCCGTGCAGGCCGTGACGATGCCGATCGGATCGAGGTGACCCCGCAGGATAGTGCCTTCGAACATCGGCACGTAGGCGAGGAGGAGAGCAGCGGCGCCGGCGCCGACAGTGCCTTGCAGGGTGCGGGAACCGACTTTAGCCATTGTCGCTCACCTTTACCTGAGCGACGATGCGGGCCACGGATGCGCCGAGCGAGATAACGGCGGCCGCCACAACAAGGACAGGAGCCTTGCCCGTTGCCCAGTAAGTGAACCCAGCCTCGACGCTGGACACGAGCGCAGCCAAGAGCGAAAGCCTTACGCTCCAGAGGCGCGGAAACTGGCGTTTCCAGTCGTCGATAAATTGCATAAAAAACCCCAAGATTTGCGTCTTGGGGTAGTTTGCTGTCACGACACAGGCGGTCAGAGTTTGATGATCTTGTTCATCACGCCGGTCGGCTGGGTGATCGGATGAGCGGCGCCGGAGCCGTTGTTTTGCGTGCTGATCCCGGTGCCGGACGCATAGATACTGACGCCGGTGGCGGCGCCGTAGATGCTTACGCCGGTAGCGCTTGCAGTGACGTTGGCGTTGAAAATTCGGTTCGCTGTGCCCTGCGCGTTACCTGGTGACCCGGTCGTCGTATCAGCCGTGTCGGTAGTTGTGATCGAGTGGGTGTGCCCAGGGTCATATACGCTGTGCGTGTGGGTTGGGTCATAGACGCTATGACTGTGCCCAGGATCAGTGACGGCATGGTTGTGCTGCGGCATTTGCGCAGCTGTCAGTGTGTGCGCTTGCGCGCCACCAACGGCCCCCAGGGCAGCCCCATTAACCCCGCCGCCGGCTGTCGTTAAGCGCCCAGCAGCTGTGCCGCCCATGCTGTCCCAGCCAGCGAACACACGGCCACGGCCATCGGGCACGAGCGGGTCGTTGTTGCCATTCTTACCGTGCGGGAAGCCGGCGTCGATGAGCTTTTTCCGAAGGGCCGCGGTCTCAGGTACGCCCGCTACCAGTGCCTGCCCGTAACACATAGCCCAGGCCGAACTCGGCGGCGTTGGAAGGGCATAGTCGAGGACGACACCAGTCATGTCGCCCCAAAAGTCGAGTAGTTTGCTCACACGCCTCCCTGACGACGCACGATGGTAATGACCATTGGCGCCGAATAACTCTGGGTGAGAGTGAAGCGGGTCATTACTGCAGGATCCCGCGTCCACTGGTTCTTGTTCAGGCGAACGCCTTCAATGAAGACGGTACAGCCAGTCGTATCGGTCAGACTATTGAGGTTGACCACGGTCTGGTCAGCGGCCAGCGTCTGCACCTCCTCAGCATCCTCCCGCAGGGTCATGATGTTCGATGCATTTTCCTTGATCGCATCGACCAGCTCCTGAATGCTCGACAGGGCCGGGTCGTCGGACGCCAGCAACTCGTCCAGCGAGGTGAAGGCCTCCCGCAACCTGGCGACGTCGTCGTCCAGGTAGTTGTCGGCGTGCGGCAGCGGAAGCTGTAGCGCAGGAGTGCGATCGTCGATCATCAGGTCACACTCGCACGCAGGTTACGGACGATCGGCCGGGCGGCGTTGGTGCCATTGAGAACCAGCTTGATCTTGCAGTTGGCCTTGTTGAAGTCGACCTTCTTGAATCGATACTCATACAGCCCGTCGCCAATGGGAAGCGCAACGCCGTCCTGGGGGATCGTCTCCCATGTGTCGCCAGCCCCGGTGCCGGACAAAGAAACCGCAACGGTCGAGCCAGAAGGCAGGTAGGCGTCGAAGATCACCATGACATCGCTATCAGGCGCGCCAGCTGGGAACGCCCTCGACACATAGTCAGCCGTGGTTTGGACGGTGCCCAGCGCGAGCACCGTGCCCGGGAATACCGTAGTCGACACATGCTCGCTCGCGGACAGCCGGGCTTTCACGCCAATATTGCCGGTCACGGCGGGAATGAACGTCACCTTCTGGCTGTCACCCGTGGTGATCACGGTGCCGTCAGGCAGCTCCAGGTCGATACTGAAGGTGGTCTCGCTGGTCGGGGTGTCAGGCGCGGACAGCACGAGTGCGTCGGTATGCCCGCTGGCAGCTACGGTACCAAGATCAACGACACGCTGGGCCTGGGTGTACTTGGCCGCCAGCAAACGGAAGGTCATGTCACGGTCTTGGTGCGCCGTCCATGTCGAGTTGTTCGACGAGGAGAAGAGCACACCAACGTTGGACGCCTGGCTGGTGACCCAGCGCTGACTCGAAAGCGACCATTTGCCAAGCTCGGCGATCCCAATCGAGGACACTGCGTCATCACACATGACGACGATGCAGTATTCGACATTCGGCAGCAGGGTTACCGGGGTCTGGAACAGCCAGCGGTTCCACGCACCGGCGGTGATGCCGGAGGGATGAAGACTGGCCTCTGCCAAGATGGTCTGGGCCGGATAGCCGTTCGAGGTCTCGCGGATATGCACGACGATCGGCGTCGTACCCTTCGCTTCGACGTAGAGGTCGAGCCCGGCGACCTGGCGCAGGCTGTCGAGATAGAAGGTTTGGGCGAGCGGGTCGTAATAGCGGGTGGTCGAGTTGACCACCTTCTGCATCACGTTCTCAACGAAAGTGCCCTGACCGAAGAACGAGGCACTGGCGTGGCTGCCGCCGGAGCCCTTGAATTCAACCCGCTTCGAGCCAGCAGATACGTTGGCCGGGATAGTGAATTGCCCGGTGACTACACCTTGTGGATTTGCAGTGAGAGCCATGAAGGTTCCTTAAACCGGAGTCACAGGGATGCCATCGAACGTGACGCTGGTGAGCGTTTCGCCCGGGCCAAAGCCGGTGATAGTGAAGTTGATCGGGATCTGTCGCAGGTAAGCGATCGCCGTCGATTTGCTCGAGACCAAATTGGTGTTCTGGCTGGTCACCACATAGGTCGGGCCTCGGCCGCTCCCCTGGGCGTAGTGATAGCCCGGGTCGTAGGCAATGAACTTCTGCGTGACGTCGCTGAGCCACTGCGTGCTGGTCTCAGTCCACCGATCCACGGAAGGATTCAGCGTAACTGGCGCTGCAGGCACGTCGAACGCCATGTAGGGGTTGACCTTCATGGTACCGGTGCGCTCAGCCTGGTCGATGACCACCTCGATCTCGAAGGCGCACTTCTGCGGCGTCTCGATGTCGCTGCCGACAGAGCGAACGGCAGGGATAATCGGCAGGGTGAGTACGCCGCTGCTGATCGCGGCGGTCTGCGCGACACCGATGTCACGGTGGTTATCGTTCAGGAATGGGTCGGAGAAGATCCCCTTCTTGGCCGCCGCCTCGCGGGTAGACACATCCGAGATCAGCAGCTGCTGCGCCACGAGATCCGTCAGTTGATCCATGCGGGTGAACATGGTTTCGATCTCGCGCATGGAGACCGTGCGCACACCATCATTGTTGACGACGGTGGTATCGTCCCAGTTCTGCTGAACCTGGGCCAGGGCGATCATCGTGGACGGGACGGACGGCCGCACCGGGTTGTAGTCGGTCGACACGCCCTGCACCCACACGAACTGGCCGCTGTCATCGATGCACAGGCGATCGATCCGGGGCAGCATGCAGTTGTATGTGGTCAGGATCAGGCTGCCGACCACGGCGCCGGCCACGTCAAAGCCTTTGGCGGTCAGATTCTGCGGCTGGGCAGTCGAAATGTGTCGGTATACGACCTGGTAGGTCGAGCCCGGGGCGGGCTCATTGCCAGCCGGCGACCAGTCTACGGTCTGCCCGGTCAGCACATAGTCGGCGCCCTCCACAAAGGTGGTGCCGCCCTGGGTGACACTCATGATCTGCACGACAGACGTGTCAGGCAGCGGGTCGGCACCGCCAGAGAAGCTGGCGTGCGTCATCGTAGCGGACGACTGCTCGGTGATGCGCACCTGAACGACATCGCGCGCCGGCGGGCGGGCAAAGGTTACGTGCTGCAGCGTTGCAGACGTGGACGTGGTCGGCTCGCTGTCGATCAATTTGATGACTGGTTCGGTCTGATACACCAGGCGCCGCGAGTTGGTCAGGTTGACGCCGAAGCCGTTCACGCGCGCCCGGCCGTCATCCACGGTGTACACCTGGTTCGTGCCTTCATCGGACAGGCGTCGCACCAGCATGCCCTCGACCACGTAGTTCGAGCCAGAGCTGTCGATGTCGTAGCGGGCGATTGCCTGGCTCACGGCATCCAGAACAGGCGGCGCCTCCTTGGCGCGGAGCTGGCCATCGTCGACGTAGTAGATCGGGTAGAACTCTGCGTCATCGCGCTCTCCCTGGATGCCCCAGATCGGCACGACCTTGAGGCGGGCTGCGCCCGGCTCTCCATAGGCGCGGACGTCCGTGGCTGGCTCGGCGAGCTCAGGGTCTTCCTGTTCGGTGACGATCGACTCAAGCAGATAGATACCGATGACCACAGTTCCCGTCAGCGGGATCGTAAAGTTTGCCGGCGGCACACCGCGCACCTGGCCATCCAGGTAGATGGCTCCAGACTCGGCGATCACAGCACCGGTGACGCTGTCCACGATCACGCGAGCATCGCGCACGATGTCGCCGTCCTTGAAGAGCGCGTCGCCCATCATCCGGTGGCGCTGCGCCGAGCAGGCCTGAATCTCGTTCAGCTCAGCCGACTGCAGCACGTTGCCCGCACGAAACAGGTGCTCTTCGTACTGTTTGGCCGGGTTGTAGCGGTTGTAATAGTTGTCCAGCTCGATATCAGCCATGGAATCAGAACTCGATCACGTAGGTGAATTTCTGCTTGGTGTTCGACTGACGAGTGAACCGAGCCACGCGCTCAACGACCACAAGGCGACCAGGGTTGTCGATCTGATCAGGGGTCAGGTAGATGGTGCCAGCAGGCACGCCAGTGGCGAGGGTCGTGCCGATGAACACACCCAGCTCGCGGATATCCTCGCCGATTGCGTGGTTGTAGGCGAACTCGAAGGTCAGCAGCAGGTATTTGGTCGGCGTCGCACTGACGTTGAAACGACCTTCGGGGAGGTCGATGGTGCCGCTTGCGTTGGGCACCGCGTACTGGATGGCAGTTGCCTTCAGGCGACCGACCTCGGCAACGAGGCTGGTTTCGTTCGGGCCAGCCTGCACAGGGGTCGTATCCCATGCAACACTGCCATTGCCCCAGGCCATATGCAGCGGCTGTTCTGACATGTAGGCGGCGACAGCGACGCGACCCTGTTCGGTGAGAATTGCCACCATTGAACCCTCGTAAATTCGTGTTGCCACCATTGTCGCGTCACGACGGGATCACGCGGTCTCTGTATCCATCCTGCCGGCAGACCTGCGCGGCGATGCGGAGCCGCGGGCACGCCATGTCTCGCGCGACCATGTCCTGCCTGCTGACCAGTGGTTGATGTTGGTGGGTAGACGGAACTCTTCGGCAATGCCGGGGGGCTCTTGAGCTGCAGGCAGATCGCCGTGAACATAGATGGGGAACAGCTCGTCCAAGATGACCATGGCCACGATGCCGGCGACACCTCCGGCTACGAGGATTCCTCCCTCGCTCTCCGTCTTTACTCGCCAGTTGCGGATCTGCTGGGCGTTACCGAGCTGCATCCAGTCCAGGCGCGCCTCGTCAAGGGTGCGCACCAAGGCGCCGAAGAGCTCGGTGATACCGAACGTCACCGTACCGTCGAGCCTCCCGTCAATGAACTCGTCGATCTCGGCCTGCGGGGGCAAAATGATCACCCCGGCGGCGCGGTTGCGATCGATCACCCGAAGCACTTCGCCCCAGTCGAAGAGCTCATTGGCCACTGGCTGGATATAGCCGTATCGCCACCTAGCATCATCGACCAGGTGGTCTGAACCAGATAGGCGAGACACATCCAGGCGGAACATGTTTTCCCAGGTTTCCCGGATGACGACCTTCTTCCCGGTCAGCTCGAGAACAGCCTTCTCGATCGCGTACTTGTTGACGCGAAGCCGGAAGGCCTCGGCCGGTATGCGCCCCTGGTAGCGACTGTCCGGCTCTCCGTCGTCACGAGGAACGCCGTAAAGGCTACCCCAGTAGTCCAGCCACTCGCCCTCGGCTGTGGGGATGATCATTTGTTTCAGGGCCTCGCCGACCTGGCGCCTGGCCTCGCGTAATTCGGGCGTGAAGGCCGAATAGATCGACCATAGCAGAGAGCGGAAACCCATGAGCTGGTCGCCGTTGGACACGCTCTGAGAGCCACTGCCCGTAATGAGCACCCGGGCCGACAGGCCGAACAGGTAGGAGGACATCTCTGTGACGGCAAAGCCGTCCGCTTTCAGCCGCAGGATCAGCGAACCGATCGTGTAGGTCGAGAGGTCGTAGGTGAAACTGCGAGATGGATGCGCAGCGATCAACACGTCATTGGACACGCTCCACGACGCGCCATCAGGGTGTCGCAGTCGAAACGCCCGAACTGCGTCTGGCTGCTTATCGAATACAGCGCTGTGCGGGTGGCGGAGGAGCTTCTGCAACATGTTCATATGGCGTAGATCGTCAGCGCGCCTGGCACCAACGCCTCATTCTGCTCGCAGGTGATGTTCGAGGTCGCCGATAATGCCAGCTCCGCCACGTTTGGCGTCCCGATCAAGATCGCTCGCAGGTTGTCGATCAGCAGCGTGTCACCAGGCTGCACGTTGCGGATGGCGTTGGCGTAGGAGTCAGAGATCGTCTGCTGCACCGCAGCCGTCAGGGCATACCCAGACCGCATGCGTACCCCAATGCCCATGGGGATCGATCTCTCAACCATAGGGAGGACGTCGACGCGGATCCCGCCAGCACGAAATCCCGCCACCAGCGGGGTGCCGGTTTCCGGGTCTGCCTGCCCATCGATCAGGCGCTGCCCATCGGCCAGCAGGCCTTCGGACGGGACACCGACCGAGGAGTAAAGGTAGATACGGACGTAACCTGCGGTTTCCCGAATACCGGATCTGGTGACGTACTCATAGATGTTGCCAGTCTCGTCACGCGCGGCGGCCTGTTTTGCAGCGTAGAGGCAGGACAGGACGGTGCCGCGGCTGAGCGATGCGACGAATTCGGCGAAGCGGGCCGACCGCTCATCATCGGTCTCTGCGTCGGTGCCATTGGTGATGGCCTGATTGCTGATGGTGTAGCCGGCACCAAAGAAGGCGGAGCTGGTGATCAGGCCAGCTGCGATATTGTAGGCCAGGCCGGCCGCAGCAGCGATGACAGGGACGATCACCATGGACTGGCCTGCCGCCCAGGTCACGGCGACGGAGCTCAGGTATTCGCGCCCGTCCGTAGATGTGAAGCTGGTTCCGACTGGCACGACGATATCTGCCGCCGGTGGAGTCGCAGCCGATACGCTGACAAAGCCGTGTGCGTAGGCTGCTGGCAGAGTGTCAAACCCGAACGACTGGAATGTCGCCACCGGGATCGCCTCGCGCAGACCAAGGAACATCTGCAGGTACAGCTCTTCCATCTCGACCGCAGGGCCTTCCACGATGGTGCGGGCCACCGAGCCTGGCTGGTAGTCGGTCACCTTCGAGGTAACGCCACGCATGTGGTTGATGATGGCGGCGGTGATGGACGCGAAGTCCTTGATCTGGAAAGCCACGTAAAATGCCCGCATCTAGTGATGCGGGCAGTATGGGGTCACGACTCAAACGTCCGCCCGGTACTTGGGCATTGCGCAAGTAGTCAGGCGATCTCTAGAAGTTTGCCCAGGCGTCTCCGTTTTGCCAGACAAAGCGAGCCGTTGCCCCGGAAGTCAAAGGCATACCGGCGTTAGTGCCATTCCCGAGGATACGCTCATTTGGCGCTGGGTAGACCGTAATCGTTGAAGCGGTTCGATTCTGGACAGTAATGGGGCTGTATCTAGCCTTGGTGTCGGCGCTTGGTAAGCGAACCCCATTACCCGCTCCGCCGGACAGCACGAGACAATATTCTCTCGTGATAGGCGTTGCCGTTGCTTGGTTCGTGCCAGCCGCCGCCATAGTGGTATCGACAAGCGGATTGGTACGGAACTCAAGATGGCCGGCAGTGTTTGTTCCGCGACGAACAGAAAACGCGGGTGCAGCAGAATTATTACAAATGTTTCCGTTGCTTGTGCAGCCATCGATGGTCACTGCATCAACATATTGGCCAAGAACAATAGGCCAGTGATCATTTGCAGGGATCACCTGAGACTGATCGAGATGGAAGTGAGCGGAAATTCGGATGGTTGCGCCACCCGTAATGTCTAGCTCTGGAGAGCCATTCATCTCGAAATAAAGTTTTTCGAAAGTGCCGGTATTTGCACCGCCACGGAAGAAGGGGCCATCGGAGTTTTCGTAGAGCCCACTCATGCGAATGACGTTAACAAATTGATCGAAAATGAAGCCGCTTCCGCTGATCTCGAAATTTACGTCCTGAATGTTGACGTCGTAGCCGTAAGTCGCATTAAGGAATATGCCTTGATGACGGCGCATCAGGTTCTTGCCGGTAAAGGCCCAGCTCTGAATATAGTCTGCTGACTGCAAGCACTTTATATTGCGCCATTGGCAGCTCTCAAAGGTCAGGCGGAGAAATTTGTCACTCACGACATACGCATTCAACGCACGGTCAGAAGCCTCAAACCTTATTTTGTCGAAGTGCAGGTACTCGGAGGAAGGTGACTTCAGAGCGCCGAAAGATCCATATGGGAGACGACTTGAGAACAGCGTGATCGCCGTATTCACGTAGAACCCGCCGCCGTTCACGCCGATTAAGTAGAATTCACCCGCAGACGCATCGACCGGGTTGTCAACCATAAGCGTGGCGGCGATACGATACCGTTCCGAAATGACGAGCGATTTTGCAGGCGTGAAACTTAGACAGTAATCAATCGCCTTCTGAATAGCAGCTGTATTGTCCGCAGAAATCCCCGGAACGGCGCCGAACATTCTAGCCGTTATTACACTTGGAACTTCCCACTTCCATCTTTTCCCATCGTTGGAAACGACTAGGTACGGAAATGATTCCGCAGAAGAGTCGTCTTCTTCGTCCAAGTTATAGACGACCCCGTTCAGAATGGCGGCTCTGGCACCAGTCAAACTTTTCAACTCGCCAAGCGATGAAACAATCCTGTCAACTGAGCTACTAGCCTGAGTTGCTGCAGCCAATGCCTTGCCAACGCTCCCGGCTGGGTAACTGATGCTGCTATCGAATGGCACCATTCCAGCACCATCATTGGCAACCACACTGCTCGCCTTCTGGTTGGCGGCGGCAGCGGCCTGGCCGGCAGCTGTCGCCTTCTGATCAGCCGTAGCCGCAGCCTGCCCCGCAGTATCAGCTTTCTGGCTAGCATTTTGCGCCGCCTGCTGCGCCTGGTTGGCGACCTGTGCGGCCGTGCTGGCGGAAGCTCGCGCCTGCTGGGCCGACTCGGCAGCAGCAGTTACTTGGCCAGTTGCAGCCGCCACAGATTGCTCTGCGGCCTGAGCGCTCCGTTCGGCAGCTTCTGCCGCAGCCGTGGCTACGTTGACTTGGTTGGCCGCCACGTTGGCGCTCTCTGCCGCACTGACAGCACTCACACGCGCCTGCTCTGCCGATGCAGCTGCAGCGGTCGTCACCGCGCCGACGTGCTCGCCGATCTGCCTGAACAGCTCGTGCACGGTAGGCACCTCGCCTGATTCAGTCGGCACTGTCTCGCCCTCCGGCCCATGGACGATGTTATTCAGCGTGCTGGTGTCGGACTCAAGACGCACCAGCGATGCCTCGATGCGTTCGTTGGGGGTGTCGCTCATGGGTTAAACCTCAGCCTTGGCGGCAAAGTGAAGTGGACGAATTCATGAAGCAGGTCGACATGCATGCCGAATTCCTGCTCCGGGGTTGGGTCTTCAGTGGCGAAGTTCGGCTCATCGCTGCCGACGTCGATCACGTCGCCGGCAATCGTCTCGACGCGCGCCGTCACGCGCACCTGATCTCCAGAGACATCAGCGATGGAGCTTTTGACGGTATTGACACGGTAGTCAGCCGCCAGGGTGGCGCGGACGTACTCGGAGCCCAGCGTGGAGGCCAGCGGGCCGTTGGCTGTGCCATGCAGGCGCCAGACCAGGCAGCCGTATTGGGAATGCCGCTTCTGCTGCCCGCGTGGCGTGATGATCGCGTGACGGAGCTGCTGGACGAGGTTGTCGGCGCCAGACACGGCTGCGATGTCTCCATCCGCGTCGGCTGCCATTCTGCGCCCCCACATGCCGCAATCACGGCCGAAGGTTTGCTCGACACTGTCATCGTCGCCCAGGAATCTGCCCGCCGGGGCCGGAACACGGATAAACGTGCCGTTGAGCAGGACGCGCTGGCTTGCTGCGCTCTCGTCGTCCGTGAGGTAGGGCGGCAGCAGATCGTTGAGCCAGACCAGCTCAGGCCATCTGTTGGCGTCACCAAGCTCACGGGTGGCGACAGTGCCCAGGTCGTCGCCATGGTGCGTCTGCACCAGGCGAAATGGCGGCAGCTCGCGCTCGAACTCGCTCATTGGTTCACCACGGTGCCGGCGTTGATGTTGTCGAGGTGCCGACCGATCTCTGCCAGTGGGATAGGCGCCAGAACGGGGTCACTACGATTCACGCTGGACACGCTGGAAAGCGCCGCACTGTTCAGTTCGATCGGCAGCTTTTCCTCCTGCATGAGCGCGAAAGCGTTCATGTTGGTGTAAGCGCTCATCGAACGGCCGCCCGTGGTCGAGGAACAGTTCGAAGCGCCGTACAGCCCATCGTACTCCTGGTAGGTCTTGCGCGGGCGCAGCGAGTTGCGCAGGATGCACAGCGCCTCGTTGTAGGCGGCACCGACCCTGGATATCGCAGCGCGAAGATGGGCCGGCAGATTGGATATGGACGAAATCGTCCGGAACACATTGATCCCGACCTGGGCCATGTCGCCGGCAATGCCGATCAGGCGGTTGGCGACGCCACTCACCCCGTTGCGGACGGCCCCGACCGCCGTGCTGACTGCTCCAAGCACGGAAGCCGAGATGTCGACGAAAGTCTTCACCGTGGCAGCGATCGGGGCCAAGGCCTTGTCGACGAAGCCGAGCGCCGAGCTGACCCAGCCCTGCACGCTCAGGGCGAAGTCCCAGAGCCGGCCGAGCACGCCGCCGAGGGCATCAAGGCCGGCCGGAATGTTCCCCAGGAACGGCAGGATGCGCAGAGGGTTATCGATGTCTGTCGAAATGGCCTGCAGGGCGATGTTGTACTGGAAGAGGAGCGGCCGGTTACGCGAGCGGCGCAGCGTGAAGCTCATGGGCGCCACGTTCCAGCAGAACCCATCGAGCATGTCGACGAACAGGAGCTTGACGGAGGCCGGATCGGTGCCGATCTCGATCGCGGCCTGCTTGGCTGCGTGATAGGCCGGCATGACCGTGTCGTGCAGGGTCAAGAAATGCTCTGCGCCATCCTCACCGCTCGAGCCGCCCTTCCGCCACCCGGTGTGGCCGCTGATCGTGCACGAAGGCAGGCCAGCCCCGAAGTTATCGGCCCACCCCTGGGTGGTGCGGCCAAGCGTCTGGGTTACAGCGATCCGGGACGGCTCATTGCGCTGCAGATCCTCTGGCCTGATCTTCAGGGATACGGGCGAGCCGAGGCTTCCGCCGTTGTTGAGCACGAAGGCTATCGGGCGGATGCCGGCACGCTGATCGGTAGGCGGGGCTGTTGGTAGCATGCCACCAGTATGAGGTCACGACGCTAGCCGCCGGCGAAGACGTTGCCGCTCCCGGTTGCCGCGTGCCCGCAGCTGGCCTGGTCGCCGGCGCGGCAAACCGGTATCCCGCAGGCGAAGACCGTCGAGCTGTGCCCGACCATCACCGGTGCCGCCGAGTGTGGCGGGAACGGCGGATGGGGCGCAACATCTGCGCCCTGGACAGCGCATGGCGCCCCATTGATGAAGACCGTGGGCGCCAGGTTGCCGATAATGGTACCGCCGGCCGCGTCGACGCCAACGCGAGAGATGCCTGGCATGATCAGCCCTCGTTGAGGCGCACGTTGGCGCCGTTGATCTTGGCGTCGCCAGAAGCCTTCACCAGGAACTCGCCCTCGGTCTCCATCGAGATGTTGCCCTTCGCCTTCATGGCGATCGCGCCCTCGGCCTCGATGGTGAAGTCCTTCTCCAGCTTGAAGGTGACGGCGCCATCAGGGGTCATGGTCAGCACCACGGCGTTGCCGGCCAGGCCGATGCGGACGTTGACCTTGCGGCTGGTGTTGCGATCAGCTTTCGCGTTGCCGTCCGCGTTCTGGCCGGCAGTGTCCTCGGCGTCCGGCGCCTCGCCGATGCGGATGTAGGTGCCGCTGGGGTGCTGGAACTGCACGTTGGCGTCGCCGTCGATCGACCATTGGACATCGGACTGGTGCCGGCCGACCAGGCGCTTGGGATCCTTCGACAGCATCTGGTTGACCTGCGGGTACAGGAACCCGCTGACCACCGGCTGCTTGTTGATGACGTCGACGACGGCGATCTGATCCTGACCCGTGCGCTGGGAGATATCCCACTTGTTGGCCTTCTCCGGCACCGCCGGCAGGTCGACCGTGCCCGATCGGCTGCTGCCGTTCATGGTCATGACCTGCACGCCGACCATGCGCTCGCCGGTATCGGCCATGACCAAGTCGACGGAATGGTCTTCAGGGTGGGTGGCAACGACCACCGCCAAGCGCTTACTCATGGGAATCCCAGCCTGCGGGCCTGCTCGGCCAGCCATGGTGAATTGATGCCGCCCTCGGCGGATGTACGGTTTACGAAGCCCTCGCCACGCTCGAACTGGATCGTGGCCGTGTAGCCCTGGAACGGCAGGAACTCGTCGATGAGGGTTACGACATAGGCGTTCGCCTCGGTGGTGCCGAGCGTGAGCACGGCGTAGTCGCCAGCGCGCAGCGGCCCACTGCCGTCCCGGCGCATCAGGCCGCCCTTGATCCGGGCCATGCCCCGCTCGAGCACCACGTTGTCGCGGTTCATCTCGACCATCAGCCGGCGGCGCTTCTCGATCCAGGACTCGATCTCGGACGATCGCTTGTCTTGCTGCTCTTCCGGCAGGCCGCTGGTCTCGTTGGTGATCCCGTCGCCACCCTGCTGGGTCTCGGCGTACATGGGGCGCACACCGTAGTATTTGACGGCCGAGTTCGGGTATTCCTTCAAGTTGACGGTGTCATCGGAGGATTTGATGGCCGACAGCTTGCGGTACAGGTCGTCCACCAGGTCGTACTTGCTGTTGTTGACCCAGTAGAAGTTGGCCACGTTCGCGTCTGAGCGCGCTGTAGAGACGCTGGCGATGTAGTCGTCCGGCACCGTGACATAGACCGGCTCCGGCGCATCATCCTGGATCTTCCGGCTCTTCGCCCCCTTCGGCTTGGTCAGGTGCATGGCCGGGATCGGGCGATAGACCACGTGCACGCCGTCCTCGCGATCCTCGGTGTAGAGCTCGTTCCACACGCCCACGTCGCCGTAGAACTTCAGGATGTCGTAGATCGAGCCCTGCATGTTCTGGTAGCTGTTGTTCACCACACCGTGCTTGACCGCGATGCTGTCGCCGGTCTGCAGCTCTTTGGGCATGGGCGAGTTCTTCGGCATGAATTTGGTGATGTGCGGGTTGATCACCTTCTTGATCATCTGCCGCACGAACTCAGGCGCCGACAGCACGTTCTTGGCATCGACGCCGAACATGTCCCAGAGGTTGAAGCTGGTCAGCAGCGCCTGGCCCTCGGCATAGGCGGCCAGGTAGATCACCTGGAAGGTCTGCCAGATTTTCCCGTAGTCCTGCCCGCTGATCACCACCTGGCGCACCGGCTTGCCGTCGCCGGACATGCTCTGCATGCGCTGCACTTCCGATACGAAGCCGCGCATCTTGATCGGCAGCACCGCCGGGCGTGGGCCGACGCCGCCCCACATGCGGATCTCGACCACGTCCATTGGCTCGACCAGGCCATAGATCGACTCGATAGCCTGGGTCGGCACGCAGAGCATCTGCTGCACCTCGGCCAGAACAGATCCCTGCGGCCGGTCGGCGAAGGTGACGCTGAAGGCGCCTGCGGGCTCGCGCACGCTCTTGCTGGTCACCACGCTCGATCCCTCACCCAGGAACGGGGTCAGGTCGATGTACTCGTCCTTGCCCTGGTACCGGGTGGAGACGGCTGTCTGGCCATCCACCGTCGTGCGGCTGATCGTCTTGTACAGGCGCACGCTGATTTGCGGCTGCGCGTCTTGGATATGCGGCATTCTGACCCCTTAGCCGGTGGTGCCGAACGGACTGGCCGGACGGATGGTGGTCGCCAGCATCTGCGTTGGCGCCACTGGCTGACCGGCTGCGTTCTTGTGGATGACCTCAATCGGCGGCGCATCGAGGATGAAGCGCTGGTCTCGGCCGCCGGCAGCAGGGGCGCCGTCAGGCAGCGGCGTGCCCTGGCTCGCAGCGTTGCGCTCCATGTGGCCGCGGATGGCCGGCACGTAGTTGCGCGTCTCGCTGTTGTTCCAGCGGCTGCGGCGCGGGCCGGCGTTGTAGGCGCGCAGGGCATCGTCCCAGTTGCCGAACTGCTGATAGAGCTCGCGCATCAGCTCCTTCTGCATGAAGGCGGCGTCCTGCGGGTCGAACGAGTCGAACTTGCGACCGAACTTGCGCTCCATGCCTGCCTTCGTCTCCGGCATGAACTGGGCAGCGCCCTCGGCGCCCGCGTGGCTGACAGCGCCCGCGTGGAATCGGCTTTCCTGCTGCATCTGCGCCCACAGCAGGCCTTCAGGCGCACCGATCTCCTTCTCGTAGCCGGCGACCATCGCCCGGTACGCCGGGTCGTAGGCCAGCTTGCCAAGCCCCTTGGGCATCACGCCACCACCGGCGCCGGCTGGGTATGCAGCCGATCCCGTGCCGCGCCGGCCGCTGCCGTTGACGAACCGCTGGCCAGGGCCACCAGACGAATAGCTGGCCGGCTCCGGCAGCAGCTTGCGGGTCTCGTCGTCGCGCATCGCCTTGACGCGCTCGCTCAGCATATCGTTCTCCTCGGCCAGCAGGTCGGCCTGCTCCTGCTTGAGGCGATCGATCTCCTCGTTGGCCGCCTTCTGGATCTCGCGGGAGCGTTCGATGGTGCTGTAGTCGGCCGGGTTCTCGCCCATGCGGGCATCGAAGATTTTCTTGCCCTGCTCGTCGATCAGCGCGCCGTACTTGCCCTTGATAGCCTGCGCCCGGCCGTTCGAGTCGGCCCGCATGACGCCTTCCTGGATGTCGGCCGCGGACTTCTCGCCCTTGCCGGCGATGTACATGATCCCGTGGCGCATCTCCTGGGTGAGCGGGATCAGCTTGTCGGCGATCGACGTCTTGATGTTATCGATGGCGTTCTTGCTGTCCCGGATGTCCTTGCCCTGCGTCTGCTCCTGGTCGCGGCTGGCCACCAGGCGGGTCAGCAGCTCCTTCTGGGCCGAGATGTTGTTCCCGCCCATGACCTGGTCGAGCTGGCGTTGCTCGTCGGCGGACAGGGCACCGGCACCGGTGCGGGAGCGCAGGCTGCTGGCAATGCCGGCCCGGTCAGCGTCCGAGCCGAACATCACCTTGGACAGGGACGAGATGCCGCCAGCATTCAGGTCGCTCAGCTTCACACCAGCTGCAGACAGGCGACGCTCCATCTCGCCAGCCTGGTTCGGGTTGATCATGTGCAGGGCGCCGGCCTGGGCCATGCTGACGCCCAGGTGGTTGGCCGTCGCATGCAGCATCATGCCGCCGTTGCTGCCGTACTGCTGCTTCAGGCCGGCCAGCGATTCTTCCAGAAAGGTGGACTGCCCGCGGGGGCCACGGATGCCAAAGCGGCTCGCCATGCTGCCCGGGCCGAAGGTGCTGTCGAGGGTGGAGAATGCGCCACCCTCACGCCAAAGCTGCATCTGGAACGGGTCGAGGCCATGCCGCGCGCCGATGGTCTGGGTAAAGAACTGGCTTGCCTCGCCCTTGGCGCCGCCGCCGGCCAGCGTGGCATTCACCCGGGCCAGCAGCCCGGCCGTGCCGGCAGGGTCAAGGCCCGGGATGCCCGAACCAGTCAGGGCCGAGAACATGCCGGCATAGCCGCCCACGTTCGCCCCCAGGCTCGCCCGGGTCTGCTGGGTCGCGTAGCCGGCGATCGCGTCCATCACCTCGTCGGCCTTGGCGAAGGCGTTCGAGCGGGCGATGGTCTCGCCGATGATCAGCGCGAACTTGCGGCTGTCCTGTTCGCTGCTGGTCAGGCGCATGCCGCGCATGGTGCCGAGCGCGCCGACGCCCTGGCTTGGGTCGAGGCCGTAGGCGCGGGACAGGCCGACGCCGGTCTGCAGCTCGCTGCCGAGCGTCTTGTACTGGTCGGCCGTCAGGTTGCCCAGCTTGGCAAACTGGGTGCCCAGCTGCGCGGCCTCGGTGAAGGTCACCTTCACGTTGTCGGCCGAGCTCTCCAGCACGCTCTTCAGGGCGCCGAACGACACATTGACGTCGCCCAGGCTGCGCTTCAGCCGGTCATAGGCGACAGCGTTGTCCTCGGCGACGCCCATCTTCTCGGTGGCGGCGCCGACGAGCTTGCCCAGGCCAAGGGCGCCCAGGCCGCCGAGCAGGCCCATCAGGCCGGCGCCGGCACCCATCGACAGGCCGGTCGACAGCGAGCCGGCAGCAACGCCGCCAGCCGGGCCGAGGCCGCGCAGGCCACCACCGATGATCGCGGCGCCGACACCTGGCTGACGACGGGTCGGTGGCTCAGGGGCACGAGTCGGCGGCTGGCTCGAGGAGCCTCCCGGGCGCCGGGATGGCGAGACAGGGGAATGCGCGTCCTCGAAAGATGCGCCCATGAAGACCACCGCCTCGCGCATGCGGCGCAGGCGGGTGCTCTCGTTGAGGTACATCTTCGACCAGTCGGCCTCGAACGGGTTCTTGCCCTCCTGGCCGCTCTTCTTCATCCGCGCGCTGAGTTCGCCCTGGATGCGCAGCAGCTGCTGGGACTGCTTCGTGAAGTAGTCCAGATCCTGCTTGCTCTTCAGCGTGATCGGCTCGAACCGCTGGTTGCTGGCCTTTGCGACTGCCTTGCCGATCGCCTCGAACTGGCGATTGACCTGCGCGATGCGCTTCTCAATGTCGCCAGAATCGAAACTGGCCTCAACAGGGATTTTGATGCTCATTTGCTCAGGTTTTCCCAGGCGTTAGGGTCGTTTTCCAGCTTGGCCAGCTCAGCTTCCATGTCGAAGTCTTCGTCTTCCACCTCGTCACCGGCTTTCGGGTCGTCGTGGTAGATGTGAGCCCAGTAGTCGGTGGTCATTTCTTCCAGCGTGCATTCCAGGAACCTTGGGTCGGTGCTGGTCAGGTTGTATTTGCGCCTGAACCAGAACTCGATCGTCTTGGCCCTCTCCTTGCCGTTACGCTTCGCCGCCTTGTGCAGGTTTGCGTCGAAAAGACCGCTCCTTGTCGCGAAAGGCTTCGTGCACCTTCGCGAGCTTGGAGTAGGTGTCCTCGTCGAGCGGGTCGACGTCCATCAGATCCTTGATCGGGTTGCCGTCGATATCGGCCAGCCAGCCTTCTGGGGCCTCGACCATCAGCGTGCGCATATCCGACAGCCAGCCACCGATCTGGGCCAGCCAGGCGGTTGGCTCCACGCCGTCGATGTACCGGGCGAACTCCCGCTGGATCACGATCTCGTCGCGCATCGTGCGCCGGGCGAAAATGAACGTGCCGAGGCCTTCGACCTCGACGGGGAAATCTGTCTTCTGCGGCTCACGAGCCATGGTCATTCTCCTGATAAAGAAAAGCCGCCCAGCCGGTCGGGTGGGCGGCGGTTACAGCTATTGTGGCGTCACGCCGCGCTGCCGGTCACGTCCAGGGCCATGAACTGGCCAGATTGCATGACGATGGCGTGCTTGCTGACTTCCAGGTCGCCGGATGCGTAGGTACAGCCGATGTACTTGCGCAGCAGGGCACCGTCGTCCTTGGAGTAGACTTCGATGTCGCAGACCAGGCCGAGCAGCGCGGTCTCGCCATTCTCGGTGGCGACGCCGGCCTCCAGCATGGCGCCGCGGTTGAGCAGCATCGCGCTCACGCTCAGCGAGTGACGGGCCATGGTCGGCACGTGCTCGACGACGTGAATGTCGCCGATGCCACTCGCCGGCTCGGGCGAGTAGTCATCGTTTGCGCGGACGGACTGCAGCAGACCGATCTGCTTGCCATCGAGCACGATGGCGATCCGGTTGCCGGAGCGGGTTTTGAGGTTCTGTCTCATGGGTCAGGCTCCTTATGCGCTCGCGCTGCCGCTGTACGGGACAGCGAACACGCTCACGAGGATGTAGTTGGCAGGGATCACCGGCGAGCATTCGAATTCGACGCGAACCACGTCGCCTTCGATCGAGGCCTTGATCCCCTTGTAGGCAGGGCTCTCTGCGTCACCAGCCAGGATGCCGGGGCCTTGAGGCTCCTGGCGGGCCAGCTCGCGCAGGGCGCTGTCGGCGATGCTGATCGCGCGCGACAGCAGCAGCGGGTTGGCCTTCTGGCCGCGCAGCACGTCCAGCGCTTCACGCACAGTACGCACGGTGAAGTCGAGGGCGAAGCCGCAGGACTGCTCCACGCGGTTGTAGTTGTCGTTCTGGCGCCAGGTGCTGATCGACTTGACCACCTTGTAGCCGGCCTCGGTGTTTTCCAGAGGCAGCACGCCACCCAGGATCAGCTCGTCGGTCTCGGTCGGGTTGATCAGGTCGCGCTCGAGGCCGCGAACCTTGATGGTCTTGTTGGTCAGCGGGGTGCCCGGGTTGACGCCAGAGAACGCACCAGCCAGCAGGGCCGCGGTCATGTACGGAGGCATGAGCACGAGCTTGCCGCTCAGGTCGTAGTCGTAGTAGCCCAGGTGCACGAGCGAGGTGCGGTCGCTGTTGAGCGCCTTGGCGGCGGTCAGGGCGGCCTCGTTGCTGGTGTTCACCGTGGTGCCGACGATGCTGCGACGCTCTTTGCGCAGCTGCTCGGAGCAGAAGGCGCAATGGGTGTCGTTGAGGGCGTGAATGGCAGCCTCGCCGCTGATCGGGGTAACCCACTGCACGTCGACGCGCTGCAGGGCCTCATAGGCGTCAGCCCAGTCCTGAACGGTGGTCGTGCCGTCGCTGCCGCCAGCCAGGTAGGTGAAGCCGATGTTGGCGGGCACGGTGCCGGCATTCGCCAGGCGCTCGGCGCGCACCAGATCCTGGTTGGAACCGTTGAACCAGTCGACGACGGCCTGCAGGTTGGCGGTGGCGGTGTACTTGGTCAGGACGTCCTGAGCAGACACGAAGTCCAGCGCGGTCAGCGTCGGCTGCGAGTCGCTGCGGCCTTCTACCGAGGCGGCGAAGCCAGGCACGGCGTTGATGCGATCGACCAGCGCGCCGACAGTCGGGAAGTCAGCCAGGGCGATGGTCTCGACAGCGGTACCGGCCGGTGCCGACAGCACGACCTGGGTGCCGCTCACGGTCAGTGTTGCGGTCGCTTCGCCGCCGCTGTACTGCACGCTGAAAGTATTGCGAGCAATGTTGTCGGCCGAGTAGAAGCGGTTGCCCTGCTGGATGGTGATGCGCTTGCCGGTCAGGGTGCCGGACTCGATCTTGGCGTTGATCTGGTTTTCGCCCAGGCCAAAGCCGATCGAAGTCAGCTTGATGACGTCGGCATCAGCGCCATTCTTGAGGGTCAGCGCCGACTGGATGGCCGGGTTCACACGCACGGCGACCACGGTGGCAGGACTGCCGACCTCGGCGGACGGATCGAACGCCTTTAGCACGGCTTCCAGCAGCTCGCCGCTGCGCAGGACACGCTTGGCCTCGCTCGGGCTGGAGAAGCGCAGCGGCTTGTGCGGCTCGCCGCCGGTGGAACGGCCGACCAGGGCGGCGACGTTGCCGACCGAGATGTTCTGGTTGCGCATCGCCTCGTCATTGACGACAGACGCGGTAGTCGGGGTAACGAGAAGTTTCCCGTCGAAGAAAACGGACATGTCGCCTCCTTATGCAGGCTGTTTGATGAACGCGTCGAAGCGGCCCTGGAAGGCTTCTTCGGTATCGCGGACGTGGCCTGCAGCCTTCTCGACGAACTCGAAGGCGCCGATCAGCTCGACGCGCTTCACGCGCTTCGAGAGCCGGATGCAGAACTCGGTTAGGGTAAGCGGCTCGCTGCCCGCGCTTTCGACGGGCTTGTCCGCAACGGCGGGAGATTTAGCCATTGGTGCTCCTGGTGATGACATCGTTGACGACCTCGCCCTCGCCGTAACGGCGACCGACGCGGACTGGGGCCAGGCACGAGAAGGAGCCCATGACCTGGTACATGTTGGCGTTGAACTCGCCGCTGAGGGCGTCAACGTCCTGAAAACTGACTTGCGGGGTGAGCATGCCCACGGATTCGAAGATCGGCAGATTGGCCAGGATCACCCGGCGCATGGCCTTGCGCAGCTCGATGCGCTCGTCGCTGTTGAGCGACCAGCCGACGAGGGATAACTGCACCTGCGCCAGCCAGCCCTCGGAGTCGAACCAGTCGTCACCGACTGCGTCGAACGCGTCGCCGGCCACGTCCTCACCGATGCCGCGCTCGACCGGGCACTCGTTCTCCAGGGTGATCGTCACCAGAGGGAAACGCAGGTTCTGTTCGAGCGCTGGCGGGGCGGTGTAGACCTGCACGTAGCCGTGCTCGGTCACCAGGTTCTCGCGCTCGCATTCGACCTTCAGGCCGGCTTCAAGCCGATCACGGATGAAGGATTGCACGTCGGTCGTGCTCTCCTCGAACAGGGCCTTGGGCGTGCCGGTGGCGGTCTGAGCAGCCTGCCAGCTGCCGTCAGGCATCCGGTAGTACGGGCGGTAGAACGCCATGACCTCGTTCTGCAGGTGCTTGGCATCGATCACCACGCGCTCGTCGCCTTCGTAGGCGATCGGAACCATGGCGCCGTCATCCCAGACCATATACGGCAGGCCGTCGTGGTCGACCCGCTGCGCGTCTGCCAGGGGCTGCATACTGTCGAAATCATCCATCGCGGAACGCAGGACGAGCCAGTATCTCGCACCCGGAGGCGGGGCGATAAAGAGCCGGATAGCGTTGCCGGCGGGGAGTGGCTGGACGATTGAAATTGCCATGTGGGCATTGTGGCGTCACGACGAGGCGTGACGGCATGCTAAGCCTATGGCCGGATCATCCTTCAAAATCAGCTTTGACCTGGGCTCCAAGCTCGACGTCACGGCGATCATCAACAAGCAGGTCTTCCCGCTCCTGAATCAGGCGGTGCGGGCTGTCGCCCAGCAAACGGCGGCGGAATGGCAGAAGGAGGTCTACCAGGCCAAGCTCTGGAGCGGCGAAAAGGACGCCTACGCCAGCACCATCACCTGGAAGATGACCGGCGACTTCACCGCGGTGATCGAGTCGAACTACAAGCACGACCAGGCCATCGAGAACGGCCGCCCTGCTTACGACATGAAGCAGATGCTGAACACGAGCCCCAAGGTGCGCCGCACCGAGAGCGGCAAGCGTTTCCTGGTCATCCCGATGCGCCACAACGTGAAGAAGCTGCAGGAAGCAGGCCTGTACGAGCAGGCGCAGGCGCTGGGCGCGTCTACCGTCGCCAGCCAGAGCACCCGCCCCAGCGGCGAGGTCACCCATTTGTCGCCAAAGTCAGGCATGTCGCCGTCCAAGAACCAGACGCCATTCCTCTCGAGCACCAAGACGCACAGCGCGATGATGGTGCCGCAGAACAACTACGCCTGGGGTCAGAAGCTGAGCAAGGCGGACGCGGGCCAGCATAAGTGGGCCGCCGGCATGGTGCGGTTCAATACGAGCACGCCTGGCGGGGCTAAGAGTAGCGCCTACCTCACGTTCAGGGTGCTTATGGAGGGATCGACGGGATGGGTCAGACCGGCACAACCCGGGCAATTTCTGGCACGCAAGGTTCAGCAAAAAATGCAGCCGAAAGCGAATGCCGCGTTCGCCGCGGCCATCAAGAAGCAGCTCGGCGGGTAGCCTCACCCGCGCGAAATAAGATCCCATCGCCGCAGCACGACCCGCTTGGGCAGGCGCACCCCGGAATGCATGTTCCTGTTCGACGGGAGCTCGGCCCAGATGAAATAGTCGGGGTACTTGAAGCCGGTGATGCTGTAGGCCATGCCAGTTGGTGGCGCCCCCTCACCCCAGGTGATCTTGCCCTCTGCGTCAACCACAGGAATGCCGCCCTCGACCAGCGCCTGGGTCACCGGGTGCTTCCAGAATACCCGCTCGATCCGCTTCACCGACAGCGTGGACAGATCCTCGTCGGGCCGGCCGCGCACCAGGGGCTTGGAGAAGCGATCCTCGGCGTTGAGCATGGTGACCCGGTCGAACTGGCCGCCATTCCACATGGGCGAGTTCTCCGGGACGGTCACCATCAGGTCGCCGGCCTCCCAGAGGCCTGAGTTCTCCCACTCTGGCTTGACCTCCTGCTTCTGTAGGCCGACCACGGTCTGCAGCGGCTCGCTCCAGATGCGCCCGTGCTTGCGGCACAGCTTGCATTTCGGATCCGGCGCGCCGCTGTCCGGGTTGGTGCAGGAGCAGGCGTAGGCCGGGCGCCACAGCACCTGCTGGCCCATCTTGACCACGTGGCGGTTGAAGGCGTTGGGATTTAAGCGCATGGAGCCCCCTTACATGACCATCATACGGATGCCATGGATCTTCGACATCAGGCCGCCGTTGCTGCCGGCCGGGCCGTTGATGATGTGGTCGATGGCCTCGTAGTATTTGCCCATGTCGGCCGACAGCGACTGCGACAGGCCGTCAGCGCTGATCGATCCGGACTGCGGCAGGAAGGTGTCGCCGACGACCTTGAGCACGGCCTTCTTCTTAATGGCGTCCAGCAGCTCCGGGTAGGTGTTGGCAACGTCGGTCAGGCCCGCGGTGTAGGTCATCTGGATCATGGACGGAATGATCCGCCCGCTGACGCCGGCCATCATCACGGCGCCGGCCATGCCGTTGTAGACCACGCTGGTGGTCGGCACGATGCGCACGTGACCGTACTTCGCGTCGACGTTGATCCACTGCGGCGGGATGTTCACCACACCGAAGCTGCCGCCCGGGTACCGGAACACCAGGTCATCAATCGAGATGATCGGGCGCTCGCGGGTAACGATGAAGCCCCACTTGTCGCCCTGCCACATGGTCGGGTCGTAGTCGTTGCCGACCTCGACCGCCCAGGCCATGCCGTCCAGTGCGTCGATCTGCTCCTGGGTGGGCTGGTTCGGGAAAAAGCGGGTGGGCACCAACGGCACGCGCAGGGTGTGCGACAGCTCGGATTCTGCGGCCCGAATCTTGTCCCACAGGTAGTCGTCGCTCACCACCACGTCCTGCAGCACGCCGGCAGCGGCCGCCATCAGGCGATCGTTGCGCAGCTCCTCGATGATGATGTCTTTGATGAACAGGGATGTGCGAGTGGGCTCGAACAGCGTCTCCACTGTCAGCTTGAACCGCTTGATCCCGAAGCCGCCCGACAGCACGAGCATGACGTCGCCGGCTGGCAGCGTGCCGGTCTGGGTATCGTCGAGCTCGACCGCGACAGCACCGGATGCGTCGCCCTGGGCCGGGAAGGCCGGCACGAACTCCTGCTTGCCGTCCATGGAGAAGACACGGGCCTCGACGCCGCCCGTGATCGGCACAGGCTGGCCGTTCGCCTGGACGGTTACGGAGAAGCTGGCCGGGCTGCCGGCGATGATCGTGGTCATGAAAAATCCTCAAGAAAAAGGCCGCACGCGGCGGCCTTTAGTGTGACATCACGCCGGTCAGGCGGCGGCAGATTCCAGAGCGGCGACCTTGGTCTCCAGGGTCTTGATGCGGTCTTCCAGGCTGGCAACATAGTCGCCGACCTTCGCCTTGTTGGTGCCGATGTTGAGGTTGTTCAACAGCTTGCGGATGGTCTCCTTCATGTGTCCTCCTTAGAACACTGCGTCCTGCGAACCTTCTTCCGAGGCCGTGGCTTCGGTCTCAGTTTCGGTTTCGGACTGGGTTTCGGTCTGGGTGTCGCCCTCAGACTGGGTCTCGGCCTGGGACTCGGTTGCAGCGGTCTCGGTGGTCGCCGGAGCCTCGGGCTTCGCCTTGGCTGCCGCTTCTTCCGCGGCCTTCTGCGCGGCAGCCTTATCGGCAGCCTTCTGCTGGGCCTTGGTCAGCTTCGGGGGCGGGGTCACTACCGGCGCCTCGGGCTCGGTGCCTTCCTCGTCCAGCTTGTAGCCGGGGATGGTGGCGAACCACTCGGCCAGCTCGGTCTCGATGTCGTCGGAAATCTTGCCGCCCTGGTCGAGCGGATGGAATGCAACGCCGTTGATCAGATCGCTGGCGAACGGCAGGTCACAAATTACGCGGGGCATGGAAGGATCCTCTGATCGCTAAATTTCGAGAACGTTGACGGTGAAAAGCTCGGTATTTCCGTTCTTCAACACCGGCGCTCCAGTGTAGCGATGCTCGGCATGCCGCCGATGCAAACGCTTCTCTGCGATTCTGGCATCACGACCAGATTCAAATTTGATCATGTCCAGAACCTCGACATCAGTGCCCGCCGGCACTCCCATGCCTTTCACCCTTGCGGCAGGATCTCGGTTTGTAATGCCGATTTTGTAGAGCACGACGCTAGGGGTGGTGATGCGGAGATGGTAAAGCACGGACGGCTTTTCCTTCGAGAACCCATACTCCGGTGGCGGCATGTGGGCACACGCCTCGTCGAGGTAACCATATTGATCGGCGTGCTTGTAGGCGCCGGAGGCTGCTGCCTGGAATAGTCCGCGCGACTGGTGCTTGGCGGCCTCGGCCATTGCCAAATCCTTTGTCCAGGTGATGCGCAACTTTTTCATGTGAGAGCTAGCTAGAGCCTGCAGCTTGTATTTCGTAGCGTAAGTGTAGGCTTGACGCTCATGCCTTTGAAATTGACCCCAGTCATCATACTTCAGCGCGACCGCCATAAGCTCAAACAGGTGCCAAAAGCGATGCCCACTACGCATTGTTGAGCATGCCTGGTCTAGGATTTCGTTGGCCAGCGCGAACTCGTAGGCGCCAGGACATTTGCGCTTGAACTCAGCTCGATTTTTGTATTTCGCTGCCTCAGCGAATGCCGATGCAACGTCCCAGCGCGTGTACGAATACCTGGGAGAAAGCGTCATGTGGGAGCAAGCATCAGAAAGCAGTTTTCTTTTCTGAAGAGCGGCGTATGCGGCCGGGCTTCCTTTGAAAAAATCAACTCTCGCGCTGTATTTTTTTGCCTCTTCAAAGCATTCGTCGATCGTAAATTTTGGCATGGTCAAATAGAAATGGCGGCCTATAAAGGCCGCCATTCTAACTCACTCTAGCGTGTGGACGCCATTACTCCCCTTGGTGCGGGCGCCACTTCGAGTTTGAGGGCAAGATATTTTTGATCATGCCGTGGTGCTTCGGCTTGGTCACGCGGAGGTAACCGAATAGAAACTGGAACCAGGAATGAACCGGGACACCACCGACACCGAAGGGCAGCGGGATCTTGGTCATCGGCTGGAACTGACGCCAGCCGATGGCATCGGCGCCGGTGTCCATGTTCAGCAGCGGCACAGTGACGGTGCCCGGGATGTCGCGGTTCAGGTCGACGAACACGGTGTTGGCACCCTGGGCCTTCGCGATGACCTTCACCAGACGCATGTCGGCGGTGTCGTTGCTGCCGTTCTGGCGGCTGCGATAGATCGCGTAGCCAGTTTCGGAGTTCGCGGCAGACGGGGTGATGGTCAGGGTGACCTTGTTGCCCGCAGCAACTGCGACCTGGGCCGACTTCACGACAGCAGTCAGGCCTTCACCGTTGGCGCCGATACCGGCGACAGCGTAGAAGTAGTTACCGGCACGAGTGCTGGTGAACTGGGACGATGCGTCGGCAGCAGCCACGCCGGCGATGCTGGCAGGCTTGAATGCGGCGTTGGCAGCGGCCACGACCGGCTGAGTCACCTCGAACGGCGACACCATCGGGTGGTACTCGTTATGGATGAAGGTGTCTTCGTTGGTGCGCAGAACGCCACCCTGCAGACGGATGCCTTCGACATGGCCACCGACCATCGGGGTGTTCATGCCCTGCGGAGTCCAGCGGAAGGCAGGATCCAGACCCTGGTTGAGGTCGTTCTGCACGCTCATCGGCAGGAACACGTCGGTGCTGCGGCCCCACGAACCGTAGTTGCCCACGGAAACGTTGACCTGGCTGAAGGCCTCGACGCTGTCGAGCTTCTTGCCCTGCATGTCGATGACGTTTTCCGGAGCGATCTCGCCCTTGGAAACGCCGTCTTCGATCTGCTTGATGATGCCGTCGTACTGGGTCGGGCTGGCATCAGCGTTGCCGTGATACAGCAGGTAGTTGGCGTCGGTGAGCAGCTGCTTGGCACCGTTGCGCTCTTCGACAGCCAGCGGCTGGGCCAGGTTGTTGCCGACGTTCAGCACGTAACCGACCTGACGCAGGGTCATCAGGAACTTCACGAAGCCAACTTCGCGCTTGTATTCGCCGGTAGCCGCGCGAACCTGACCCATCTGGGTGTTGGTCGAGCCGCCCAGGAAGCCGCCGATGTTGTTCTGACGGGTGTACTCGTCGACGATGTTGGTGGCGTTGGTGCGCTGCAGGCGGTTGAACAGGGTGAAGTGCTTCTCTTCCTGAACAACGGTCTTCATCGCGGTGTCCAGCGACTGGATGCCGAGAGCACCACCGCCGTCCAGGGTGGCGACGTCGGTCTGGTAGTTGCTGGCCTCGAGGGCTTTCAGCAGGTCAGCGCCTGCGCCGCCCATCGAGCCGCCGAGCTGGGAGTTGCCGCCGCTCGTAGCAGTTGCGCTGCTGGCAAGCTGAGCGAGTAGGGAGTTTGCGTCCATCGATTTGGTATCCTCAGTGGATGGTTTTGCCAGTGCGGCGGGTTACTGAACGATGCGTTGGATCAGCGACGGGTCGAGCTTGCCGCCGGTGCGCAAAGCTGCGTCCACTGCGGAGAATTCGATGCCGGTGATCTTGTTGGCCTGCCAGGCAGCTTCGGACTTGGCCAGGAACTGTTCCTTGGTCATGCCTTCTTCGGCTTGGGACTTGGCCAGGGTTTCGGCGGCAGGAGCGGCGCGCTCGTGCACAGCCAGCACGGTCTTGCGACCAGCGCCTTGGCCACCCAGCTTGCTGATCTGGCCCTGCAGGGACTTGATCATGTCGCCTTGGCCCTTGATCAGACCGAGAGCGGCTTCCAGGCCCTTGGTCAGGGTTTCCTCGACCACGGTGGTGCGGCCGGTCAGGTCGTGCAGCGACTTGATCAGCTCACCTGCGTCGACGATTTCCAGCTCTTCGCCTTCGGCGGTGGTCATGGACTTGGCCAGGGGCTGCTTGCCCTCTTCGCCTTCGTCCTCGGGATTGGTGTTCTCGCCTTCGGCACCTTCAGCGGAAGCAGTTTGGATCGCCTTGTCGTCCTCACCGCCATCCGCCGGAAGGGCCTTGGCCAGGGTGGATTGCTCTTCTTGCTCAGCATTGAGCTGAGCGAGCAATTCATCGAATTTGCCAGTGCTCATGTTTAGCTCCGTTTGGATAGACTAGATTTCAAATCGCTCAGGAAGCGATCCACCCACTCCGCCGCCTCATCTGGCGACAGACTGAATTCTTGCACCGCGTGATCGATCATCGCGTGCATGTTCTGGCCGACCAGGCTGCCCTGCAGCGCATCGGCCAATTTGTTGCGGAAGTCGTAGTAGCTGACCGGCTGGTTGCTGCCGGTATCGAGCGACTGCATGCCGAGCGCGGCGCCGCCGGTCTTTGCCGCGGCGTCGGTGGCGAAGCTCGCCTCCAGGGCCTTGGCCATGTTGAAGCCTTCAGCCGTCCAGCACTTGGCCAGGGCACCAAATGGAATGGTGCTGACCGGGGAGACATGCTGGTTCACAGGCTGCTGGCTGATCGCGAGATTCGACCAGCGCACCTTCGTCACGAATTCGACGCGGTTCTTGGTGGCCGGGTCGATGCCGGCGGCTTTCGCCAGAGTCGCGCCGCCCACGGACGCATACCAGCGCTTCGGCGGGTTCAGCTTGGTCATGCTGTCCCAGACCATGTTCGCGTTCGCTGCCAGCGGCGTGTCGCCACGGTACAGGCGGGCCTTCACCAGCACGGACTTGCCGTCGACCTGCACGTCTTCCGGCGTGCCGATCTCATGGGACTGGGCCTCGGCCAGGGTCAAACCGTAAGCCTTGGCGATCACCGGCATGGTCTTGTGATCGATGTCGATGTTGCCGAACTTGAGGAAGTGTTCTGCAGAGTCGCCAAGCGCTTTGGCCAGGACGCACTCGTTCTGCTGGTCAACGCCTTCGCGGGCGGCTTCCAGATAGATAAAGCGCTCGCCACCCTCCTCGGAGGGGCGAGCTTTGAGCATGGTGCCAATGCTCAGGTATTCTGGGTTCGCGCCGATGCGCTCTGCTTCGTTCATGAAGTCAGTTTGCTGTCACGACGATTTCAGCTGGGAGCGCAGGCATAAAAAAGCCGCTCCAGGGAGCGGCAATTGGGGAAGGAAAGGAAGTGCCCGGGTAGTATGCGCGCAGAGCTATCGCGCCTGCAACTACTTCCGCACCTCGGCCAGGCACTGCGAGCGCAGGCCGCTCGACTGAATCGTGTAACAGGTGCCGCTGTCGCCGCGCGCCTTCGCCAGGCAGTAGGCCCGCGCATCCGCGTCAGCGATCGCATAGCAGCTGCCGGCATCGGCGGCGAACACAGGGCCGCCGGCCATGCAGGCAGTGGCGGTGGCGATGTACAGGGACAGCAGCAGCTTTTTCATGTGGTTGGCTCCGGGTCAGGTTTGATCATTTTAGCGCAAGCTGAGCGGTGGCGCTACGCCAGCAGCTCGCGCAACATGTCGGCGAACTCAGGATCGTCACCTGGCTCGTCCTCGATCACCGGCACCCAGCGCCCGCGACAGTGCGGATGCGCCAGGCCTGCCGGCAACTGCCACATCTCGTCCGGATCACGCGCCACCAGCTGGTCGCCAACGCGCTTGCGCGGCGAGGCGGAGCGACCGACGTTGTTCTTGCCTGGCCAAATCTGGGTCTCCGGGTCTTTGTCCGGCGCGTCGGCGGCCACCACGGTAGCGATCACGCCGTCGATCTTCTTGCAGAACCCGCAGGCGGTTGCGTATTGCTCGACCCGCTTCACCTTCGTGCCCGGCTTGAGGCTGGCGATATAACCCTGCGTCTGTGCCTCGCCAGCCTCGGTCACGGCGATGCGACGCCAGTCCCGGTTGAGCATGGCGAACTGGTCGAACAGCTTCGACTGCAGGGCCTGGCCAGGCACGCCTGCGGCGGTGGTCTGTTGCTCCTCCAGGTGCTGCACGATGGTGTTGCGCATGCGGTGCCGCACGGAATCCGTCAGCGCCCGCACGTTCTCAGCGGTGCGCACCCGGGCGAACTCCAGGGTGGCGCGCTGCTGCGCTGGCAGGTTGAACTGGCTGACGGCCTGGGCAACCGTGCTGGGCAGAGCCGCCAGGATCGCGTCGGCGCCCTTGCCCGTCATGGTTGCTACGGCGGCGGCATCGAGGTTTGCCTGCACCTTGCCCATCATGCCGGCGCGGGTCGACAGCCACTCGGCTTCGGTCTTGAGCTCGTCGGCCGGCAGGTAGCGCTGCACGACGTAGTCGACGGCCATCATATGGTCATCCAGTCCCCATTGCTCGGGCGGCAGGCTCTCCAGGTAAAGCTTCACCAGAGACAGCTCGGCCTCGTTCCAGCGCTCCATCATGCCAGGGCGGGCCACCGGCGCCTCGCTGGGCTTGTGGTGATCACCTGCCTCCCAGGCCAGGATCTGCTTCTGGACGGCGTCCAGGCGGTCGAGACCGCGCTTGGTGAACAGCTCGACCAGGCGCCGGATCAGCGGCGACTCGTGAGGCGACCAGATGCCGTCGCCGCCGTGGTCGTGCGCCTTGAAAATGTACTCGAGCGCGTCGTTGGTGGCGCGCTCGGAGAGGGGGTAGATGTCGAGAAAGAGGTTGGACATTGGCCTTGGCTCGCAGCTGGAGTGGTGGCGCCCCGGCCGCCGGGCAGTTAGCGCTGCGCCGGCGGCTGGAACTTCCCCCTTAGCGACGAACCCGGCGAACCGAGCAGAGGGCTGCGCTTCTCAGTCGTTCCTGCCGACCACCATCACTGATGGGCAGACCTCCGACCGCGAGAGGTAGAAAATGCCCCGGCCGCTTAGCCCCGGCCAGGCCCTGTCAGGATTCAGGGTTATGCTTGGGCTTGATTCATGGGTCGACCCTGAAAACTGGCAGGCCGAACGACTTCGCCAGATCCTCGCCATCCTCGGCGTCGTCTTCCGGGTTGCGATCGGCCTTGGGAGCAGGCTTGCCCTGGGGTGCCGCCGACTGTTCGGGCTCATCGCCTGCCGGCGCATGGGCCTGCATGTACGCGCCCATCAGGTTCGGGTTCAGTGGCGCGTTGCCCAGGATCTCGTCCTTGATCTCGTCCCAGCCGCGGGCCTTGCGCGCCTCGTTCAGCGTGCTCAGGGCCTCCTCTTCCTTCCAGGCCTGCTCCGGATTCATCTCGTCCAGGCCAGTCCAGCGGAACACGTACTTGTCGCCGAACTCGGCGACGATGAAATCGCTGAAGACGTCCTCGAAGTGGCTGAGCAGCGGGCGAAGACCTTTGTCCTTGGAGTTGATCAGCTTCTCTTCGGTGTCGCTGCCGGACAGCGCCGAGGTATTGCCGGCCGTGAACGACTCGAAGTTGATCTCGTCCGGGGCCATGCCGTAGATCGCGCAGACGATCGACGTGAGAAAGGTCATCCACTTGGCGAACATCACGTCATCGATGTCGACGCCGAACTTCTCGAACGACGCCTTGGACTCCTGGTTCTTGGAGACCATCACCGGCAGGCTCCAGGCATTGTTGATACCCTTCACCATGGCGTTCCAGTAGCGTTTAAACGAATTCAGGTCGCTTTCGGAGTAGTCGCCGGACAGGTGCAGCATCCCTTTCGGGATGTTGTTGCTGTCGAAGAATTTCAGGTTGTAGGTCATGGCATTGAGCAGGCCGGTGACCACCTTGATAAGCAGCTCGGTCTCGGACATGCCGTAGCCGCCAACCATCACGTCAGTGCGCGGGTTGCGCGGCTCGTAGATCAGGTCGTCGTAGGTGTAGGCTGCCCGCAGGTTGCCCTGGACGACCTGCAGGGCAAAAATCTCGTCGTCGCCCTGGTAGCCTTCCTCGCTGCACAGGCGGATGGTCGCGCCGTCCACGGCGTAGAACCCGTCGATGCCGAGCTTGCGGTCGCGCTTCCACTCGGTCTCGATCGGCGCGCTGTCCAGGATCAGGCTGTCCCGTACCTGCTTCATCATGAAGCCGGAGAAGTTATCCCGGCGCAGGCGCTTGCGCACCCTGGGGCTCGCCTCCCACCCGCAGTTGGTGAAGAACCCTTCCAGCAGCTGGATGGACTGGCGCTCGGAATCGCCCTGCTTTGCAGAGGTGTCCTTGAGCTTGATGGCGAACCCTGGCCCCTTGCCACTCTCCTGCACGCGGCAGAAGCGCTTGATCTGGCGCTGGCGGGTCAAGATCACCGACGACAGGATCGGCGTCTGGTCGACCATCGCGCGCATCATGTCGAAGCCGAAATTGCCGGGCGGCTCGTAGTAGTCGCCAAGCATCTGGATCCGGCGATCGTCCAGGAAGACCGACTGCATGCCGTCGCGCTTCTTCTCGATAGCGGTCGACGGGAACGGGATCACATTCGGCTTCGACAGAGCCTTGTGCATGTCCTGCTCTTCGATCTGGCGCTGCATGAACTCGACCACCGGCAGCATATCGCGCACGGTGGACGGCATCGCGTCTTTCTGAGCGACGCGCATGGCATCGCGCTGCTCGTCGGCAGGCGCTGCTGGGTTGTGTGCTACTTCGATCGCTTTATCGCTCATGGCGCTAGTTTCACGTCACGACGGGTGCTGTTGCGCTGCTTGTTCATTTTTGAGTATCATCAGCACGCCAGCACCCACAGAGCAGTCAAGCGATGGTAATCCGACGCTACGCTGGTAGGCCTGTACTCAGAAAAATTGACGGCGAGATAGAAAAGCTGTGCGGGCACTGCGAAGAGTGGTGGCCGCAGACTGACGAATTCTTCAGCTTCATTACCACGCGCGGGCACTACCACTCAGAATGCAAGGCCTGCAGGGCCGAACAGACAGCCGCCAGGCGCGCGGCAGCATGACCAACCACCAACGAGGAAAGGAACGTGACCACTCCACTCAACCAGGCAGCACAAGAACTCGAAGCCATCATGGCGACCACTCCATACATCGGCGGCATCCAACATACCCGTGGCATTGAGCGCGCGGTCGAGGGCCTGGATATCCTTCAGGATCTCTGCCACTCGCTGGCCTGCCTCAGCGGCTGGTGGACTGACAAAGCGACTGGGGAGCGCAAGACCCTGGAGCAGGTCAACGTCGCCGAGAAACTGTGCCTGATCCACTCGGAAATCAGCGAGGCGATGGAAGGCGATCGCAAAAAGCTGATGGACGACCACCTGCCTCACCGTCAGATGATCGAGGTTGAGCTGGCGGACGCCTTGATCCGCATTCTTGACCTGGGTGGCTTCCTCGAGCTCGACATTACCAGCGCTGCCATCGAGAAGCTGGCCTACAACCAGCGTCGCGCCGATCACAAGCTGGAAACCCGGCAGCTGGCCGGCGGGAAGGCCTATTGATGACCCTCATCGCTCAACAACGCCAGAAGAGCCTGGACACCTGGCTGGCCGCCCGCGGCGAGGCCGGGCGCATCATCGCCGAGTACGGCAAGCGCAGCGACTGGGAAGCTTGGGCGAACGAGCAGGTCAGCCAGTCACCGCATGAGCGTATCCTGCGCCGCATGCTGGCTGATCAGTTGGTGCCGAAGCAGCCGCTCGTTCTGCTTTGACCTGCACCATGCAAAAGACCCGCTTCGGCGGGTTTTCTTTGACCAAATGCTTGCATTACTTATTTTTGATCAAGTATGATTCATCCAGGCCGCAGCAAATGGCCTTTAAATACTGACGATTACTCTAGAAGGAAAGGAAATGACCACTCAATCTTTTGCGCTATCCAAAGAGATGCGCGAGCGCGTTGTAGACCAACTCACACAGCAGGCTGTCGCGAAGCATGGCAAGCGCATCGGTGCAACTCTTACCAAGCTGAACGAGCAGTTTTGGGCCGATCACGCTGCCGCGGTCGGGAAGGTTCTGCAGATCGATCCGAAGCGCTACCCAGAATTGATCGCCGCCGGTGTCGTGGCGGCAACCACGCGGGAGAGCCTTTCGGTGCCCGGACAAGGGAACCCTCTGCGGATCGCCTTCTCCCGCCACCGCAGCGACGAGAGCGCGCGTCTCGATATTTTTAAAACCATCCTCAAAACACCTGAGTACGCACAGGTTGCCAGCTTCGTTCGCAAGGAAGGCTACTACGATAACTACGAGCTCCAGTTCACGTCGACCAATGGTTCAGTCCCTCGTCTGAACGGCATGGGAGAGGTAGAGGCTGGCAGCAAGATCGCCAAACAGGCCAGCGCAGTCAAAGAACAGCTGCTGGATATCTTGAGGGCGGCCGTCGAATTCCATGCGAAGGCAACTAACGTCATCAGCTCTTGCCGCACATCCCGTCAGTTGATCGATATTTTTCCTGAAGCCGGCAAGCTTCTGCCTCAGCCAGCGAAGAAAACCCAGGCCCTGGCGCCTGTAGAGCTGGTCGAGAGTGTGCGCAGCATGCTGAACAAGGGCGTACCTGATCAGGCCAAGCCGTGAACAGGGAAACATGGTTGAACGCGATCGCGGAGCGTATGGCTCCGCGCTTCGCCGAGCTCGGCTTCCCCCTCAAGCCATTCCGCGTCTCGATCGGCTTCACCTCCGGCGGGCAGAACGCCCGCGCGGCCGCCGAGGTCTGGTCGGACGTGGCCAGCGCTGACGGCAAGTTCGAGATCCTGATCCGTCCGGATGAGGATCGCCCGATGATGGTGACCGCCTATCTGGCGCACGAGCTCTGCCACGTGGCGGTCGGGCTCCAGGAGGGCCACAAGGGCAATTTCAAACGGCTCATGATGCTGATCGGCATGACCAAGCCATTCACCTGCACGGTGCCGACACCAGTGTTCGAGGCATGGGTGCAGCCCTTCATCGACGAGCTGGGCCAACTGCCACACGGCAAGCTGCAGTGGCGCCCAGAGGGCCTGTTCCCGTCCGGCAAACGCCCACAAGGCGCCGGCCTGATCGCCAAGGGCATCCGGGAAGGCCTGGCGGGCGACAAGCTGCAGGAGCTGATCACCAACGCTCCGAAGAAGCAGACCACCCGCCTGATGAAGGTGCTCTGCGCAGATTGCGGTTACGTGGCGCGCGTCTCGCGCAAATGGCTGGATGAAGTAGGGCCGCCACACTGCCCAGATCACGGGCCGATGGCTGCCGAGGAAGAAGAATGCGACGAATGACACAAGCCCGGGCGGCCCAGCGCCGCCGCCAGGCCTGGGGCGAGCTGCAGGAGCAGCCATCCACACCAGAACAGCGCCAGGCGCCTCACTCAACCACTGGTGCGTCGACGCCGGACTCAACGTCCGGTAGTCGATAAGCTGAGGAGTATATGCCCATGATCCGTTATGCCATCGCCCTGGCCGCTGTCCTGGCCACCACCTCCGCCCATGCCGAAGTCGTGGCGGCCGCACTCACCAAGTCATCCAGCTCGGTCATGTACGCCCTGGAGCTGCACGACCACGAGGCCGAGCCTCGCGCCTGCAAGGGCCGCACGGGCTACCCGGCGGCGGTGATCGGTGGCATGTCGCCGAACGCCCCCAAGCTGATCCATCGCCTGGGCATCGGCTGCTGGTGGCCGAACGGTGACGGCACCGTGACCCTGTTCATGCGCAGCAACGAGACCGGCGCGCCGGCGGAGTTCATCCGCAACATCAACGATTTTGTGAAGACCGAGCACTTCACCGACTGGAACATGTCGCCGGTGTCAGCCACCCAGCCGCGGCCGAAGGTGCGCCCTGTACTGCGCGACACCTTCGGCGCCAACGGGCAGATGGAAGTGCGTCTCGACCTGGACACCCACATGAGCTGCCACGGCGTGCCCGGCAAGGCCGCTGACATCCGCCTGAGCAAGCCCGGGCAGGACGCATTCGGCGTCAAGGGCTGCTGGATCGACAATGGCGACACCGTAGACGTACTGATCAACAACCCAGGCGCACCTGCGATCCTGCGCAGCTACTCTGTCAGCTCGTTCGACTACGACTGATCAGCCTTTGGCAATGAACGCCCAGCACCCAGGATCGGCCTTCGCGGTGAGCACCCGCTGCTCAGAGCACAGGCCGGTCTCCTCGTCGCGGTTGACGCAGTTCCCGCACACCTCGTCCCTCGAAATCTGCAGCTGAGACATCACTGCCGCGATCTGGTCAGGAATATCGATCTGCCCGGGCTCCAGGGCCTTCTGGTGATCGGTGCCGCCGCTCGGCAGGATGAACGTGCTCGTGCCGTGCGCGCGCGACCAGGCCACGTCGCAGAGCATGTTGGCATAGCTGGTGTGCGGGTCGATGCCGACCTTGACCACCTTGCGCTTGTACTTCTTCTCGTCCTCGTCCTTCTCGACCACCAGCGCCGTGCGCGTGAAGTGGAAGAATGCCACGTCCTTGCAGACCGGCGTCAGCGCCTTCTCGCCCTTCTCGGCATACATCTGCACCAGCGCGGTAGGATCCGGGAACAGGCAGCTCTGCGTCGCAAAGCGGGCCATCGAAACCTGCATGCACTTGTACTGGTCGAGGCGAACCGTGTAGCGGTCGAGCGCTTCTTCGTCCGTGCGGCGATCGGATGAGTTGCTTTTCGGGGTGTCGCCCCAGATCAGCATCTCATTGTCCATGTTGCCGTAGCCGGCCAGGAACACCTTGCCGGAGTGGCGCTGGGCGAAGCGCTTCGCATCGTTGTAGTTAGGCAGCGTCTCGACCACGCAGCACTGCACGCCGTAGAGCTCCATGAGCTTGCTGCAGCGCATGAACGGGTCTGCGTCGAAGATGTACTCGAGGTGGATCACGGCCTGGTGACCGCTGTCCATGCGCTCTTTGATGATCGCCACGTTGTAGGCGCCCATCTGGTCGATGCCCATGAAGGTGTTGCGCGCCCGATCCTTCCAGACCACGCCCCGGCGCATGCCTTCCGCGGCGCACTGGTTCAGCATCTCCAGGTTCACCGGCACCTGCGACGGGTCGGTGTACGGCTTGCCCAGCTTCCGGTTGTAGAAGCCCTTCATGCTGTCGTTGTTGCGGAACGCCTCGATGATGTTGCGCGGGCTGATCGTCGGCGACAGGAACTGCGGGAAGTGCACCGACCGGATGTCGGCCGCCGGGTTCTTGGCGATCCACTCGCCCTGCTGCGGGTCGTCGATCCAGCCCTTGCACGAGTGGCACTGGTAGCGGTACTCGCCGAGCAGGATGGTGTCGCCGCGCTGCTTGCGCTTCGGGTGCTGCGGGTCGAACTGGATGCACTCCGGGAAGTGCTCGTCGAGCACCTGGCCCAGGCCGCAGTGCGGGCACTCGGTGTGGAACTGGTGCTGGGTGCCGCGCTGGTACCACCAGTGGATGTCGCTGTCTGGCCAGTTGGCCGTGCTGCCCATGAGGGTGTATTTCAGCTTGGACGCCGACAGACGCTCGACCACCTTCTCCATGTCGGCGATCAGCATCTCCTGCACCTCGTCGAAGGAGATGACGTCCATCGGGAACGACTCGGTCGCGGTCGCGCCGGACGTCCAGAGGAAGTGGAAGCGCGACGGCCCCAGGTTCCTGATCAGAACGTTACCCTCGCCACCGCGGCCGCCAGAGGCGTTCTTCTCGGTCATCAGGCGGTGCACGGCCGGCACGGTGCGCGCGATCGGCAGGAAGCGCTCAGAGGACTTGCCCGACGCCAGGGACGTCGACGGCATGAACATGCCGATCTTGGCCGGGGCGAACCGCAGGGCCAGGTAGATGGCCGCCAGCATCTCCATCACCGTGAATCCCACCTGGGTGCACTTCATGATCACGTCGACGCGCTCGAAGGCCTCCTCCCTGGTGGACGGGATCAGCTCGTAGATGAAGCGCATGGCGGGGCGGTCGGACAGCGTGAACGGGACGCCGTCCACCTTCAGGCCATCCTGCTCCAGGCGCTCGCACCACTGGATGAAGGTCTCGCCCTGCTTCAGCACGCGCTGCGCAGCCGTCAGCTCGACGGCGACATCCAGAAACTCGGCGCCGAACCGCTGCCGCAGCTCGAGCTCGGTGACCTCGGCCATTTCGGCCTTCGCGTCTTCGGGCAGGAACGGGTTGCAGTCGGACGGGAACTGCCAGCAAGACCAGTCCGGATCCAGGTTGCCGATCTGGTACAGGCGGTAGAAGTCGTTGCGCTTGCCGTAGGCGTTCGACAGGAACCAGCCCTCGCCCTGGTGCTCGCGCAGGCACTCGCTCAGCACGTCCTCCCAGGTATCGAGGAACAGGGGCACCTGGCACACGTCGTCGACCACGATCAGGCCGTACTGCGGGAAACTCTTAGGCATCTCGTCGAGCGAGTAGAAGTCGATGGCGTTGCCGTTGGCGAGCTCGATGCGGCGCGCGTTGGGCTGCCGCTTGATGACCTGGTCGATGGCGCGCCGGACGATGCGCTTGACCTCGACGAGCTCTTCCTTGGTGGCGGCGAACCAGGCTACCGGCGCATTGCCGGCCAATGCGCCGCGGGCTGACATGATCAGCACCTCGATGCCGAGCGTGGTCTTGCCGCCCTTCTCGCCCATGCAGATGGCATTGAAGCGGGTCGGGCGACTGAGGATTTTCTTTTGGACAGGATGGGGCGCCGGGAGGCGGATTTTGACTTCGCTCATGCTGCAATTTTGCAGTCACGACAACGGAAAACCCCGCCGTAGCGGGGTTGGTGTCACCACTCCAGCTTCGCAGGGATCGGTGGTGTTGCCGCCAGCGTCTGCAGGTCGAGCAGCGTGAAGTGCCCGCTCTCGTCCGGGAACCAGCCGCCGGTGTCGATGTGGTACACGTTGCCGAGAACAACAGGCTGCCGCACTGGCGTGTGGCCGCAGACTACCGCGCGGACGTCCGCAACGCCGCTGGCATCGCCGAACTCGATGCGGTTGCGCGACCACATGCAGGTGTTCTTCACCAACTTGAGGCGCTTGTGCTCGGTCGCACCAGTCAGCTCGAACTGGAGCTCGAACCAGGATGGGAATGGGCAGTCGGCATGCAACAGGCCGACCAGGCCTTCCGGCGTCTCGACCTCGATGGCGATCGGCAGCTCGTTGAACATGACTTGGTAGTTGGCCTGCTCCAGGCTGGGCAGACCCAGGAACCAGGAGCCGCCGTTGTGCAGCCAGTTGCCGATGTCGCACGTGTCGTACCGGCACACGTAGTCGTCATGGTTGCCGCGCACGGGGTGGAACCAGGGCTTGTTCAGCCACTTGATCACCTCCTCGCACTCTGGCCCGCGGTCGACCAGGTCGCCGACCGAGAACAGGCGATCGACGGCAGGGTCGAAGCCGATTGCGTCCAGGGCGGCCTGCAGGCGGGTGAAATGGCCGTGGATATCGCCGACCGCGAAATCGCGACCGACTGTGTTGGCGGGGAAACGCTTGAGAAGTGGTGGAGCCGACATCCTTTCTGCCCTCCCGGGCTGTTTGCTGGAGCGCCCTATACGCGCCCGAAGTTTTCGCCTCACCACTGCAGCCTTACTGCACCGAGGGTGAGGCGGTGTTGATGCCCTGCTTTGGGATCAGGGATTCTGCACCACGTCGATCATTTTCCACTCCACGCACTGCGGGTGATAGTCAGGCCTGCTGTGCAGGCCGCCCGCCCCATACAGAGGGTAACCGCTGCACACCGCCGGACGATCCTCGTACTTTCCGCATCCCTCACTTGTCAGAGCCGTGCAGTGGTACAGGCGCCATGCCTTTGCAGATTGCAGGCGCGGGTGCCGCTGAAACAGGTAAGGGTTTTTCTTCTTCGCCCTACGCTTACTGATCGGCTTCCAGTGCTCGCGGATGAACTGGGCATCTGAAGATGGATGAGCCAGAAGTTGCGACCGGCTCATTTTCAGAGTGATTGCTTCGCAGCATCGAGTACAGCGCTCCCCTTCGATGACACAGCCCATCAGAACGGTATCCCATCGCACTTGCGGCCTTCGTAGATGCCGGTGCCGCCGCACATGCCGTCGTCGCACTCGACGCATTTGGCCGGCTGCTTCCTGGCTTCCGCGAAGGCGGCGCGCAGCTGGGTGAGGTTGTTGATCATGCGATCGATCGCCAGGACGTCCGGGAAGGCGATGGCTGCGTCGACATCCTCAACCTGCATGGTGTTGTCCAGCTCAGGCGCAGGCGTTCCTGGCGCCTTCGACTCTGCTGGCCGGACGAAGCACAGTGCCGCCTGGTGGCGCGTGACGGCCTGCCCGACCAGCACGCTCCCGGCACCAAGGGTGATGACCAAAGCCTTTTTGACCTTGACGATGCTCACTTCCCACCCCCAGCCGCCAGCTTGGCGAGCACCTGGCCGGTCACCTGGCGGATGCCGGCGGCGTAGTCAGCGGGATAGCGCGCTGCAGTGGCTTCCAGATTGCGCGCCACGGTGTCCAGGCCGCCACCATCGGCAAACATCGACTTCGGCATGCCGTCTACGCTGCGCAGCATTTCGATGGCGAACAGTCGCCCGGCGATCTGCTCGATGATGCTCATTGCGCACCTCCGCTCACCAGGCCCGCCGCTTCAGGAACATACGCGGTGAGGGCGTGCTTTACCTTGCGGATATCAGCATCGATTGACGTCATGTAGTCGGCGCCGGCGCTCTCGCCACCGTCCGCTGCCATGATCTTCTGCTGGTGATCAAGCAGCGCTGCCAAGTGGTCGGTCAGGCGTTGCGGGACTTTGCTCTCGAAGTGGTTGCTGAGCAGGTCGGTGTTCTGCCGCGCGCGCTCGGCAAGATCCAGCAGCTGCTGGAGCTTCTGCCCGATCAGGAGATGATGGTTCATTGCGCACCGCCCTTGACGCGGGCAATCAGCGCCTTGGCGTGATCCCATGCGTCGTGCTTGCGGTCGGAAATGGTGATAATGGCTTCCAGTGCCGCTACGAGATCGGCTCGCTCCGCCTCCAGCTCGACGACGCGGGTTGCCTCTTTGACGGCGCGCTGCTCCCAGGTGTCGGCCTCGGCCTGGGCGCCGGCCAGCGCGCCCTCGGCATCGTTGGCGTCACCGACGATGCGATGGGTGGGCAGCTCTTCGCCGCTGGCGATCAGTCGATCACGCTCGGCCTGCCACTGCTCGCGGGTGACGATGGCGGTGGCGTGGTCAGTGCAAGTCTCGTGCTGGCCGATTTCATACTCGAAATCACAAAGACCCATGTTCGTTCGGTGACGCCACCCATTACCCTCGAACTCGATGTCTTGATACTTCCAAAGAAATACTATGCCGCTTAAGTCCTGGGCGATAACCATGCAGCTATCAGGCCACTCGCCCAGCTTCCGTGCCAGCAACTCTACTAATTTCACCTTCCTTTCCCCTGCCGGGCGTTGCCCGGCTCTGTTGTGTTGGCTGAATTGTACCTGTGTTGCTCAGATATGAGCAAGCATTACAGGCGGGTAGCGGTCAGGATCACCACGTCCACGCTCGTTCCGGCGAACTGGTTCTCCATCACCGGCGACCACTGCAGGTCGAAGCCTTCCAGCACCTGCTTGCCCTTGGCGCTGGCAGGCAGGATGGCGACGAGACGGCCGCCCGGGTAGAGCATGGTCGCGGCGTGCTGCAGGTGCGCCTGCCAGCGGCCCTCGCTGAAAGGCGGGTTCATCACCACCCGGTGGAACGCGCCGATCCCGCGCCACTTGAGGAAGTCGGCCTCGATCACGTTGTGGCCCTTGGCCTTGAGGATCTGGCAGTGCAGCGGGCTGATCTCGACGCAGCTGGTGAAGGCAAGTTCAGGGATCAGGTCAGCCAGACCACCCTGGCCGGCGCTCGGCTCCAGCACTTGATGCCCTGGCTGGATCTCGGCCAGCTCGATCGCCTTCTCGGCCACTGACGCCGGGGTCGGGTAGAACTGGTGCGACTTGTGGTCGGGGATGCAGCCGGAGCACACCACCTGATCAAGCACCTCTTGCGGGTTGTAGTCGAACTGCCAGTAGTGCTTCTCCTTCACCGCGCCGATGGACATCAGCACCTTCTCGGCTTCCGCCATTGCCGCTTTCTCGTGCTGGCCGTAGTCCCAGCTGAGCGCGTTCGGCACGTCGCGGTAGCGCTCCGGATAGGCTGGTTCGATGCGCTCACGAACCTGGCGCATGCCTGCCAGCAGATGGATCACCGCGAACGGCAGCGGACGGTCGAAGAGCTCGAAGTCCTTGATCTTCTTCACGCGCTTCGGCTTGGTGCGGAACTCGGCCGGGATAGCGAGGGGGTGCAGGCTGGCCAGGATGGCATTCAGGCGCCAGGCCATGTCCGGGTGCACCTCGAGGTGCGCGGTACCGACGCCGCCATAAACACGGATCCGGAGAGCCCCACCGTCGACGTTCATCCACTGGCCGTTCTGGCGGCGGGCGGCCTTGATCACTGGGTCAGTGGCACCGTGCTTCGGCTCGTCGCGCCCCATGAACTTGGCGATCACGCAGCGCAGGTCGTTGATGTGGCCGTGGGTCTGGTAGCCGAACACGTTGGCGATGATCATGCGCTTGCCAAAGCCCTGGGGCTGGTTGGTCACGTGGGCACGGCTCAGCGCGCGGAAGATGCCGTCGACACGCTCGGCCAGGAACTGGGCACGGTTGTGCAGCAGGCCGGCCAGGGTCGAGCGCACAGTGGCTTCCTCGAACTCAGGCAGCGGCGGCAGCTCCGTGTCGCTGGTGTGCCGGCCGGCCTTGCGCCCTTCCGGGTTGCGGATCTGCTCGAACCACTCGTCGCGGCGCTTCTGCGGCATGTAGTCGAGCACGTCGGTCAGGCGCAGCGCACGGTTCCAGAAGTCGGCGTTGAGCTGAGCGATGGCGCCCTCGGTGCGGAACAGGGCCTCGACCGTCTTCGGCAGGGTGTAGCGCTCTTCGCGCACGTTGCCCTCGACAAAGTAGTGCAGCACCGAGGCGTTCTGGCCGGCGCGCACGGCAGCCGCCAGGGCCTCGACGTTGCCGCGGGCGGCGTTGTACTGGCCGATCAGGCTGTCCACCAAGTCAGCCGACATCGGCGCGAAGAACTCGGACACGTCCTCGATGATTTCGCCAGTCACCTGGCCTACGACGGCGTTCACAGGAACGCTCCCTGGCCGCGGCGCTTGGTGGTCGAGTAAGGGCGCAGCTCCTGCAGGTTGGCCATGATGCCCCAGAAGCGGGCATAGGCATCGTGCAGGGGCTTGTTCTTCACGCTGTCCTTGAAGTTCGGGTAGCTGATGCCGGCCACCTGGCTGGCGATGGCCGCGACCACCTGCTCGCGCGGCAGCTCGGCGCGGTAGAGATAGTCACGGCCCGGGGTGCGCTCGACCTTGGCGCCCGGGAAGACCGCCTCGATGTCACCCTTGCGGCGAGCGCGAACGCGCAGCTTGTCGCCGCCCTTGACGGGCTCGATGATCGACAGGAAAGCATTGTTTAAACAGATCCACATACAGAAAGCCTCATTCGTTGTTGAGCGGAATGAGGCTAGCGTATATCAAATTTGATTAATTGCGCAAGTAGGCAACTGCATCACGCCATTACTTGTGAATACTTGCTATTTACTTGCTTATACGTGCAAGCCATTCGTCCGGCTCAGTGAGGATCAGCTTGTTGCCCTTGCGTCCATTCAGGTACGCAGGGATCACCTGGCAGTTATTCCAGACGTGCAGCCCACAGGCCTTTTTGCAAGCTAGCGGGATCATGTGATCAGCCGCCCAGCTGATGTCAGTAGCAGCGCGTCTCAGGATGGCGAGCTCAGCAGCCTCATCCCATACGAACTCGTCAAGCTCGCCGAACCAGGCTGGCATTGCCGCGCTTTTCCTGGCTCGACGCAGTGCGGAGTGAAACGTGGAGCTATCAGGATTCCTGAATTTCCACTCCCGCTTCTTCTTTGCCTGAGCCTCCGGCGACTTCTGGGCATGCTGGCGGGCTCTCTCAATGGTGAGGTCGCGGTTCCGGCTGTACCAATCGGACGAATTTTTCTTCTGCCTCTCGCGATTGTTGCTCCGGTACTCGCGATCAAGCTCATCCTTCAGGTCTTTGTTCCCGGCTTTCCATCCGGCACAGATGATCGCGTTGCACGAGACGCATCTCGTAGAGGCAGTGAAGCGTTCATCGATGTGTCCGCGCTTGCAAGGCGCCCCAGTAAAGTAGCGCTTTAGGCCCTGCTCGCGTGCTTCTGCTCGGCTGACTACGTTCATTTTACTTTCGGTATCGGCCCGGCGCCGATCGCTTCAGCTATTCCGTGATCAGCCCAAACATTCAGCAGCTCATAGAGGTGTTCGACAGGGCAAAGGCTGACAGCTTGCGACTCCCAGCCCATCGCAATTGGCGTTCCGCCTACGCGCCTGGCTGTGTAAATTCGAGCTACAGACGTTGTCCTTTCGTAGTCCCCCAGCAAGCCGGTGATCTCGACCTTCAGGCCTGACTCCTCGAACGCCTCCTTGATGGCGTTCGCCTGCAGCGACAGCTCCGGCTCGGCCGTGCCCTTGGGGAAACTGGCGTGGTACCCGCCGAACTGGTTGGTCGGGTGGATCAACCACACACGCCCATCAGGCTCTTCGATGACCACGCCGCTGGCCGCCTTCTTACCGGGTGGCAGGATGAATGCCGGCTCCCAGAGGTCGTCGTTGACGCCGTCGACGTAATCCCAGCCCTCATTGGTGGTCGGGTGATCCTTCCAGGGGCTGAGCCGGACGCCGTTGATCGACAGCGGCACGTCGCCGTCAGGTACGAAGGTCGCCACGGCGGTCGGGCTGTGCCAGGTGCTGGGCGCGCTCGGGTGGCTGGGCTTCTTCAACACGACCTGGGCTCCGTTCTCCCCGGCCTTGGGGTGATGATGCAAAATCTCGTCCGTCTCGGTAGGCAGGCGCAGCTGCTTCTGCTCGGGGCGCGCCGCGGCCGGCGCCTCCTTCCGGTCATGCGGCTTGACGTAGGTGCCGTCCTTTTTCGCGTAGCCCTTCACCCGGGCCTTGGCCAGTACCTGCACCATCAGCGATGCCCCAGGATCAGGCTGGCCGTGTCTTCGAGCATGTCCTTGGTGTGGCGCTCGGCATCTGCGTCGGACAGGCGCTCTTCCTCGTGCGCCTTGCCGATGGCCATCAGGCTTGTGCCGATCGTCACGAACAGCAGCTCGCCCGGGTCGCTGACGCCTTCGGCTGCCGGCACTACGAGCTTGATGCGTCGACCAAGGCGCGAAGGGTCATTCCAGGGCAGCGCGAAGTATTTCTCGCTGCGGCCGAGGATGATGTCGCCGTACTCGCGGGCGAGCTCGCGAACGCGCTCCTGGGCCTGCTCGCCGGTCAGCTTGTCCTCGTGGTAGTCCTTGCGCACACCCACGATCGCCGAGCCGAATTCGGACACCAGGCCGCGAACCACGTCCACGTTCCCCAGGGACGGGCGCGGATCCATGCTGAAGCCGAGGTCTTCGGCTCGGCCGCGATCGGCTGCCCGCTCGGGGCTGCCTTCGATTTCACGTGGGTCGGTCATGGTCGCATCTCACTGATTTGCAGGTATTGTAGCATCACAGGCCCATATCGGGAGGTAACATCAGCACCTCCAGCTCCAGGCGCTTGCCGCCCGGGTTCCCGTGCTCGACGTCAGGCACCATCTCCTTCTTGAGGATCACGAAGCGCGAGTTCGGCAGCGTGGTCACCTCTTTTTCACCGGAAAACTTCCCGGATGCGAAGCTCTCTACCGCCTTGGCGCCATTGGCGTAGCGCACGGTCACGCGGTGCTTGCCGAACCCTGCCGTACCGGTTGGGTGGTACGAGGTGCACATAGGGCCGGTGGCCTGGAAGACAGTGCCGTCCGGCGCGTCCAGGATCTTCTTCACCATGTCGTCAGGTATCGACTGCCAGCGGTACAAGCTGGTGCCTTCCGGCATGGTGGTCGCGTGCTCGAGCGCGGCCTTGGCCACGTCCGACAGCTTGTTGCCGGCGTGATCGTGCGACTTGCCGGCGCGGAACAGGTCGTTGTAGCTGCCGGATGCCTGCACCGAGTAGATGAAGTGCTTGGCCAGGTGGCTGGCCTGCTGGAACTTCTCTTTCGCCGCCGCGATCGCCGCGCTCGAATAGTCCATCACCTTGGACGGTTTGAACTTCGCTGCGCCGTGCGCCGTGCCCAGCACCACCCAGAAGCCCAGCTTCTCGTTCGAGTGCACCGAGGTGACGGTGGTGCCGAACTTCTTCGACGGCAGCGCCGCGGCCAGCTGGTCGATCGTGCCGACGTCGGTCTCCTGGAAGACCTTCAGGGGCTGCGGCGGGTTGGCGATCTCGTCCAGGGCCATCACCAGGTCGGCGTGCAGCTGAACGACGTGCTTTGACGGATGCTCGGCGATCGGGATCAGCTGGCCGGTCTGGTTGCCCGTGGCCTTGTCGATGGCGTGGAACTGGAAGTCTTTCAGCTTGGTCAGGTTGCCGGTCTTGGCGAGCGCCAGCAGCTCCTGCTCAACCGCCATGTTCGCGGCGTTGACGTGCGGCTGCGACGACAGAGGCTTGCCGGCGCCCAGCCAGTTGTTGAAGTCGTGCGCCTTCGGCAGGCGATCCGGATCGACCGGCAGGCTGTTCGGGTCAAGGCGCTTTTTCGGCGTCTTGGCAGCCTTGGGATACTTGGCGATCAGGTCGTTCTTGCGGGCGATCAGAGTGTCAGCCAGCGCCTTGCGCTCTGCCGCATCGCCTGGGCCGTGCAGCTCCACCAGGTTCTTGATGGCGGAATCAGGGATCGCCGCCACCTTCGCCACGGATGCCGTCAGGTCGGCCTGGGTCATGCTGCCGAACACGGCCGCCGACTGGGCGTTGACCTTCGCGTCGCGCATGCTGTCGATCTCGGCGACGGTGGCGCCGAACGCCTTCTTGCCGCCCTGGGCGCGGTAGGTGAGTGAGCCGCCGGCATCGACGCGGACGGCCTTGCCATCCGGCCCGACCTGCAGGTTGTCGAAGCCCATGCCGACGACGTCCCAGTTCGCGAGCCACGCGTCGACGGCGAACCCGGACTGCGCGCCCGCGGCCTTGGCCAGATCCTTTGGCGCAGCCTTGCTCACGGTCGTCCAGCGGGAAGCGATGCCCAGCTTGCCGTCCTTCTTGATCAGCTTCGCGTCCTGGCCGATCACGCCGGCGACAGCGTAGAGCTTCGCGGCCAGCACCTCGGACTTGGCGACATCCTCGTCGGACGGGAATTTGCAGTACCACTCGACGCCGTTCTCGTCCTTGAACTTGCCGCCTGGGTTCGAGCCGGCCTGCTCCCCGGTCTTCTTCCAGCTGTCCATGGACTGGATGCCATCGGCGTCAACGACAGGATTTTTGGCCTTGGCTTTCGCGGGGGCCTTGCTGGGCTTGCCTGCTGCAGCTTTCAGTGCCTCGATGTAGGCGTGCACCTTGGTGCCAGCATGGTCGGGCGCGTGCTCGTAGCCGTACACCTTCAGGCTGCCGTATGTGCCGGGCAGGCTGACGATGTACTTGCCCTTGCTCTTCATGTGCTTGGTTACGCCCTTGAGCGCGCCAGGCCCTTCCGCCTTGATCTGTTCCTTCAGCTTCTCCAGGGCGGCCGCCACCTTCGCGTTGCTGGCGGCGCTCGAGAAGGTGAGCTCCGGCATCGGGACTGCGTCGATCGGATGGGCTGGGGCAGGCTCAGGAGCGGCTGCTGCCGGCTCGGCCTGCTTGTGCCAGCGGCCGTCCTTGAACACGAGCATGCCATCGGCGCCTTGCTTGGTGTCGCCTTCCTTGGGGCCTTGCTCTGCGGCAGGAGCCGCCGGTGTCGCCACGGACGCCTTTGCCCTATCCAGATATTTTTTGATCGCGTCCAGCCCGGGCTCGTTCTTGTGGGCCGGCGTATTCAGGTAGGATTCGATGTCCTTCAGCGTGGACGCATCGCCGCCGCTGGCGGCAGTGTCGATGTCGCTCGTGAGGCTGTCGAAGATGCCGTACTTGTCGTAGCCCTTCTTCTCGGCAGGCGCAGGTGCGGCAGCAGGTACAGGCGCTGCGGCGTCCTCCTGCAGCGCGGCGATCGCCAGCTGCTTCAGCTTCTCCTGCTTCTTGCCGTAGGTGTTGGTGCCGAATTTCAGCGCCTCCAGCCCAGCCAGGTCACCGGCCTCGGCCATCGCCTGGATCTTCGCGACCTGCTTGTTGTGGCTCTTTGCGTTCTTGTTGCTGTCCGGCAGCAGCTGGCTGTCCCACGGGATCTGGGAGACCTTCGAGCCGGCCAGGCTGGCAGTGGCGATCGCGACCGCCTCCTGGTGCTCTGGCGTCTGCGCCACGGCAGCGGTGGCTGCCTGCGTGGCCTGCTTCACTTTCTCGGCCGGCGAAGGCTCGGCCGGCGCAGGGGTGCTGGCCTCGGCCGCTGGTGCCGGCTGTTCCGCGGTGGCGCCACCCTTGGCATGCACGACCGCCTGCGCATGCAGCGCCAGCAGCGTTTTGCTGTTCTCGGTCTTGCCCTTGAAGGTGTTGCTGACCTTGCCTTTGCTGTTCGGCTTCAGGCCGTCTTCCTTCATGGCCGCCAGGCCTTCCACGTCGCCGGCGGCGGCCATGTCGAGGATTTTCTGGGCCTGGGCCTCGTAGTAGCTGACCACCCCAGTGGTGGTCTTGCCTTCCACGAAGGCGGGCATGGGCAAGCCGGTCGCCTTCGATGCTGCAGCAGCTGCCGTCTTCTTCGGGTCGCTGATCGTCGCCGGGTCGATCCAGTCGGCCATCTGTTTCGGTACGAAGCCGTTTTTCTGAACCTGGCCTTCGGTCTTGCTCGCCAGGTGCGCGTAGACCTTGCCTTCGTCATTGGTGGTGCCAGTGCCGACCACGAACCAGTCTTTGCCATCGACCGTTGTCGATGGTGTGCCTTGCTTCGCATGCGAGGCCTGGAACTTGGCGATGGCGTCAGGCTTGCTCGCCGCTGGCTTCTCGGCCGGGGCGGCTGGCTTCTCCTCCGCCTTGGGCTCGGTGGCCGGTGACGCTGCGCTGTGCTCAGCCGGCGCCTGCTGCACAGCCGCATGCTCGCCAGCCTTCTGCCCGGGCGCGACCTTGTGCTCGCTGCCGTGCAGGCCGAGCAGGTGGTTGGCGATCGTCGAGAGCTTTTTTCCGTAGGTATTCGTGCCGAGCTGCATGCCGAGGATGCCGGTCACGTCGCCGGCGTCGCTCAGCTGCTTGAGCTGTTCGAGCTGCTTGTTGAAGGTGCCGGCGTTGCTGTTCTCGGCTGGCAGCTTGAGCTTCTGCCACTCGTCGTCGGTGAAGTGCGCCACAGGCGCGTGGTTACCGGCGGCCTTCGGGTGGGCCGCCACTGGCGCGCCCTTCGGCGCCGGCTTGTCCGGGTGCAATTTATGCCACCGCCCGTTCTGCAGGAAGTATTTTCCAGAGTGCTTGAAATCACCCTGGGCTTTGATCAGCAGGACTTGGCGATGCATAGACGTGGGCACGATAGTGGTCATGTGCCCATTGTGGAATCACGACGGGTGGCGCGCCGCCCATGAAAAAGCCCGCGCATCGGCGGGCTTTTTGAGTGGAGTCAGCTTTCACCGAAGCCGGTGTCGAGCTTGCTACAAGTCATCGTGTTCATCGCGCTTCATGATGCGACCCTCCAAAGCAATGGTTATTCAAAAAAGAGAACTCATCATAACGTCCCGCTGAGCCTGCGCGCAACAACATCTCGCGCGCCCTACCAGCGCCCGAAACGACAACGCCGCCCTTGTAGGCGGCGCGTCAGTAGGCGATCAGGAGGCTGAGCCCCTGACTTGGCATCTGGTCATCAAGCACCGGAGTCGCCAGCAAGGCGCGCACGAGCGCGCGGTATGGCCCGCCGCGCAGCCTCCAATGCTGAGGTTCCGTGCTTCTGGTACACGCGCAGCTTTCCATCAGGGCCAAGCAGATCGAGCCCGACCCCTTCGCCGAACGGGCTTACCGCGTGGCCAGGGTTGCGGATGCGCGTGAATGACCACGACCAGTCTGGCAGCTCCTTATCCAGCAGTGCAGCAGCTTCTTCGAGTTGGTAGCTCACAGGTCACCCTCCTTCGCAGCCATGGCGGCGTCTACTTCTGCGTTCACGGCATCAATGCCTTCGCCGACATACTTGCCTACCTGCGGCGCATACCAATTCCAGCGCGCCGCATCCTTCCGCAGCGCCTCGATCTCAGCCCACAACACATTTCCCTGCACCGGTGGCGCATCGAGGAAATCATGGGCAGCGCCTGCGTGCTCGGCGCTGCCCAGCAGTGCTTTCAGGTGCCAAATCGCTGACATGCGGTGCCGGTCAAACTGAAGCGCCAGTGCGCGCCACTGCTCGCCCGCCTCGACATCTTCGCGCAAAGCCTCGACCTCGGCGCGCAGCTGGTCGCGCTCGGCAAGTATCGCCTGAGCCCGGGCATAGAACTGCTGGCGCGATAGCTCGTCGCCCATTGCCATATCGAACGGCATCCCGATGATGCCGTGATCCATCAGTTCGCTCACTTCCTTTCCCCTAGCGCCCGGCGGGCGCGTCTGATTGATTTTCTTCGGCTGGGCGCGAACGCAGCTCCAGCCAGGCAGCGGCCCGCTCGAGTACGTGCCCGTGGCAGGCCGCCGGTGCGCAGCAGCAACACAGGTCGCGGCCGTGCAGCTTGTAGACGGCATTCATGAAGGTGTAGTCCTCGCGAATCCGCTTCCACAGATACTGCCGGTACTTCTCGACCACCTCGGTGCGATCGCCGTCGCGGCCGATCACGAACGGGTTGCCGAACAGCGTCCCGCGCATGATGTTGACCGCGCCTTGCGGGATCTGGCCGCCGTGATGGTGCTTGTTGAGGACGGCCATCAGCGAACCTTGCCCCAGCGGTCGCGCGGGCCGGCTGATCCACTCGGAGGCCGCACTTCGGCAACCTGATCAAGCGGGGCGAGGCCAAGCATGCCGCCAGGACGAGGCGCGGGCGCCGATTTGCTGCCGTGCACGAACCCTACTTCACGTTCCGTAAGATCGCCGATCAGGCGTGCGAGGTATGCGGCCGAACATCCATCGACAATTAACACCCTTGTCCCGCTCACGTCCTCCCCTCCTTCCACTCCAGAAACGGCTTGCGCACCAGCTCGTGGAAGCGCTGGGCTGCGTCTGGGTTGGTGTCCAGCTCGTTGCGGGACTTCACCTGGCACTGGCTCAGGATGAAGCGCTTGGCCAACCGGCCATCGTCAACCTTCATGTCGACGTCACCGATGAACAGCCAGCGCTGAGCGCGAGCAGTGGCGCCTGCCCACTGGTGGAACTGCGGATCCCGGCAGAAGATGCAGGCCATGATGCAGAGGTCGCGGGTCATGGCGCCACCCCAATCCGCGCACCAGCACACTCCGCCTCGAAGCTCTTGGCGAACGTGGTCGGCGTGTCGCGCCAAGGCCTTGGCTGCATCAGCTTTGGCGCGCCATAGCGGTATCCTCGCGCATTCTTCATGCAGCCGCAGGACAGCGTGTTGCCGTGGCGCACGTCCTTGAGCCTCAGCGAGGCCTCGCGCCCGCAATCGCAGGCGAAGTACCACTGCGCGCCCTGGCCCTGGCCGTCAGGATTGCGGCGGACGGCTACCAGCATGCCGTAGCGATCTCCAGTGATGTCGAGGTTCATGGCGCACGCTCCGCGAGCTCAGCGGCGCGCTTGGCCTTCCACGCAGCGGACGTGCGGTCGCGGTCGCTGCCCTTATCGACCCACTCCCAGACCGGGCGGCCATTGCTGACCACGCCGGCCATGCGCCCGTTGCCGCCCGGGTAGACGTGCATCTCCTGCTGGCGGATCTGCGTGACCTGGCGCCCCTTCAGGAAGCGTTCGTCACCGGCCTTGGGCTGCTTGCGCGGCCGGCTTGCGGTGATGGTGATGCGGGTGATGGTCATGGCTTAGCCCTCGCCCACGTCACACCCCAGAGCATCAGTAACCCGAAGAATGCGCCGAATACGACGTCCATTCGGCTCACCGGGCTGTCCGGGAAGATGAGGTGCATGACGACCTGGCCAATCACCACGACCAGGAAGGCAATGAGGTAGTTCATGACGCCACCTTCAGGCCGGCGGCCTCGATTGCGTCACGCACACCGACAGCGCTCATCGCGCCTTCCTTGAAGGAGCCGCCGGCCCAGACCATCGGCAGCTCGATCACCACGCTGTCCAGCGCCTTGTTCCAGAACGCCCAGTACGCATCGACCGAGCTGTCGGCGTAGCCATCGCCGCTGCGGCCCAGACACTCGACGCGGATCTCGACCTCGAGGAACCCGCTCTCCTTGAAGCGCTCGATGACTGCCTGCTCGAACGCATCGCGCCGCTGCTCGACCAGGCTCATTGCGCACCGCCTTCGACACGGCGGTAGCCGGCGTCGTGCAGGGCTTCGACAGTGAGGCGCATGGCGGCAGAGTGGGAGATGTCAAGATTGTGAACTGGATACGTTGGATGCGCCTGCACCAGCTTGCACATGGCTGCAATGCGTTCATTGCGCTCCTCGGCCGCGATCTGCTCGGCGGTGCGGATGGGGCGCATCCTGCCGCCATAGGTCGTGTACATGGCGATCTTCTCGCCGCTCTTCACGACGCAGATTTCTTCACGGTCTTCCGGATCAATGCCGATAGCGACACAGACACCTTTGTGCCAGGCCTTGAAGCCTTCGCATGCAAATCCGCACTCGAGTTCAGCCCCAACCGGTGGAAGGCCTTCGCCGTTCCATTTCACGGGGCGCGGAATCCAGAGCCAGATGTCGGAGAAAACGTGGTACTCAGCACCATCGACCTTCTTGCCAACAAAACCTGCGCGACCTGGCTGAACGCAGTTGTCGTCACGGACTTTCGTGGATACCTGGAATGAACGGAACATGCCGCTCACGTTAGCGAAGGCGCCAATAGCGCATTCCTCCCACTGAATATTGTCTTCCACCTTCCTTTCCTTGGCCGGTCATGCCGGCGGTTGTTTGTCTTGTGGCGAGTGTAACTTACTTGCTCAAATATGCGCAACGCCTGCGCTATTCACCGACCAATTTGCGGATGGTGTCGGCCAGGGCCTTGAGGCCGTCCGCGTCGTCTACATGGTAGAGACCGACAGCCAGCCCCTTGTACTGCTCGCGAGGGCTAGGGCAGCCGCAGTGGCCGTCAACGCGAACCGAACGACCATGTGAGGCGTGCAGTTCCTCTGCAGCCGCAACCTCGATGCCCGGGCCTTCGCAGACCCAGTAGTACCAGGCACGAGTGAACTTCCAGCCGTGCAGGATGCCGATTACGGAGGTTTTGACCTCGCCCGACATCTTGCGCAGCAGCTCGGCCATGTGCTCAGGGCCTTTTCCATCCGCTTCCTGAATGGTCGGGATGCCGGCCGCCTTCAGCTCGGCACGCAGAATGTCGTCGGTGTCTTGGTGATCGCCTGCTTTGTTCGGGAATGACATGTCCTTTCCTCAAATATTTTGCGCCCTATTGGCGCCCTAGAAAAATGGCGCAGCCTTTAAGGCCGCGCCGCTGCTTGATCTTGATACTGTGACACCCTGATTCAGTGTCTGGGAGTGATCGACAGAGCCGCCAGGACGTCCTTCGGATTCATTCGATGGCACGCGGCATCGCTATTCCCTCGGTTAATTCTGGGCTCGCCGCAAACGCCGTCAGCATTGAGGTAAACGCATCCCTCTTTACTGCACGGCGTAGGCCAGCATGGGATCTGGCGTGATGACACGCGAGTGCTACTCACACGCCACCTCCCACCAGCTCAGCCGGCACGCTGACGGTGTCGCCCAGGCGCTCGTAGACCAAGCGGCGGCACGCGGCCTGCAAGGCGTTGAGCCCCTGGCAGGAGCTCATGACCTCGCTTCCGAGCATGTGTGCTGACCAGAACCCGAGCGAATGGCCTGGGCCTGTCACGCTGATACGGTACTTCTGGATCAGCGGCCCGCCCTTCGCCCAGTCGGTCGAGTACGGCGCCGGCCCCTGCTGGTACGGGATGTCCTCGTGGAAGAACGCCCACTCGCCGTTACCGCTCTTGTGGTGGCGCACCTCCAGCGGCCTGCCAGAAACAACCGCGTCGACAGCCCAGTCCAGCGCGCGCCCACTCAGCTCGGCGACCTTCACCTCGATCATGCGCGTCATTTCTCACCGTCCTTAACCCAGCCCATCACCTTGTACTTGAGGAAGTCACCGGCCCTGGCCGCCACGGCGCAATGCGCCTTGGTGACGCCGAAGGTGGTCACGTGCTCGCCATGCGGATCAGGATCGTCGCCGACCTTGCGGGCGACGATGATCACCTGGTCGTAGCCGAACTCTTTCGCGATGCGCTCGGCGGCGGAGATTGGGATGGGCTTCATTGGGCACCTGACTTGGCCTGGTCGGCCTCGTATTGATCCCATGCGGCCTTGTCACCATTGGCCACGAACCACAACAGCGCGCCGTCACCTTCGTCACGCACTGAGCCGCCGTACTTGGCGCCATCGAACATGAACTCGCCGGTCATGGTGATGTACGGATAGGCACCGCGAAACGACTTGTACTGCAGGTCGGGCCGCAGCTCGCGCACACGGCTCTCGAAGGCGGCGAACTTCGCGTTTTGCTCAGCCACCTTGGAGTCGTGCGAAGTCTCGCAGCCAGGACTGCAGAACACATGCTCGCCGCGATACACAGGTTCGTGCGGTTCGTAGTTGCCGTCATCGTCGGTCGAACCCGACTCCTTGTGCACCATGGCGCCGCAGTTGGCGCAGCTGACATGCCAGTCGTTCTCGATGTAGGCCAGCGCCGGGATGCCGCTGTCCACATACTGATCGGCCCACGGCAGGCGCTTGCAGGACACAGCCTCGAAGTCGGTACCTATCTCATCGGCGCCCTGCCGGCGGGCCGCCACGTTGGTGGTAGCGAATTGGATTGTGGATTCTTCCGGATCATCGGTCTCGATGATGAAGGCCTTCACTGGTTTGGCGCTCATTGGGCACCACCCTTCACCGCGGCGATGGCGGCGCGCACCTGCGCAAGCTCTTCGCTGACCGGGTAGTCCGTTGCATCGACGCCGGCCAGGCACTCCTCCGCATTCTCCAGCGCCGCCAGGAGCTGGTCGCGCTGCTCAATCATGCCGAGCAGCCAGGCCTCATTCACCAGGCGCACGCCATTCAGTTGCAGCGTGCCGTAGTCCTGATGCCCGAACTCGTGGCCCAGGGCGTTGCCCGTTAGGGCGAGAGTGCTGGTACTGTTCAGCTCCAGCTCGTTCTGTTTGCTCACCTTCCTTTCCCCTGCAGGCCGCGCCTGCTGTTGTTCTAAGGGTTGGGCGCCGGGGCGCCCGATTGCATTACTTCTTGGCTTCGATGAACGGCAGCGCCTGGTTCGGCAGCATGGTCGAAGGCAGGGCACCGTTCCAACGCTCTGCCTTGGTCAGCTCCACCAGCTCCGGGTTGCTGCCCAGGGCCTGAGCACGAGCCTTGATCGCCTCGGCTTCCGCGGCACCCAGCAGCGCGATACCTTCAGCCTTGGCACGGGAGGCAGCGAGCGCTGAGTCAGCCGTGGCCTGGGCCTGGGTGACCACGATCTGCGCCTGGATCTGCTCGGTGGCCAGCTGTTGCTCGCGGGTTTTCACGGCGACTTCGGCCCGCATGCGCTCTTCGATCGACTTCTCGTAGGCATCACTGAAGTCGATGTTCTCGACCTGGACGCTGTCGATCACCACTGGGCCGGTAATGGCGCCCTTGATCGCCGAAGCAATGTCCGTGACGAGCTTGCCGCGCTGCTGCACAGCGTTGACGGCGGTGTACTGGCCGAACACGTTCTCGACCTGGGTCGGCACGTGGCGGGCAATGGCTCGGGCCAGCAGACCTTCCAGGTCGCCGTAGCCACGGTACACGGCAGCGACTTCGCCTGGTGGAACGTGCCAGCTGACCGACACCACCAGCGATGCGGCTTGCTGGTCGCGGCTGTAGGCCTGCAGACCGTTCCAGTTGTTGGCGTTGTTCTGCACCGAGATGGTCTTCACCGTGTCAATGAAGGGGATCTTCCAGTGCAGGCCGGGATCCGCCACCTCGACGAACGCACCGTTACGCAGCACCACGCCACGTTCCTTCTCGTCGACGGTGTAGAAGCTCAGAATGGCTGCCACAAACAGAAGCAGAGCCGCCACTGCCACAAGACCTTTTACCGCATAACCGCGAACGTTACTTTCCACATTCCTTTCCTCTGGAGTTCTGCCTGGCTCATGCCTCGGCAGTGACGCAATTCTATTACTCTTTTCTGATCAATTGCAACACCTGCGCCCTATGTGCGCCCAATGAAAACGGCGCAACCCTCGCAGGCCGCGCCGTCCTTGTGTTCCTGAGCTGTGACGCCCTGATTATCTATCTGGATTGAGCCTGCTCAAGCGCGTGCTTCAGGCGCCAGTTCTCGTTGCGCAGCTCGTCGAGTTCCCTGATCTGCGAGTTCACGCGATTGATCAGCCTGGTCTGCTCCGCGTAGACAGCCTTGATCTTCCGGTTCATCTCCTCGGCATCGCCGACACGGTGCAGCAACTTCGTCAGCAGGAACTGCTCGCGGTCGCGATCGGCGACGTGGCGGAAGGCCTCGATGGCCTCGAGCCTGGCGTCGTACCGCCCGCCGTAGTGCGCCGCAGGGCCGGCCACTGCCTTCACGTGCCCGCGGCTGTTCACCGTGAGCAGGCCCCAGCCTGGCGGCAGCTCGTCAGGGCTGATCAGCCCCTCTGGCGCCATGAAATACCGCCAGTTGCCGCAGCCGCCGGTGGTGCGGTGCGCCTTCTTGCGATCGGCCAGGAAGTCGGCACGGCTGGTCTTGCACTCGACCACGACCGACCCGTCGTCGTAGCTGCCAGCAGCGCGGAACCCGATCGCGTCCGGCACCTCACCAGTCCAGCCCGACCGGCACTCGCTGACCGCCACGTGGCAGCCCGGGCCGCCGGCCGAGTTCGCCCGCTTCAGCCACTTCACCGCGGTGGCGCACAGGTCGGCGTGCGACATCGGGATAAGGAGGCTCACACGGCCTCCTGGGCGAACATATCCTGCTGCACCGCCTGCACGACCGCTGGCTCAGGCGCGCGCTTCACCAGCTCGTGCTCGATGCGCGCCTCGGCGATCGCCAGGTACTCCGGCGACAGCTCGCAGCCGATGAAGCGGAAGCCCTCGCGCATGGCGGCCTTGCCGGTACTGCCGCTACCCATGAACGGGTCAAGCACCACACCGCCCGGCGGCGTCACCAGCCGACACAGGTAGGCCATCAGGTCGGTGGGCTTGACGGTCGGGTGGTTGTTGCCGGTTGTCGCGGTGTTCTCGACCTGGCGCAGGGTGGTGCCGCGCTTGAATTGAGCGCCAGGATCATCCAGGCCCTCGTGGCGATCCTTGCGGCTGGCCTTGGCGCAGTAGAAGAAGCGGGCAGCGCTGCCGTTGTCGGCGTGGAAGGCGCCAGGAACACGCTCACGCTCGCCAGTCACATTGCCGACGCTGGCCTTGCTGTCCTCAGTGCCTCGCACCGGAGCAGCTGCGCCGGCCTGCGCAGGGAAAAGCTCCACCACCTCGTCGCTGCCGTCGTGGATCAGGTTGGCGGGCCAGCGGCCGGCGGGCGCCTCTCCTGTAAGCTGGTACTCCTTCTCGCCTCGACCGCCAGGCTCCTGTCGAGTGTAACTTTTCGACTTTGGCCATGTCTCGACCGTCGTACCGACCCGGCACCCATCGATATTCAGCGCCCCAGTGCCGTGCGCCAGCACGTTGGTCGCCACGGTGCCGCGGAATGGCTTGCGCGCCACCGCGATCGGCTCCAGCGCCGGCTTGAGCGCAGTACCCCAGCCTTCCCACTCGCCCTCAAGATTGTGCGACTTCGGGAAACCCGACCCGTACACCCAGGCGATGCTGTCGCGGATCTCGAAGCCAGCCAAACGAATAGCCAGCGTGCCCATGTCCTGCGTCCGCGTGCCGAAGAACGCCAGCAGGTGGCCGCCAGGCTTGAGCACGCGCAGGCTCTCGCGCCACACGCTCGGCCCGGGCACGAAGCTGTCCCAGGTCTTGCCCATGAAACCGCCGCCCTTGTGCTGGTAGTCGTCGCCGGCCATCCAGTGGCGCAACACCTCGAGCATGTCGGGCTCTTTGCTCAGGCCATAGGGAGGGTCGGTGACGATGCTGTCGACGGAGTTGTCAGGTAGGGTTTTGAGCACTGCCAGGCAGTCGCCCAGGTGAAGCTGGTACGGCGCTTCCATAAGTCTCCCGCCAGGTTGTTTCCTGGCTTGATCGTGATTTCACGCATCATATCTGAGTAACGATATTGCGTGCAATCACGGGAGACAGCGTGAACCTATCAGGCAGCCTGCAGCGGCCGCGCCCGGGCAATACGCTGCCGGCGCTTCTCGTCGTGCATGGCCTCCCACAGGTCGGTGGCCTGCTGGGCGTTGAGCCAGAATTCAGGCGACGTGCCGAACACGCCGGCCAGCATCAGGGCGGTGTCCGCGGTCACGGCCCGGCGATCGCGGCACAGCTCGTTGACCAGGCGCGTCTGCACGCCCATGGCCCGGGCCAGGTCGGTCTGGGTCAGCTCCATCGGCTCCAGGAACTCGGCGGTCAGGATCTCGCCGACAGTCGTGGGCTTGCGGTTGGTCTCGATCATGTCTCTCACCGGTACGTGTGCGGATCCAGGTATACGTCGCTCGCTTTGCCGTCGTTCCAGCGGAAGATCAGGCGGTACTGCTTGTTGACCCGGATCGAGCAGTAGGCGGCCAGCTTGCCGTGCAGGTGCTCGAACCGGTTCCCGGGCGGTACCCGCAGATCGCCCTCGGTCGTGGCGAAGCGGATGATGTCCAGCTTCCTGGCCAGAGCCCCTTCCATAGCGCCAGGGATCAGCCGGTGCCCGGTACCGTTGACGTAGAACTCATGCAGCCAGGCATCTCGGAAGCTCGATATCATGATCAGCCTATACCGTGAGGCGGTATAGCGGTCAAGTGTGAATCCATGCCGAGGCGCCCGATACGCGCCCGAAACAGAGCGGCGCGCTCAGATGGCGCGCCGCTGCTGGTGTTGCAGGTGGTGACACCCAGACTCGCAGTCTGGCTACCCGCCCACCTTGCGCTTGCCCTGCTCCAGCCAGCGCACCGACACCCAGTGCATCAGCACCGAACCGGTGACCGTGCCGGCGATGTAGACCGCGCCCAGGTGGTAGGCGTCGCTCAGCTGCATGCCCGGGCGCACCACCATGCCGATCAGGAGGAACTGCGATACGAACCAGATGCCGTTGCTGAACACCGCGGCGATCGCGTGGTAGCCGTAGCTGCCGGAGTTACGCGCGCGGCTAACCCAGGTGAAGGCGGCGTTCTGGACGACCAGGAGCAGGAACCAGAGAACGAGGCTCACTCGGCAGGCTCCTCGACGGGCTCAGGCTCCTCGGCCGGCGCTGGCTGCTCGATGTCGCGCTTGCCCAGCTGCCACACACCGCCGTAGTCGGCGATCGACTCGAGCTCCGGCACCGCACTGGTGTCCAGGGCCTCGCCCTCCGGCGCAGCCACCTCGAATACCTTCGGCGCGTGTGCGTCAGAACAGACGAAGACGCCACCGCCCTGGTGGATCAGGCGGGCGTTGCCCAGGCCGGTCAGGACGACGCCTACGGGCAGTTCGAAATACTTCATGGGTGCTCCTTGTGATGGTTGATCAGGCCGCGCCTTCGAGCATGGCCGGGTTGACGATGTGGCGCGCGACTTCGCCGAACTCCGAATGCATGACGATGCACTTCATGTTCTGCTGCGCGCGGTAGCCGCCCCAGGCAGCATACGCGTCCTTGGCGGTCAGCGTGTTGAACGACTCGACGGTGACACCGGCGTATTCCTTGACGCTCTGGTGGTGGACGTGGCCCAGGAACCAGTAGCGGTACTCGGTGCGGCCCCAGGCCTTGGCCTGGTCTGCAGCCATCACGCCAGGCAGGCGGTCGGGCTTGCAGGTGTGGCCGTGGTGCATGCCGATCAGCACCTTGCCGTGCTCGACGTACATGAACGGCGCCGGGCTGTTGTCGATCTCGACGCGCGGCTCGTTGGCGTAGATGTGGCCCAGGGCGATGCCCAGCCAGATGGCGCCGGTGTCGTCGTGGTTGCCGATCACGTTGATGACGCGCACGGTGCGGTGCTTGCCCAGGGCTGACTCGATGCACTGGCGCATGACCTTGATGCCGACGCGGATCATCTTGGCGTAGCGGCCGTCCATGTCCAGGATGTGCCCGCTACGGCTGGTCGTGCCTTCCATGTTGTCGGCGTGGAACCAATCCCCAAGGTTGATGATGACCGCCTTCTCGGCTGGCGGCGACATCTCGACGAGGGCGGCCATCGCGCCGCACTGAATCCGCTCACCGATCTCAAGATCCCAGTTCTGGCCCTGCGTCTCCTCGGCCCAGGCGCGCATGCCGATGTGGGCATCGCCGATCGGGTAGGTTGCCATCAGGTGCGACAGGTACTGGCCGTTATCCTTGCGCGGCTTGAGCTTGGGCAGCTCTTCGACCATGGCCTCGCAGGCCTCGCGCAGCAGCTCGATCTGGCGCTCGCGGTCGACCTGGCTCTTGACCCACTGGCCGCGCGGCTTGCCATCCACGTCGTAGTAGGTGCTGACGCCCTTCACCAGGAAGCCGTCAGGCACCGTGTGCACCATGTCGTGCTCAGGGCTGAAGCCCTTCTTCACCAACGCAGCTTTGCGGGAGAAGTAGACGCGCTCATGGATACCCAGTTTGGCGGCCGCCTGCTTGCCGGTCAGGTTTGCACGTATGCACTCCATGACTTGCTCGTCAGTCGCTTTCTTGAACGGGTGCTGGTACTCAGCACGCTGCAAATCATTGGACTTTTTCAATGTGCCTTTCCTGATCAGAACTAACCCTGATCAGGATTGTCGCGTCACGAATGATGGCGCAGCAGAACTACGGCTCAAGAAAGTCATCCAGATCGACCGCGAACTCGACGACTTCGTGGCCGAACTCATGCATAGCGGCCATCAGGACATCCATGGCGCCCGCCTGGGTCGCGACGTTGTACATGAGGGAAAAGCAGAGCAGGCCGGCGATCAGCACCGCCTGAGCTCCCCGGCGGTAGATGCCCGGGGTGACGCCGGTAACGGCCTTGAACGCTGTGGTGAAGTGGCTCTGGCCGGTGTAGCCGCATTCCAGTGCGACCTGTGCCAGCGGCATCACCCCTGAACGCAGGCGCTTCTTGGCCTCCACCACCCGCCGCTCGGCGATGAACCGCAGCGGCGTCTGGCCGGTCGCAGCCTTGAACCGGCGCGCGAAGTGGAAGGCGCTCAGGTTGGCCGCTGCTGCCAACTCAGCCAGGGTGATCTGCCGGTGGATGTTGTCGTCGATGAAGTCCATCACCCGCCGGCGCCTGGCCGCGCTGAGCTCGCTCTGCTTGTCGAATGCAACCGACGCCTTGGGCGACAGCTTGCGCACGGCAGCGACAGCCAGGGCAATCGCCGTGCTCTCGATCAGCAGCGGCCACTCGCGGAATCCTTCGGTCATGGACATGTGCCGAAGCGCTCCGGACAGAGACTGCGTCGTCGGCCCGGTGATGTCGGCATAGCGGAATTCGATGCGGGAGTGGTCGACGTGATCCTCGGCCACCTTGGTGAAGAGGTCGTCGCTCATCCTGATAGCAGTCAGCTCGGCGAGCTCAGCCAGGTGCCCGGTCTGCGTGTATCCCTTGGGGAGGAAGCAGACATCGTTCACCTTCCAGCGCTCTACCGGAGCATAACTGATCGGCTTGTAATCCGAGTGCGACAGAACCACGACGTGCTCAGGCACGGTAAAATTGTCTATCTGTCCAGTGTACTTGCCGGTGAATATCCGGATGCCCGCGTTTTCGAAATGCTGGATCTCGATGCCGGGGGTTGCGGGAAGTCCTGCCACAATGGGTTACTGCCAAAGATGAAAATCTGGGCAGCGCAATAACCTAGGTTAAGTCCAGATTAGAACGAATCTTATTACATATCCCCGCTATCCAGAGATAACGCTAATTTGAGCCCTATACGCGCCCGAGACCCTTGCTATTTGGCGTAAGTTGTTGAAAGGACTCAGCTTTATAGGCTTGGATTCCCAGACTGGTGATCTGGGTTTGCACAATCAGAACAACGCTTCGTCGTCAAGGTCATCAACCTGCGGCGGTAGCGCGCGGGCCTCGCCCTCGCCCGGGAACTCCTCGCCGGTCACCGCGTGCACCGCCTTGCGCCCGCTGTAGTGCTCCCAGCGCCGCACGATCACGTCGGCGAACTTCGGGCTGAGCTCCATCAGGCGTGCCGACATGCCCAGGCGATCGGCGGCGATCAGCGTGCTGCCGGATCCGCCGAAGGCATCGGCCACCAGGTCGCCGGCACGTGCGGACTGCTTCAGCATCCGCTCGACAAGGGCAACGGGCTTCTGCGTCGGATGCAGGCCACTGCTCGCCGGCTTGGGCTCGAACAACATCGACGACGGATGCTGCTCGACCATGGCATCCGCCGACACCACCAGCACGCTCTCGCCGATGCGCACCTGGTACCGGCCATCCTCCATGCGGGTGAACGGCGAGCCGTCGCCCAGGTCGATCACGCTGGTGTTCTTGCGGCCGCCGTACCAGCGGTGCGCGCTGCCCTTCTTCCAGCCGTACAGGATCGGCTCGTGGATGCTCTGCCAGTCCATGCGCCCCAGCACCATCCGGTCTTTCTTCCAGACCAGGCAGGACTGCAGGTGCAGGCCGGCGTCGGCGAAGGCGTTGCGGAAGGTCTGGCCCTCGAGGTCGGAGTGCGCCACGTAGATCGGCGCCCCTGGCTTCATCACGCCGAACAGGGTGGCGAAGGTGGTCTGCAGGAACTCGGAAAACTCGGCCGGCGACATCTTGTCGTTGGCGATCGCGCCCGTGTCCGCGCGGTTGCCGCCGTCCCACTTGTCCTGCTCGCGGTTCTTGCGGCCCTGGTCGACGTTGTAGGGTGGATCTGTCCAGACGATATCGACCTGCTCGGTGCCCAGCAGGCGATCCCAGGCATCGACGCTGGTGGCATCACCGACGCACAGCCGGTGCGCGCCCATCACCCACACGTCGCCCGGCACGCTGACGGGCTCATCGGGTGCTGCAGGTGCTGCGTCCGGATCCTTGTCTTCGGGCAGCTCGATCTCCGGCGCCAGCAGCGCCGCCAGCTCGTCCTCGTCGAAGGCGGTCAGCGACAGGTCGAAGTCGGCTTCCTTCAGCTCGGCCAGCTCCAGCTTCAGCATTTCGTCGTCCCAGCCCGCGGACAGGGCGGAGCGGTTGTCGGCGATGATGTACGCCCGGCGCTGCTGCGCGCTCCAGCCGGTGACGTCCATGGTCGGCACCATGCCGATCGGGATCGGCGTGCCATTCGGGAACTTGATCTGCTCGCCGCGCTTGTAGATCGCCTCAGCGGCCATGCAGCGCCCGTGCCCGGCGACGATGCCCATGTCGTCGATCAGGACGCTGTTCGTCCAGCCGTATTCCAGCAGGAGGGCCTGCAGCTGCTCGACCTGGGCCGGCGAGTGCGTGCGGCTGTTGCGGGCGTAGGCCACCAGGCTGTCGAGCGGGCGCAGTTTGATCTGCGGCACGTCCGGGTCGAGGCCCATCATCTTGCTCAGGTCGCTCATGTCCGCTCCACCACCACCACGCCGCCGCCCGGCTTCTCGTCGTCCTTCACGCCAAAGGCCCGGCGCTCGGCCCGATGCAGGATGTCCAGCGTCTCGGCCGTGATCTTGGCCAGCTTCGCCTTCTGGAACGCCATGTTCGGGTCGCTGTGCCGGATCTTGATCGCCTCCTGCGACAGGACGCGCGGCGCGATCAGTTCGGCCTTGTGGCGCTCGAGCAGCTTGTGCACGGCGTCCTCGTGCAGGGGCACGGCCAGGTTCGGCATGGCCTCGCCATCGCGGGCGTTGACCTCGGCGACCTGCATCTTCCACTCGTTGAAGCGGATCACCGCCTCTGCGGCCTCTTCGGTTTGGCCGGACTTGACCACCTTGGCCCAGCCCTCTGCACGCTTTTGCGCGGCGAGCACGCGCGACGGGATGCCGGTCACCTCGGTCAGCTCCGCCATGGTCATGCCATGGGTGCCTTCGTAGATGGCCCGGGCATCGCCCAGTCGGTGGTGGAAGGAGTCGTCGGTCACACTTGCATCATCTGGCGGTTGCGATGGCGCCAGTGTGCCGTCACGACGAAAGGTGCCTTGCTGCGGGGCTGGTGCGCCCGAATGGCGCCCGAAGGTGTGCGGTGTGCTCGCCAGCCCTTGCAGCGTCTGGCGTGGCGAGCGTTGATGCCCTGATGGTGTATCAGGGTTGTAGTTCGCGAAGCCCGTAAAGCCGATCAATCTGATCGCACTCCCATACCTCAAATGCATCGTCAGCCGCATCGGCTTTGTGCTCCGCGCGCAACGCTTGGGCAGGTGCGCGGCGACCCTGCTGCCGCTCCGCCTTGTGGCAGAAGTGCTTGACCACCGCGCCATGCCCTCGACCGCTGAATGGCCTGCGCGACCAGAAGTCGTAGCCTGGGCCTTTGCTTCCGGTAATTGACCTGCTCACGGTCTGCCCTCCAGCTCCGCAATCCGCTTCTCCAGCTTCTCGCAGCGCTGGCGTGGCGTATCGACCAGGCACCAGATCAGGAACGCGCCCAGGCCGAGCTCTGGCCGACCAATGTGGTGGGCGATCAGCACGAAGCCGATCATCGTCCAGCCGCTCATGGCTCGCCCACCGGCATCGGCCGGCGCCCCTGCTGGTGCCAGTGGTAGGCGCTCGCGCTGACCTCACCCTGGCAGTGCCGGCAGCGGTACTTGCCATTGCCGGGCGGGGCGGTGATCAGCTGCTCGAACTCGTGCCAAGGACAGGCGCGCAGCTTCGCGCTGTTCGCCTTCACCTGCTCGGCGATCGCGCGAATCTCGTCGCGCGGTAGGCTGGTCAGCTCAGCCATCACGCCAACGCCGTCGTAGGTGCCGTTGGGGTTGCGGTGGTCTTCGAGGTTCATGCTCAATTCTCGATAGGTGCGCCGTCCGTGGCGCGGGGTGGTTAGGCGGCGGATGCCTCGGCGTCGTAGTCGGCCAAGGCTGACTTGATCATGGCTTTGCCAAACTGGGTCGCAGCTACCGCCAGGCAGTACATGACCGCGGTGGCGATCAAGCCGACGTATGCGGACATCAGCACGATGGCGAGCGTCATCAGCCAGGAGATGGTCTTGCGAACAGGGCCGTAGGTGGTCTTTCCGATCAGGTCGCGCGCTTGCGCAATGATCTTGTCGCGCGCTTCGCCGGTGGCGTGCGTGACGCCGAGCCCCATTACGGCGGCCATCACACCCCCGAAGATGCCGAGCGCGGAGAACGCCCAAAGGCTGACGGCGGCCATGTTTGCCAGGCCTGGGCTGTCGAGCCGCACCGAGCCAATGAGCATGGACATGACGGCGATGAAGAACAGGTACGCGAAGATACGTGGTTTCAATTTCCTTTCCTCGGTAGGTTGGCGCCCGCAGGCGCCGTGGTGGTGATCAGTCGACCAGGCGCTTGACCAGATCGATGGCTTCTTGAACGGTCTGCGCACCTTCGGCGGCGTCGTCACTGATCTCGATCTCGAACTCCTCCTCGATGGCCATGACAATCTCGATGAAGTCGAGGCTATCGCCGCCCAGGTCGTTCAGGATGTGCTGCTCGGCGGTCACTGGCTCATTGCCGCCCAGGCCCAGCTGCTGCTCGACGATCTCGATGACGCGCTGCTCTACGGTCTTGCCCATTTCCTTTCCCCTTGTGGCGCCCTAATGGCGCCCGATGATGGTTTATACCGGCTGGAAGTGGCGTATTCCCTGGGGCCGGCGACCCAGAGCACCAGATTGCTAGTCAGGGCTTGGTCATCAGGCCGCTGAGCCAGGCGAGCACGCGGCGCGGCATGGACTGCCCCAGATCCTGGGCGGCGCGGCGGTCTTTGCGGCCATCGCGCAGGCCACGCTCGTAGGCTGCATCGCCGATCACGCCCACGCGGTAGCTCTTCACGCCTTCGGGCCAGCCGTAGCGACCCACGCGATAGCCGTTCTGGTAGGCCGATCGCCGGCGCTGAGCGGTCTTGCTCACAGCTGGGCGCCGTAGGCAGCGCGCTTGAACTGCGACGGCTCGCCGGTGATCGCCCGGCGCTGCAGGTCGGCGCGGATCAGCTTGCGGACAGACTTGCGCAGGCGCTTCTCGGCGCGCTTCTGGATGGCTGCGAGCTCGACGAGCTCCGTGTGGGTGTAGTTCTCGTTCATTTCGAGTGATCTCCGTAGAGTTGGTGAAGGGCATCTGGCGCCGTGCGGCGCTGGAACTGCACCTCGATGCCGCGAGCGCGCAGGGCGTGCAGGAATGGGTTGCGGTGCGAGTAGCCGATCGCGAGCGCAGCGGCCTGGGCCGTGTGCGTCTTGGCCAGCCTGATCACCGCATCACGGAACGGCTCGCCGGTCTCGGCGACGTAGCGCGCGACCACGTTCGAGGCATCGAACGGGTCACTGTTTGGGTTGTCAGCGAGCTTCTTCTGGAAGTTGCAGTAGTCGACGCCCAGCGCCCGTGCCGTGTCCTTGCGGGTCAGGCCCTGGTCAGCGAAGTCGCCGACCAGATCCCAGAACGGCATGCCCCAGCGCTCCTCGGTGCGTTGCTGGATGTTCACAGGGCATCCTCCTCGTCGATGATGCTGGCCGGGTCATTGCGCGTGGCAGCATGGAAGAACGCGAGCAGGCCGAGCGCCGCCAGAACCCACACGCCAGCGCAGAGCGCCACAAACTGCCCGGCGCTCATGCTGCCACCGCTGGAAGGTGCTTGCGGGTGGCCACCAGGCGCGAGCGGGTGATGCCCGACAGCACGCGCTGAATCATGGCCGCGTCGACGCCGTAGCGGCGCTGCAGCTGCTCGGTGCCCCAGCCAGCGAACTGGTCGAGCGCCCGGCATTCCAGGATCTGCTCGTCGGTCATCAGCGGGGCATTGCCGCGGATCTTGCCGGTGGCCTTGCTCTTCGCCGCGGTGGCGGTGTGGTCGGTCTTGGCGTAGCCGCGGCATACTGCGCTGTAGGCGATCCTCATGCGGCACCGCCTGCTGCCTGGGCCTGCAGCTGCTGGAGCTTGGAACGGCGCGCCACCTTGCGCAGCGCGCGCTCGGCCCGGCGGCCGGCATCGTCAAGCAGCGCGTTCATGTCGTAGCCAGGCTGCCACTCAGGGCGGCGCGTCGGCATGATTGCAGCGGGCGCTTTGGCCAGGAGGCCGGCGGCCGCCACGGCGAGCAGGAGAGTGGTTGCGCGGATCATAGGCCACGATCCTCACGCTGGCGCTCAGCCCAAGCATCGCACGCTGGGCCGGTCAGTCGGCCTTCGGCGCAGGCCAGGGCCTCACGACGGTTGCTGAACCCCTCGCACACCTTGTGCCCAGCGCAAGGGCGACCATCGCCCCAGGTCGGCTGATGGGCAATGGCTTCCGATGGCCCTTGGGCCTGGAGCATCCAGTCTGGCAAGCAGGACAGCGCTCGATTGTCGTTGCTGGGTCGCCAGCAGGTAACCCCGCGCTCTGGGTCGCGCAGAACCAGAAGGTCGTAGCGATCAGCGTCGCGAGCCTTCAGGCCGACAGGTTGATCGTATGGCTTCAGCTCGCCGTATGAGGGGCTGCCACCGTCGCACCCACCCAGCACCACCAGTGCAGCGGCCAATGCCGCGGCGCGGATCACGATGCCACCTGCGCGTCGTGCGGGTTCACCCAGGGGCGGATGCTGCCCACCTGGCGAGGGAACAGGCCCTGGCCGAACAGGTTGAACATCACGTAGGTGGCGATCCCATCGAAACGCTCACCTGGGTCGATGTCTTTCATCGAGCACACTGGCTCGTACATCGACGATTTTCCGACGCGGCGAACTGCCGTGTCCTCGGAAATGAAGCGCGGGACGATGATATCCAGCAGCCTGAGAAGTTTGCTCACCCCTTTCCCCTTACCGGCTCCGCCGGTGCGTTGTATTTGAGCAATTATGCGCTTTGTTGAACCTGCGCTGCAACTGGTTGTCGCGCGGCGTGCAGGGCGAGCAGTTTGGCCTTCAGGGTGTCGCATGGGTTCTTGCCGAAGCGCAGCTCGACGGCGTCCAGGTAGTGCTGCCGCTGCTGCTTGTTCGGCAGGTTGAGCACGTAGTGCGGCTCGAGCTCGTAGCAGCGCATCTTGAGGGCCTTGGCTGCGTCGGTGCCGCGGCGCTTCTCGACCATGGTGAAGAACTCCATGCGCTGGGCCTGGGTCATGGTCAGGATGTGGCGCGCCTCACACTCAGCGCGCCAGGCCTCGCTGTCGCTGGGCACCTGCTCGCCGGTGTACAGGGTGACCATGGGCGCCTTCCAGGTGCAGACGTTCATGCCGACACCCTATCGGCCGACAAGGCCAGCAGCGCGCAGACCATGGACGCGGCGACAGCCCCCATCGTGCATCCGGCCAGCCAGCGCGGAGTAGCGTCGACCGCGACGCCGGCGATCATCGCCACCAGCGCGAGGCCGCAGCACCCAAGCCCGGCCATCAGCCACCAGAAAGACCTCACTGCAGCGGCATCCGCAGGCAGACGTCAGCAGCCAGCACGGACTGGTGCCAGTCCTTCTCGCGGTGACCGCCGTCGACCATGCCGTTGCGCCAGCCATGCCACGCGGAGCGCGTCGCGGTGTTGCCAGGCTCAGGCGCGCCACGCAGGCCAGCCAGGTAGCCGGCCATGCACTCGTTCTCGTCGATGGTCGCCAGGTCGCGCACGGTGGTGACCGGTTGGAATTCGCTCATGTGAGCCTCTGCGATGTGTTGGGGTTGAGCCTGAATTGTACCAATCATTTCTGATCAATGCCCGGGCTTTACACTTGATCACTTTTGGCGATCTGAGCCCTATGTGCGCCCGAAAACCTTGGCGTTAGGCTGAAAGCCTTGTGGCGCAAGGGTTCTGGCGTCTTGAAACCCTGATTGGTCATCTGGTTATCGCGCTGCCCAGCGCCCGCACTTGGCCATCGCGGCGCTTCTCTCAGGCGTTCTTGGCCCGATCAGGAACGGAAAGCACCAGGCGGCCAGCGCGACACGTGCACCGAACAGCAAAGAGCGAGCAGTCCGCATCACACACCCTCCGCTTGGGCGCCGCCATAGCTGGCCACGATCAGCGACGGGAACTCAGGCGAGACCCGCTTGTTCGGGTGGCAGCGGATGCCCGCGTCGACCATGACCACGCCGGTGCGGCCGTCGCCCTTGTACTTGCGCAGCTTGGTGCCGCACGAGCACACCACGTCAGGCTTGTGGCCGTGGCCTTCCAGGCCGCAGTTGGTGCACTGGTACGTGCGACCGCCGTCAGGATGCTTGATCGAGGCGATGCGCCCGAAGCAGTTCCGGCAGCAGTGCTGCTCGAGGCGCCAACCGGAGGTGTTTTCCCTCTCTATCGCGCGCACGTGATTTTGCCCGATGATAACGCTATCAGCCGGCCGACCCTGTGAATTCTGCGCGCTCATACAAACAACTCTCCCTGCGGCATCTCTGGCCGCTTACCGCTGAATGCGAATGTAACTTGTTTGCTCGTATCCCTGAGCGCTGCGACCACCAGTTCCTCGCTCGACACAACAGGCATCGCCAGGCGCTGGAGAACTTCCCCGGCCTGGTAGCGGATCTCGATGTTGTGCAGCGGAGGATGCTTGACGGGTGCTGAGCCCTTGGCATTGCGGCCCAGGTTGAACTCGCGTTCGCGGTTGTAGCAGCTGACGCACAGGTGCTTGCGAATGAGCCGGGTGGTGCCCTGGTGACAGCGAGCGCAGATGCTCATGCCCCTGAGCGGTGACAGTGAGATTTCACCGACCCCGGCATGCTTTGCGCCCAGTGGGCAATTCTTGCAACGGTCGAGACGTTCGGGTGCGGCTTTGCCGTTGGCTTCGCTCCACATCCCGGCGCATGCCGAGACCTGTAGCGTGGCGTTCCTGCGTTCGCACCGGAACATGGGTCTGTCCGGTAGTTCTTCCAGCGTGAAGTATTCGACCATTGCTGCTGCCCCAGCGGTAAGTGCTGCGGGCAATTCTACAGGTGACTTGGCCTGGTGGTAAATAATTCCGAGTAATTTGCGAGAAGTTGACGGACGGTCACTAGGGCGACCGGTCGCTGCTGCTGGTTGCTCCTTGGTTGCCCCTCTGGTTGCCCCATAAAAGGCCCTATAATAATAATAAAAACAATAACTTATTTAAATAATAATAATAAGAGAAACCAAGAAACCATATATATAAGCCCCCTATAGGACTTAAACTTGGTTGTGATAGTTGTGTTATCAATTCACAACCAGCACAACCGTATATTCCTACTTATACCTTTTTCCGGCTGGAGCGGTCGCTTTGGACGCTCCCCGCCAAATGCCCTGTATTCATTGGCAGAAACGGGAGACGCGGCCCGGTCGCCTTTTGGGCATTAGTCGCGGCACTGGGCGCGACCAAAAGAGCGACCAGACTGCATTTGTCGGTCGCCCCTCGATCAAACAGCCAGCAAATACAGGCGAAAAAGCAGTTTCCGCAGTTTTTGCGGTCGGTCGCCCCTGCTTTCTGGCTGCGCGCCCTGCCCGTCAACTAGGTTGCAACGGTTGCGACAAGGTTGTGGGCATGGGACAATTCCAACCGCAACAACCACAACCACTTTATGGGGCTCGCCATGGCAGCAAGCATCAACAGCAAAATCGTCGCCGATAAACTCGGCATGGATCACCGCGCCTTTATCCGCCACCTCTGCGACATGGTGACGGCCGGAACACTCGACAAAGACGTGCTGCCGCAGCGTGATGGTTCGCTCGCTTATGAGAAGGATACGCGGCTGCGGGTCGGCGACTTGATGGCGCTGGCCGTTCACTTGAACCTGAAGAAAGCCCAGTGCGACAGCATCGGCGCAGTGTTCAACCGCATACAGCCGGCTGTCCCGCTGGTCAGGACATACGTCGATCACACAGAGCTGCGTGCCTCGGTCGGCAGTCAGATGGGGTTCGTGGCCGCCATAGAGAAGCTGGCAGACGGCACCGGCGAACGACGCGAAATCGTCAAGGAGTTCGGACTGCGCAAGGTCGGCGATCGGATCTGGCTCGGCATGTCCACGCCAGCGATGGTCGGCCTGGCACAGCGCGCCGGCGTCGAGACCGCCAGCCTGGGCCAGATGTTCTGCGCCATTGATGGCGCCGAGCGCCACGGCACCAAGAGCTTTGGCGGGCACTCGTCGAAGGTCGTGTCTGTGCAAGCCGACCTGCTGCTTGAGGCATTGGTAGGTAGCGCGGAAGAGCGTTTGTTTTAAGGGAAACCCGACGAACGGTCATCGCAATTGCTTGATCAAATTTGAGCAACGCAGGCACAATGCAACCCAACACGGAGACACACTCCGGACAGCAACCGACCGAGGGGGGCAATCACCATGGCTCGCAACACCACCAAAAAACCGACCTACCGCGACCTCGAGCGCAAGGTCATGGAGCTGAATGGTCAGCTGGCCTACGTCTATGCGTTCGCTTCGAAGGACATCGCCAAGGCATCCACCGACCACCTGATGGCCTCCGGTGTCCTGCTGCAGCTCACCGTGCTGGGCGGCCGCGAGATCATCAAGCCGGTGGTGATCCGCGACGGCCTGAGCCATGAAACGATCGAGGCGCTGAAGAAAGACCTGGCGCGCAGCTTCGAGCTGGCCACCCACTACAAGCCATAACCGACCATCACGCCCGGGCAGCCGGGCCAACCACCACAAGGAACTGACATGACCATCATCGCCAGCCACCTGCCGGTCGAGATCACCAATGCGGCCGGCCGCATGACCCAGAAGCATTTCGAGGCTTGGACGTCGACCCTGACACCCGTCCTCCCGCTCGGCACCATCACTGTGAACGGTCAGTTCGATCGCTACTTCGATCCGGAGACCCAGGCCACCTGGGAAGGCTTCCAGAAAGCGATGATGGCCTCGTTGAACATCCGCCTCAGCGACATCAAGCAGAGGCACGCCCGCTACGACATCGCGTAACCGCCGAAACCGCCCCAGGCTTGCACCGAGCTGGGGTTGTCCGGGCCGGGATGGCTACCCGCCCGCTGATGATGGCAAGCCAGTATTCGCACGCTCTTATGCCAAACTGATCTAATGCGTTGCTTGATCAAATTTGATCAACTCAAGCATAATTGCCCCATCGAAACGAACAACGCCCTGGAGGGCAAGACGATGACCGACGCACAAGACATCCTCGAGACCGCAAAAAGCGTTACTGGTGCACGTATTCAGGCGCGCATGCTCAGCAATCAAATTATCGATGCTGAAGACGGCAGCCGCATCTATCTGCTCAAGGATGGAAGCCGCTTTGTTGTTGACGGCGAAGGTTACATGCTCGCTGAGTAACCAACCCCGCCACCCACACGCCCCTTAACTGGGGCTTTGGCAGTACCAGCCAACACACGAGCGAGGATCAACCCGCCATGAATACGCAAACCCAACTCATGCTTGAGCAGCTGGAAGACGCGGGCGCCATCGTGCGCGTCAACGCCGGCCAGGCACCCGCCACCACCGTCGACTTCGACGCCCTGGTCGCCACCGGCCCGACCATCGCCGAGCTGCAGGCCGAAGGCAAATTGCTGCCAACCAAACCCTTCATTATCGGCAAGCTCCACCACGGCCGCTTCGGCAAGGCTTGGTTCGAGCTGGCGGACGAGGAGGCCGGCGTCGAGGGCAATACCTTCGACAGCGAGCGCGCCGCCCGCTCTGCCCTGGTTGGCCTGGGCACCCAAGGCGACGTGCACCGCACCTCTGCTGTCCTGGCTGCAGGGTGCAAGCTGTGACCCTCGCCATCACCGTCGACTGCGCTGGCCTGCACCGCGTCACCCGCGTGACCACTGGCCGCCTGCTCGCTGTATTCACCACGGAAGCGGAAGCCTCCTCCTACATCAAGGAACGCACCATGAAGCGCAAGATCATCGCCGTCACCACCGAACAGCTGGACAAGATCCTGCTGCCGCTGACCACCGCAGGCCGGCTGCGCACCCGCTACAACACCGCCACCACCGCAACCGAGTACCGCGCCGGGCGCCGCATCGTCGCCGTCAGCGTCGGCAGCCATCACTTCGCAGCAGCATAACGACCACCAACACCGCGGCCGCTGGCCGCTTAGGAAAGGAAATGCGCTACTACATCACCTCGACAGACCCGCGTCACGTTGAAGTGCTCAAGGAAATCACTGCCCAGGCCGCCAACCGCTATCGGTTCTTCAAGGAGAAGGTCGAAGCGCTCGGATTCGACGAGCTCGGCATGCACCCATTCAGCGTGCCCATGTTCTTCTGCAAGCGTTGCCAGGAAGAGAACCCGCCGCGCGTAGGCCCGTCGCTCGCTGACTTCAAGGGCGGCGAGCGCATCTGCGAGAACGGGGTCTACTACTTCAAGTACACCGTCCGGGGCCGCGGCAAGAAGTTCTACGACACCCTGTGCGAGGGTGCCCCCGCGATTCCCGATGAGCTGAAGGGCGCCAATTCATACCGTCGGCCGACCATCGACACGGTTTTCGCGGCTCGCCTTGGCCTGCCAGACGGCGTGTTCAGTGGCCGCTCGATCAATTACGCATCGACCTACCTGCTCCACGGAAAGACGATGGTCGCATGCAGCCTGCCATACCGCGATGACGACTCGACGGAAGCCGCCCCGGTTGTCATCCCAGACGGGTTCGTCGAGGTGACGGAGCGAGCCCTGCACGCTGAAATCAAGAAGCACAACGACGCGCTGCAGGCCGCGTCCTGATCAACTACCGCGCCCCGCTGGGGCGCTAAGGAAAGGAAATGCCACAAATCAATCGACAGGGCACTGTCCGCTTCGGCGATGCCGCCCTGTATATCTCGGAGGAAGGCCTGGGCGGGAGCTGGGAAGAGCGCACCGCTTGGGGGAAGAAGTTCAAGCGGGAAGTTTTCGCTCGGATCATCCAGCAACTGAACCGCATCGGCTGGACTGTCGGCCCGTGGGATGAAGCTGATCAATATAAAATCATCGCCAACAACCATCGCACATGCAGCAAGGGTGAACACCTGCACGCCCTGCTGGATCTCAGTGGGCGCTGCATCAGGCTGGAAATGTGGCAGTCGGCTAATACCCCGACCAGGCCAGATCACAAGGGCCGCTACGAGTCGAACAAAGAAGCCGTCGCACCTTACCTTCTGCGCCTGGAGATGGAGCGAACCCGGCGCCGGATCCGCGATTACCTCTGTAACGTGTTCATCGGCTATACCTTCGAAGAGCAGAGCCCTGGACGAGGTTCACGGCGGCGCGGACTCAAGCCGCCAACGGCTATGGAATACCTGAATGGCTGCTATTCCGAGAGCTGGCACTTCAAGGGAGACTGGCAGGCCTACCGCGACGCCAATAGCAGCCCTGGCCTCTCCAGCTGCTTCAACAGCAACCGCAAGTCAGCCGATGGCAAGCTGCTCGAGCATGGCCAGCCCGTCTACTTCTTCGACCGGAAGGGTCGCGCGCAGACCGGCATCGCCCACTACAACATCAACAACATGTGGTGGGTGGTCAGCGGCAAGTATGCTGTCACCAACGAAGCCAGCTTCGAGCTTTATGTCGACAACCCAGGCGACCTGCGCTGCAAGCGCAACAAGTCTCTGCGTCGCAAGCGCCTGGAGAGCGAGCTGAACGCCGCCGTGGCGCGAATGGACTACCGCCGCGCCGAGGTGCTGCGCGACCTGATCTGGCCGCCAGGTGAGCCGGTGTTCTGCCTATGGCATACCGAGCACAAGCTCTATCACTGCGCAGGCTTCAGTGGGTACGCCGCCGAGCAGATGGACGCCGGGAAATTCACTCGCGCCGAGCTGCAGGGCTGGGCCAAGGCCCCGAACCAGATCGTCGCCCTGGGCAAGCGCCCCGACTGATCGTGACACCAAACTCGGCAGTGAGCCCACCTCCTGCCGAGTTCCCGCCATGGACAAGTCAGCTGCTCAACGCCGCATCGAAGCCCAGTGCGCTGGTGCGTCTGCTCCCTTCGACACCGACGAAGCCATGCGCCTCCTGCGCCAGGCCAAGATCATCGTCAGCCGCCATCCGACCATCGGTGCGCAGAAGCTGGCGAACGAGATCAATACTTTTACCGCAGCTCACAGCAACGCATAGAAGAAAACATTCTAAGCGTTCTCGTGCTCAAATTTGAGCAATGGCGTAGTATTGCCCCAACAAATACAAGGGGCAACGCAATGCCGAAACTCATCGCCGGCCATGTCATGGCCATATGTACCACCTGGCTGACCTGGGCATTACTCGCCCCGATCATCGCCGGCCCGGTACCGATGGCGGAGCCCCCTCACAATTGCCCGGCGCCGTACACTCAGCACGGCGTCGGGAAAGACCTCAAGACCTTCACGCGCACCGTCGACCGGTGCGCTCAACAACACGCTCAGTGAGGAAAGGAAGATGCGCAACGCAGAGACGCAAATCGCAAAGTGGAAGATCATCACCTTCATGGCCGTCAGCCTTGCGGCGGTGATCACCGTCAACCTGCTGGACGTCGCGGGGTGGCTGGCATGAACACGCGCGCTGAAATGGATTTGAAGGCCTTCGAGCTGGCGCAGGGCTTGGCCCAAGATCCTGGCCGACCTAGCGCCCAGGCCACCGCCCGGCTGCAGCAGACCATCCTCGCCGGCATGGAGTGGGCCGCGGTCGACATGGCTGGCCGCAACGCTCGTCTGGCTGAGGAGCTGCACCAGGTGAAGCAGGCCCAGGCCAGCGCCGCGCCGGAGCAAGCAAAAACGTGTGATTGCAACCAAGGGCGCTTGCCATGCTCATGTAAGCAGGTTGGCGCCGCGCCTGAGCAGGAGCCGGTGGCGTGGGTAAAAGGCGGCACATTCTGCCGCCTTTGCGGTACGAAATTGTGCGTTACCGGCGTATGTACCATCTACTGCCCCAACCGTGACTGCGGTTTTCCTGGGCGTGGCACCAAAGGGTTGACAGAGCCGGAGATTGAACGCTTGAAAGACGGGGAGCCGTTGTCCGAGCAGCAGCCGGTGACGCTGCCAAAACGCAAAGACACTCAAGAGATAGCTGAGCACGGGCATGGTACTTGGAATCAATGTCTTGACGAGATAGCCAAGCTGGGGCCGCTCTTCACCCACGCCGACCCGTCCGAGGGGGAGCGGCTGCTGGCCGACAAAGAAAGGTGGGCCAGCAACTGTCTGAAAGTGCTCAAAAAGGCCGCTGAACTTGAAGGTCAACTCGAAGCCGCAATCCAGCGCGCCGATGCGGCTGAGCGTCATGCGGCCGATCTGCGTAATTCGCTCGTAGAGCTAAACGGCATTGAGCGAAAGCGCGATGCGGCGTTCGCTATATTGCGTGACTGGCTGGACACCGACCTTGGCAAGTCATCACCTGCCATCAACAACCTGCGGCGCAAGACGGATTATCTGCTATCCGCCAGCGCAGAGCCCACCAACGTCGGCGATGGGGAGGTGCTTGGTGAGCGCTGCATTGACGGCGGCACATGCCACCACGACTGCAAGACGCGCTGCTTCCGCCGTGAGTGCTGCACCCACTTCAGCGACTACACCGGGCCGTGGGCCTATCCTACCGAGGCCCAGCGCCATGAGTAACCACAACGATCAAGAGCGCGCGCTGTTCGAGGCGGCATACGAAACAGCTTGCGGTAGCCAGAGCACAACTGTCCGAGAAGTTGCATGGCGTATCTGGCAAGCCCGCGCCCAGTTGCCGGCAGGCGGGGAGGCGTCGAGCAATCCAAGTCGGCTTGAGCTGACCACTATGCTGCACGCAGCTAGGAAGGTGTACCGCCTGGTTGATAAGGCCGCTGTCGATTACGAGGCGGGGCGCAGTGCGCTTGGCTACATGGAGGACATAGCGGCGTCATCTTCCTACCTGAGTAGCGTGCTTGAGAGATTGCTCGCCGCCGCCCCGCACCCTGTAAGCGGTGAGCAGCCAGCAGCGCAGGACATGAGCGGGCTGGTTTCTGCGCTGGAGTTCTACGAGTCTACCAGCCGAGGAAATTACGGCAACGTAGCGCGCGCAGCCCTCGCCGCCCACCGCGCCCAGCAGGAAGGTGCCGCATGACCCCTCCCCGCCTGCGCGGCCTGGTCGACGGCCTGGAGCGCGCGGTGCGCATGGAGTACCGCTGCCCAAAAGCTCAGCGCTCGACTCGCAAGCAGGAGACGCTGGCGGCGAAACTCCGCCTGCTGCAGGCCATTGCCGTCATCGCCAAGGAGCCATGCCAGTGACTGACCAGCTCGACCTCTACGCCGACAGCGCCCAGGCGCGGGCCGGTGACACGCTGCGTCAGGCGCCGGCGGCGGCATCCACCTTCGACTGGCGAGCCGCGGCCGCCCAGCGCGACGCCGAGGCCCGCGCAATGCGGGAGCGGGTCGCCCGGGTCTGCGATGACCTGGCCATCCGACTGGGTATGCCGCCACCGCGAAATCGGGCACAATAGTCCCACCAACCACAGCCGCCGAAAGGCGGCTTTTTTATACCTGGAGCAACGATGAAAGACGTCTGGGATTGGCGGCCGACAGGGCCTGCCTGCCGCGGCAAACACGCTTGGATCTACTACCACAGCCGGAGAATCAGGGAATGCTGCGACTGCGGCGCGAGCGAGGATCTATGGGCAGACTTTGGGATGTTGCGGGGCAAGAAAAAGCCGGCTTAGCGCCGGCTTTTCTCTACCCCTGATCTCTAGATCGGCAGATCGTCGCTGCTGCCCGCCTCCTTCTCATCGCCCAGGATCGGATCCAGCGGGATGCTCACCACCTTGCTGTCCGAGCCGTTGAACTTCTTGCTGCCGCTGATGCGCTTGGCGCCCTTGACCCTGAGCAGCTGGCCGCGCAGGTCGGTGACGAAGGACATGCCGCTGGCCATCTGCACCAGGTTGGTCACGCTGGTACCGAACCACAGCTCGCCGGTGGCGTGCTCGACGCGGATGCCGTGGCGCTTCAGGGTCGCGTCTGCGACCCCGACATCAATGACGTTGTGGCGGTGCATCGGAGAGCACTCGCGGATCAGCTCGTAGACGCTGTACTCGTCGGTGCTACCGCCGAGGCTCTTGGCGCGCAGCTTGGCGCCCAGCAGGGCCTCGACAGCGCGGGCCGCGTCGTCCTGGTCGTTGTCCTCGACGTGCTCATTCCAGTTGTAGCCGCGGATCAGCACCATGGCCTCCTCCTCGGAAGGCACGGTACTCTTCTGCAAGCACCAGGAGCCGGCGAGCAGGGTGCCGAACTGGTCGCCCTGGCGCTGGGTGCCGAAGTGCTTGGCGGCAGCCCGGCGGAACACCTTCACGGTCTCCAGGATGACCGGCATCATGCCCAGGGCGCGCGCCAGCAGGCGGCTTGAAATGTCCTCGTCTTCCTCGATCTTGTTCAGCTCGGCCTCGAGCTTGTCCCAGTGGTCGCGGCTGTCGGCGATCGGCGGGCGCAGCACCAGCTTGGTCAGGCGGTCGGTGTCGGCCTTGCTGGGCATGTTCACGTTGATCGACGCCAGGCAGAACATGGAGCGGACGTGGAAGCTCTGGCCGTCTCCGGACACAGTGCCTTTCAGCGTCTGGGCCTGGCTCTCGGTCGAGGTCTTGCGGATCATGCCGATGATGTTCTCGACGCGGCGCTTGTCGTTGTCGTTGTTCGACTCGATCTCGTCGATCAGCACCGGCAGGGAGTCAGCTTGCAGGCTCTGGCGGATGCCGGGCTCGGTACTGTCGCCGGTGGCGTACACCGACACGCCGCGCAGCAGCGAGGCCGCGTATTTGCTCTGCAGGGTGGACTTGCCCGACCCGGCGCCGCCGGTCAGCCAGATGTGCGAGCGCCACGGCAGCGCGCCACAGATCGGCGCGAGCATGACGAAGCCAGCGAGCAGGGCAGCACTGCCGGCCATGCTCCAGCGGGCCATCTCGGCGACGCTGACCAGCCAGGAACCCTCCTCGTCGGTCATGGGCTCGACGGCTGGAGCCGGGATGCTCCGCTCGACCTGGTAGACGTAGGCAGAGCGCATGGCCGTGATGTCGGTGTAGACGCCGTCGACGGTGAGATGGCCGCCATGGTGGAACACGGCCCGCTTGTTGTCCGTCCAGGCGCCGCGGCCGCGCACGCGCTCCGGGTCGTAGACGCCGCGGCGGTTGGCGGTGCGGAAGATCCAGTTCAGGGCCATCTTCTTGTTCATGCTGCCCCGCTCGCCCGGGAAGTGCTCCTCCCACCAGTTGATCTCAGCCAGCTCGAGCATGCCCGCGTCGCTGAAGTCGCCCTTCTGGTAGGCCATGACCTGACGCTTCTCGTGGACGAAGAAGTAATACTTGCCGCGGTCGTAGCCCAGGATGGTGAAGTGCCCGTTCTTGATCAGCGGGTCTTCCCAGTCATCACCCGGCGCCGGCTTCGGCTGCGGGGCGGCTGGTGCTGGGGCCTGGGCCTGCTGCTCGGCGACCGGCGCAGGATCGACCCCACAGGCCAGCGCGATGTCATCAGCGTCCGGCTCGTCGTCCCAGGGCATGATCTGCTCTGGCTCAGCGGCCGGAACGTGCTTCTCACGGAAGTCGGCGATCGGCATGGCTGCTGCCCGGGTGTGAGCCAGCAGGTTGAAGCCGGCCGGCAGCGCGTCGGCCAGATCCCAGCCATCCTCGACACCTTCCGGCGGCATGATGAATTTCAGGGAGTTGACCTGACCCTCGATGCGCTCGGCGATGTCGAGCATGCACACGGCGCCCGGCTGCTCGATGAAGGGCATGAGCTGGCCGGCCTTGGGGTGCGTGTCGACGTAAGGCTTCTGGTCGGCATCGGGCCACAGGCCCACGTTGCGGCCCGCCAGGGGTGACCAGTCGACGTGAGGCACGGCCTTGCCGCCGCCCGGCCAGGAGACCACCACCAGCTTGTCACGCGAGATGCCAGCCGCCTCGTACAGCGCCTGGGCGGCGTCTGCCGCCTTCTCGCCCTCAGCGAGGATCACCTGGGCGAGCGGATGCTTCGCCAGCTTGTCGAGACCATAGATCGGGCGCGGCTTCGCGAACGACAGCCACTTCCAGCGCATCTCGCCGGTCTGCTTGTTAACGCAGTAGGTCTGAGGGATGACGTCTTTGCCACCACCGGGCAGCTCGAAGCGGCAGATGTAGCCGATCAGTCCGCCATTGGCGTCGCGGTACTCCCAGCGCTTGCTGCTGACCAGCCTCTCCCACTCACCGCCCTTGCGACGGTTGAAGGTATCCATGGGCCGCTGCTTGATATTGGCCGGCACTGGAACGACTGGCTCCCACTCGGCCTCGACCTCTTTTTTGACCGTCTGTCGGGCCTTGGGAACGGCGTCACCAATGGACTGGTCATTAACAATGCGCGCTATGGCATCACGAAAGCCGATGCTTTCGAAGTCTTGGACGAAGTCAGTGGCATCACCGCCAGCTCCGCAGCCGAAACAGTAGAAGAAGCGCTTTTCCGGTACGACACGGAAAGACGGAGTCTTCTCGGAATGGAATGGACAGCAGGCCTCGTATTCCTGGCCTACTTTCTTGAGTTCAAGGTACTTGGAAATCGTACCGACGATGTCAGCTTTTGCCCTTTCTATTGTTGATGCTGGTACTTGAGCCATTTGTCCCTCTGCCCGGGGTCTATCCGCTGGTAAATAAAAAGCGGGCAGGCGCTCAGCAGAAAGCGCTCTTCGACACCGGGAGCTAACCGGTGTCTAGCCCTTAACCTACAGTGGCCTATGGCCGCGGGAGTCGCAGCAATGAAGCCGTGAATATCTGGGATGAAGCTGTAATTAGCCGGGCTGCCACCCGGCTGATCCAACAAGTCACAATGCTACTACAAATTTGCACCGACCTGCGCAGCCCACTCGGAAATAATTTCGCGTGCGGATTCTGGCGAGTTGGCAACGCCGGCGATACCGCCAGCGGCTTTTACTTGGTCGAGCCAGTTCTTCTGATCAGGCGACACCCGACCACCTTTTGACGCCTTGGCCTCGACGGACGTGAACACAGCAATCTTCTTGCCAACCATCTCAGGCGTTACTTCGACGGTCGTCCAGCCGGGCAAGTCACATGCGCCCTTCACCGGGTCGCCATTCGGCATGGCCAGGCCGAGCGAGATCGATCGCGCAGCCTTCACCAGCACCGAGCCGTCCTGCAGGCGGGTCACGCCATTCGGCCCAAGGTTCGAGATCCAGCCACGACCGGTGTTGAGCCGGAACAGGCGGGACACTCGACCCAGGGCGAGCCAGATTTGGCGCTGGGTTGTACCTTCACTGGCCACTGGCGGCATCCTTGTCGGCGATGGTGTAGTGGTGCGGGGTCTTGTCCTTGAACAGCTCCTGCAGGTGCGCCACCTGCGGCGTCAGCTCCTCGACGAGCTTGCGATAGCCCTCGCCGTTGTAGGCGCGATCATCCACCAGCTTGCCGGCAGCCTTGGCGTCGATAATGATGGCCAGGCAGGCGATGGCGTTGGCCAGGTGCGGCGAGCCGCTGTCCGGCGCGCACTCCTCGCCCTCGAACCAGGCGTCCAGGTGGCGCTTGCAGGCATCGACGTAGATCGACGCGCGCACGCCTGCCTCGCGCCAGTTCTGGCGGCCGTACTTCAGCATGCCCTCGAGCAGGCCGATGCAGCCCATGGCGGTCGCCGTGGTTGGCCAGAGGTGGAGCGGCAGCTTGGTGCTGCCGATGATGTCCTTGGGGTTGGTCGGTTTTTGATCGCTCATGCTGGCACCACCGGAAGGTCGAGGCCGACAGTCTTCGGCGGGTTCTTCAGCGCCTCGCGCTCGAATGCGGCGCGCATGACGACAGCCTGGCGCAGCACATGCTCGGGATGCTTGGCGGCGACGTCGGCCGCGGCAAGGTCACTGTCGGTCAGCTCGGGCGCCACGCCCTTGGCGCCACGTGCGGCTGCGCGCATCTTCTGGTACGCCTGCAAAATCCTTTCTTTCATAAGTCCCTCGGGTCGAAGGAAAGGGGCCAGAGGCCCCTTTGTTGTTGTCGATGTTGCCGTGTCAGAACGGCACGTCATCGTCGAATTGGTCAGCCGCTCCGCCCTTCGGCTGCTGCGGGGCAGTACGCTGCGGCGTCTGTTGGCGGGGCTGCTGTTGGGTATTGTTGCCATCACGACCGCCGGCATCGTCCTTGTTGCCGAGCATCTTCATCTCGCTCGCACGGATCTCGGTGGTGTAGCGCTTCTCGCCGTCCTTCTCCCACTGGCGAGTTTCCAGCTTGCCCTGGAAGTAGACCAGGGCGCCCTTGCGCAGGTACTGGCCGGCGATCTCGGCGAGCTTGCCGAACACCACCACCTTATGCCACTCGGTTTTTTCCTTTTGCTCCTGGGTCTGCTTGTCCTTCCAGCGCTCGGACGTCGCCAGGCTCAGGTTGCAGACCGCGTCGCCATTGGGCAGGTACTTCACTTCGGGATCCTGCCCCAGGCGGCCGATCAGGTTTACTTGGTTGAGAGACGACATCGATTAGAACCCTCCAAGGGTCTGTTGGTTATTGTCCGGTTGGGCACCGGCGCCTTTGGTGTAAAAAAACTCGCTCGGGAAATCGCGAGGCCAGCCTTGCTCGTTGGCCACGCGCTCCAGTTGCTCCAGGGTCATGCTCTGCAGCTCCGCCATGCTCGGCTCCTTCGGCCTGGCCGGCCGGTACTTCTCGCGGGTGCGCTTGCGGGCCTCGAAGGTCGCCTTCGCCCAGCCTGGTGAGTACCCGCGCTGGGCCGCGATGCGCTGCAGCTCCTCCAGCGTCTTGGCGCCCTTGACTTCGCGCTGCTTGTCCTTGCGCACCGCCTCGCGCATCTCGGCGGTGATCTCGACGAGCTCGCCGTCGACCTGGTCGAGTTTGCGGGCCTTGGTTTCGACAGGCTTGCCGCAGTTCGGGCACACGGGCGCCGGCTCGAACACGGCGAAGCAGCCGCCGCACTGGATCAGGTCGACACCCTTCTCCTTATCCTTCTTCTTGCCCGGCAGCTTCACCTCGCCGTTCAGATCCCACTCGCGCTCCTCGTCGGCGAAGCCGTGCTTGCGCCACAGGCTGGCGTGGTCGAGGACGTAGCAGACCTCTTTCTTCACCCCGGCCGCGTTGGTGTATGGGCGCAGGCCGCGGCCGATCACCTGCAGGTAGCTCGACAGCGACATCGTCGGGCGCAGCAGGATGATGGCGCTGATCGCCGGGCAGTCGACGCCCTCGACCAGGATGCCGACGAAGGTGACGACCTGGATCTCGCCGGTTTCGAGCCCCCGCAGGGCTGCGTCGCGGTAGGCCGTGTCGTGCTCGCCGCAGAGCATCACCGCCTTGATGCCGGCGGCGTTGAACTCGTCGGCCACGTGCTGGGCGTGCTGTACAGTCACGCACCAGGCCACCGCCGGAGCGCCCGGGCAAATCTTCTTGTACTGGGCGATCGCGTCACCGGTGATCCGCGGCTTGTCGACGGCCTCGGCCAGCTGCTCGGTGTTGTAGTCGCCCATCGACTTTTTGATGCCCGTCAGGTCGATCTCCTGGGGTGCACCGTAGACCTTGGGCTGCACGAGGAAGCCGCGGTCGATCAGCTGGCGAATGGTGATGGCCTGGATCAGGTCGTCGTAGATGCCGCCAGAATCGGCGCCCAGGGGCTTGCCATCCAGCCGGCACGGCGACCCGGTGAATCCGAGCACACGAGCCTTCGAGAAGTGGTTGATGATGTCGATGTACGACTTGGCGGCCGACAGGTGCGCCTCGTCGATAATGATCAGGTCAGGAATGAAGCGCATCTTCTTCAGGCGCCGCACCAGCGTCTGGACGGACGCCACCTGAACCTTCGCATTCGGGTTCGGCGTGAAGCCGGCCATGATGATGCCGTGCTGCACCTCGTAGTCGCGCAGCTTTCCGCTGGCCTGCTTAATCAGCTGGTCACGGTGCGCCAGGATCAGCACCTTGTTGCCCTTGGCGCTGGCGCGCTGGGCAATGCAGCTGAACACCACGGTCTTGCCGGCACCGGTCGCAGCAACGACCAGAGGTCGCTTCTTGCCTGACTGGAACGCTGCCAGTGCCTTGGCCATCAAGGCTTCTTGATAGTCGCGAGGAGTGATTTTCATTAAGTAAGCCGCGCTTTATCGATAGGTCGCGGCCCCGCTGATTGGGTTGCTATTGGGCCTTGGCCGCCTGCTTTTCCGCCTCGACCACCACGGCCTCGAGCTTGTCGACGAGCTTGATGGTGTTGGGCGTGCTCTTGCGCCAGCGATCAGGGGTGGCCCGGGCAACGCCGGACAGCTCGCAAATGCTGGTCAGCGTGTGGCCTACCGCGTGAGCGCGGTTCTCAAGCTCGTCGAGCTTGCCCAGGAAGGCGCGCTGATTGGTGTCGATCTCTTTGATGCTGCCCATGGGGGCATCCTCGTGGTCAGTAAATGAAGCTCAAGTTTATCGTATTTGAGCAATCAACCACAATAGTTCCGCGTGCAAATCTATGACACATAAGTAAAAGCCGTGAAATTGCAGGTGAAATGCTTGCGCGTTGCTCAAATTTGCACTTACACTTCGCTCACCAAATCCACCCACCGAGGAAATTCTGTGAGCGAACAACAGCTGCATGGGCTGGTGGAGCTGACCAACGAGCAATATCACTCAGGGCCTGGCATCAGTAAAAGCCACCTGGACGACATTGCCGTCAGCCCGCTCAACTACTGGGACAAGCGCATCAATCCTGCTCGCGAGCCGGAGGTGTTTAAACACTGCTTTGCGGTCGGCGATGGCACCCACAAGCTGGTGCTGGAGCCTGGCACGTTCGAGGAGACCTACGCGGTCGGCTTCGACAAGAGCGCATATCCGCAAGCACTGGCCACCGTCGACGACATGAAGCAGGAGCTGTCCAAGAAGATGGCGATGACCAGCGGCACCAAGCCTGAGCTGGCGCGCCGTCTGGTAGATGAGGAAGGCTACCCGCGCGACAAGATCCTCATGTACCTGGAGCAGGACTACAACGCCACGCTGGGCAACAAGATCATCATCCCGGCGAAAGACTACAAAGACATGCTCTGCATGCTTCAGGCGGTCAACCGGCACCCGTTCGCAGGCGGGCTGCTGTCCGGCGCCGAGGTCGAGCAGTCCTTCTTCATCGAGAACGACCAGGACTATATCGACCACGACACCGGCAAGGTCGTCACCGTTCGCGTGCTGCGCAAATGCCGGACGGACGCCATCACGCATGACGGCCAATGGGTGGTCGACCTCAAGACCACCGACGATGTCAGCGAGGCAGGCTTCGGCACCACAATCGCACGTCGCCGCTACGAAGTGCAGGCGGCCTGGTACCTGGACATCCTCAAGGCTCTGTATGGCCGTGACGCACCGCGTGGCTTTGCGTTCATCGCCGCGCAGAAGACCCGCCCATACGACGTGGCCGTCCACTACATGCAGGCCGATCACCCAGCACTGGAGCGCGGCCGGCGCCTGTACCAGCGCGACCTGCTGCGCATCGTGCGTTGCCGCGAGGAAAATTACTGGCCGGGCGCCGATGGTGGCGACCTGCTGCAAGCGAAACTGCCCTATTGGGCTGACCGGGAGTTTGATCATGCGTGAACAGGAAGGGGTGGTGGTTCTGGGCTTCGGCCCGCAACCGATCGATTTCATCAGCAAGGCTGCGAAACTGTGCGGCAAGACCGCGGTGATGTGTCCGGACACGGCGCGCATGGCGGGCGCCAACCTGGCCGCCGGCACGCCTGCCGAGCTGGCGAAGCTGCGCGAGCGGCTAGAGGCCGGGGCCGTGCTTGAGGCCAAGGTAGCTCAGGCCGACAGCGGCCTGAGCCAGAACGCAATCATGTGGCTGGCCACCGGCGAGCGCGGCACCAGCAGCGAGACGCTGTTCACGCTGACCACCGGACACGACTGCACTGGCGACTGGGGCTACAGCCACCCGCACGATCCCGACGACCTGAGCCGCTGCCGCAAACTGCTCGATCAGTGCCCGGAGCTGGTCAGCTGCCTGCCGCGCGTCGCCGCCGCGGGGCCTGAATGGGCTGCCCTGGTGCCGCGCTGGGACGAGCTCTGCGCGCTGATGGACGAGGAGTCGCCCGACTGGCGCGAAGGCCGCGGCAGCGCACCAAAAACCTACGCGCTGATGAAGAGCATCTTCGCCAGCGCCCAACAGTAAACCGAAAGGCCAACACGGACGAAAACCAGAATGAAAATCGCGAAGCTCTCTATCAGCAACATCCTCGGCATCAAGCAGCTGGAGTTCGAAGCCGGCACGTTCAACGAAATCAGCGGCCGCAACGGTGAAGGCAAAACCAGCGTCCTGGAAGCGATCAAGACCGCGCTGCAAGGCGGCCACGACGCGACCCTGCTGCGCAAGGGTGAGGAGAAGGGCGAAGTCGTGCTGGTGCTCGACGACAGCACCGAGATCCGCAAGCGCGTGACCCAGAGCTCCAGCCCGCTCAGCGTCACCCGTGACGGCGAAAAGGTGAAGAAGCCGACCGATGCCCTGCGCGAGCTGATCGACAGCATCAGCGTGAACCCGGTCGAGTTCCTGACCGCCCGCAAGCAGGATCGCGTCAAAGTCCTGCTGGAGTCGATGCCGATAGTGGTCGACGCCAAGAAGCTGGAGCAGATCGCCAACGCACCGGTGATGGTCGACACCAATGTCCATGGCCTGCAGGTGATCGAGGCGGTGCGCAAGCAGGTGTACGACGATCGCACCGGTACCAACCGCGCCATCAAGGAGAAGGACGCGACGATCAACCAGCTGCGCCTGGCCATGCCGGACGCTCCAGGCGGCGTGGAAGGCAGCGAGGACGAGCTGCGCAGCCAGGTGGATGCGGCCACCGTTGAGAAGGACAAGGAGCTGGAGCGCATCCGCAACAAGCTGGATGGCATCAAGACTGAGAATCAGACCAAGGTCGACGCAATCCGCTCTGAGACCCAGCGCCAGATCGACGAGCTGAAGGCTAAGGCCCTCGCTGAGGTTGAGGCCATCCAGACCGAGGAGCGCCGCATCGAAGGCCTGGCCGGCCAGCAGCGCGAGAAGGCCATCCAGAAGCACACCGACACCGTGGCACCGCTCAACCAGGCCATTGCGTCGATCAGCGCCAACCGTAGCGCCCACGCCAAGCGCGAGCAGGCCGAGGCCACCATCAAGCAGATGGAGACGGAGCTGGAAGAGCTGACGCAGGATGCCGCCGCGCAGTCCCAGGCCATCACCGATATCGACAAGTACAAGTCCGACCTGCTCGCCAGCCTCCCGATTCCAGGGCTGGAAGTGGTCGACGGCGAAGTGTTCCGCGACGCTGTTCCGTTCGATCGCCTCAACACTGCGCAGCAGGTCGATATCGCTGTCGAGATCGCCAAGCTGCGCGCCGGATCGCTGGGCGTGATCTGCTGTGACGGCCTGGAGCTGCTGGACAAGGGTGCGTTCGAGGCGTTCCGCGATCGCGCGCTGGAGTCTGGCCTGCAGCTCTTCATCACCCGAGTATCTGACGAAGAATTCGCAGTAAATACTGCCACTTCCGAAGACTAATCATTTATAATCAACGCAACATCACAACGAGGACGCAAGATGTCTCAAGAATTGGTTACCCGCGAGCAGCAGCCTAACCTTCCTGCTTTCGCCAGTCGCAGCCAGATGCCGACGAGCGTGAACGCCGGCGCCGTGGCGATCGAACAGGAGCGCGCGATCGCCGAGGCCCAGGGTCAGCTGATCCTGGCCAAGAAGTTCCCGCGCGACCTGAACGGCGCCCATGCCGAGCTGATGGCCGCCTGCAAGAGCCCGGCGTTTGCTGCCCAGGCCTTCTACAGCGTACCGAACCGCGGCAGCGGCCCGAGCATCCGTTTTGCCGAGGAAGTGGCCCGCGTCTACGGCAACTTCCAGTACGGCCACCGCGAGCTGTCGCGCGGCGACGGCAAGTCCGAGGTCGAGGTGTTCGCCTGGGACATGCAGAACAACAACCGCTCCACCCGCCAGCTCACCGTGCCGCATGCGGTGGACACCAAGAACGGGCCGAAGCCGTGCCGCGACCAGGCCGAAGTCGACAACCTGATCGCCAACAAGGCCTCGAAGCAGATCCGCGGCCGCATCCTGGCGCTGATGCCGAAGTGGCTGGTCGCTGACGCCATCGAGGAGTGCAAGAAGACCCTCGCCGGCAACAACGATGAGCCGCTGTCGGTTCGTGTTCGCAAGATGACCCAGGCCTTCGCCAAGTACGGCGTCACGGCCAAGCACCTCGAGGCCTATGTCGGCCACTCGCTCGACGAAGTGCTGCTCGACGAGCTGGTCGACCTGACTGGTGTCTTCAACGCGCTGAAGGAGGGCGCCGCGGCGTCCGACTACTTCGGTGCCGGCGAGACCGCCGAGAGCAGTGCCGAGGCCGCAGCCGACCTGGCCGCCACCGCCAAGTCGGCCAGCAACAGCAAGCCGGCCGCGCGCAAGCCTGCTGCCAAGCCGCAGGAGAGCAAGCCGGCGGAAGAAGAGCGCAAGCCGGTGGAAGAGCCAGCCGCGGAAGTCACGGAAACTCAGTCCCAGCCCGAGACCGAACAGTCCGAGCCGGAGCAGACCGCCGATGACACCTCCCAGGATGACGGCGGCGACCTGTTCTAACGCAACACCAGCGCCATGGATGGCACATGCACGAGAAGAAGTTTTTGACCCCAGCGGAGCTGTCTGAACGCTGGGGCGGCAGGATCACCACCCGCACCCTCGCGAACTGGCGCAGCCAGGCGGCAGGGCCTCCGTTCGTGAAGATCGGCGGCGCCGTGCTCTACGACTGCGAGCAGGTGGCGGCCTGGGAAAAGAGCAACACCGTCACATCAACAAGCCAATACCGCGCAGCAAGCGCATAAGGAGCAGTATGAACAAGCAGCAGATGATCGATGCCATTTTCGAGCACGTCGACCTGCCCAAGGCAGGCATTCGCGCGGTGCTGGAGTCCGCCGCCCAGGTGACCAAGCAGGCCCTGTACGAGGGCGAGGAAGTCACCGTGGTCGGCCTCGGCAAGCTGAAGCCGATTGACAAGAAGGCACGCACCGCCCGCAACCCGAAGACCGGCGAGCCGGTGCAGATCGAAGCCAAGCGCGTCGTGAAGTTCGTGCCTGCAGCCGAGCTGAAATCGGCGATCAACTGACCGGCACCAGCCGGTGAACCAAGGCGGGGCCGGGTGCCCCGCCTTCTTCATGAGCGGAACAGCTCAAAGGGGAAAGGAAAGTGAACAGCATTCAAGTTGCGAAATCGACCGCTATCGAGAGCATCCGCAAGATCCTGGGCAAGTGGCTGGTCGATGAGAACATGGACTCAGCGTCTGCCCTGCACCAGGTGGCAGCCGTGCTGATCGAGCCAGAGCCTATGTACCTGACGCCGATCAGCCACCGTATCAAGCTCGCCGAAGACCGGCTGAGCAGCGTCTACCTGGCCGGCCCGATGACCGGTTACGATGACCACAATTTCCCGGCCTTCAACGCCTGCGCCGCGAAACTGCGCGGCCGCTTCGCCCATGTGGTCAACCCTGCCGAGCACGGCATCGTGGAAGGCGCCGAGTGGGGCGACTACCTGCGCTACGACATTGGTCGCCTGGCCGACTGCGCCAGCATCGCGCTGCTGCCCGGCTGGTCGAAGTCCCGCGGCGCCCAGCTCGAGGTGCACATCGCCCAGAAGCTGGGCATGCCGATCCTGCTGATGGATGGCGCCGAGGAGGTGCCGGCTGTCGCCGGCGAGCAGACCGACGCCGTCCGCGACGTGCTGGCCGAACGCTGCCGACAGGTGGAGAAGGAAGGCCGGACGCTGGAGCACGACGACGAGCACGATGCCGGCGAGCTGGCTGCAGCTGCAGCTGCCTACGCGCTGAACGCCGCCGGTCAGCTCAATCCTCACAGCCAGGGTGACGGCGGCCACGCCCAGCCAATGTGCTGGCCCTGGGAGCCTGAATTCTGGAAGCCAGGCATCCCGCGTCGCGACCTGGTGAAAGCCGCCGCCCTGATCCTGGCCGAGATCGAGCGCTGGGATCGCATCATCGCGCGCGGCACGACCGAGCTCTACACCGAAGCCGACGAGGCCCGCATGGATGTGGTGGGGCAGAACGGGAACGGCGGCGAGCACTACCAGCCGGCCATCAGCCTGGATCAGGTGCTGGAGTCGGTTGCGCCGGCTAAGGTTACCGCGGCTATGGCCGGCAGCCTGCCTGAAGGCCTGAGCTGGGAGCAGGCGCCGGAGTGGGCAACGGTCGTGGTGCGCTCGACGGAATGGTTCATCTGGGCAGAGTCATTCACGGACGGAGCAAAAGCCAAAATGGCCAAAGGGCCGCATCCTTGGGTGCATGATCACATCTCGCTTGATGACGGGTTCGGCCACGGCTGGAAGCTGATCGCCACCCGCCCGGCGGCCACCCCGGGTCGTGACGCTACCCAGGCCTAAGCCACCCGCCCAACACCATCCACTCACAGCGGCGCGCGGCGCCGCTAGGGATTCATATGAGCTGGTCACCCCAGCAGGAGGCAGCCATCAGGGCTGTCCGTCAGTGGCTGGCCACGCCCGGCCCGCAGGTTTTCAGACTTTTCGGGTACGCCGGTAGCGGCAAGACCACCCTGGCGAAGGAGATGGCCGGCGCCGTGCGCGGAACCGTCCTGTACGGGGCATTCACCGGCAAGGCCGCCCTAGTGCTGCGCCAGAAGGGCTGCGTCGGCGCCAGCACCATTCACAGCATGATCTACAAGCCGTTCGAGGATCCGGTCACCGGCCTGACAGAGTTCAAGCTGAACCCCGACAGCCCGGTGGCCCACGCCGCCCTGGTCATCATCGACGAGGTGTCCATGGTCGGCGAGGAGTTGGCTCGCGACCTGCTGTCCTACGGCACCAAGGTGCTGGTGCTCGGCGACCCCGCCCAGCTGCCGCCGGTCAAGGGCGAGGGCTTCTTCATCAACTCCCGGCCGGACGTGATGCTGACCGAGGTGCACCGCCAGGCGGCCGAGAACCCGATCATCCGGATGTCCATGGACGTCCGCGAGGGGCGCCGCCTGCAGCTGGGCACCTACGGTGAAAGCCTGGTCGTCGCACGGTCGAGCCTGGACAAGCACAAGTTGCGCGAGATGGTGCTGGCCTCTGACCAGCTGCTGTGCGGCCTGAACAAGTCACGGCAGACATTCAACGCCCGAATCCGCGAGATCAAGGAGCTAGCCGGCGCCCGCGCACCGTTCCTGCCGGTGGTCGGCGACCGGCTGGTCTGCCTCAAGAATAACCAGGAGCTCGGCCTGCTCAACGGCGGTCTCTGGGAGGTTCTGGCCGAGGACGTGTTCAACGGGAAAGTCGAGATGTCCGTCCAGTCACTGGACGAGCCGGAGCTGTCACCGGCCCGCGTGAAGGTGCCGGCCGAGTTCTTCAATGGCACCGAGAAGACCCTGGACTGGCGCGACCTGAAGCGCGCCGACCAGTTCACCTATGGCTACGCCCTGACCTGTCACAAGGCCCAAGGCAGCCAATGGTCACACCCGCTGGTTTTCGACGAATCGAGCGTGTTCCGGGAGGACGCCGGGAAGTGGCTGTACACGGCCATCACGCGCGCCGCTGACCGCGTGACAGTGGTCGTTTAGCTGCGCCCGAACTTGCGCCCGAAGCCGCGCCCGGAGGTTCGAACCCGGGCGCAGCGCCCGATCCTTGCTCCCCTGAAGTTACCGCGGGCTCCGGCGCGCAATCCCTTGTTCTCCCTCGGTACCGCCGGTTCTTGCGCCCGAATTGCGCCCGAAAGCCTTACTGCGCCCCAAGTCGCGCCCGATTGACAGGCGCACCTACGGCGTGCAAAGCCTTGGTTTGTAAGGGATTTTTGAAGGAGAAAATGGCGCGCCCGAAAGGATTCGAACCTCTGACCCCCAGATTCGTAGTCTGGTGCTCTATCCAGCTGAGCTACGGGCGCTTGGTCGGCTAGGTCGTTGCGGGAGGCAACGTTGGCCGAGGCCGGTGACATAAAGGGATCTGACCCGGTTGGCAAGCCTCTTGTGTGGAAGTTTTGCGGAAAGCTCAGTTTGCTTCCGCGGCGGCGAGCCGGTCGGGGATCGTGATCTTGAAGCAGGTCTTGCCATGCCCCTCGTCGAGAACGATCGTTCCGCCGTGGAGCTGGACGAGCTCCGCAGCGATCGGCAGCCCCAGGCCCGTACCGCCCTTCTGGGCCGACCCCTGAAAGGGCGTGAACAGGTTGGCCTTGGCCCGCTCGGGGATGCCAGGGCCGTTATCCTTGATCAGGATGACGACATCGCTGCCCTCGCGATGGGCCGAGATGTCGATGCAGGGCTGGCCATGAGGGGAACCGGTCTGGCTGAGCGCCTGAACCGCGTTGCGGACCACGTTCACGAGCACCCGGGAGAGCTGGTCCGGATCTGCGTCGATCATCAGGTCGTCGGGCACATCCGCCTGGAACGCAATCCCGACCTCAGGTGCCAGATCCGTCAGGTTCGACAGTTCGTCGATCATGGGCGCCAGGGGAATCAGGCGCCGCTGCGGCAGGGGCTCGGTCGCCCGGCCATAGGCCAGGGTCGTCTCGCAGAAGGCGATCGCCCGGTCGAGGGTGCTGACCAGCCGGGGGGCGATGCGCTGCACGGAATCATCGCTGACATTATCCAGGCGATCCGTCAGGAGCTGAGCCGTGGTCAGCATGTTGCGCAGCTCGTGGTTGATCTTGCTGACCGCAAGGCCGAGCTGGGCGAGGCGCCGCTTCTGGCGCAGCTCATCGGCCAGGGTCGTTTCCATGCGGGCCAGGGCCTGCTCGGCGAGCCCGATCTCGTCGACCCGATCCGTGGGCCGGATGACCCGGGAGGCATCCTCGGGATTGCTGGAAAATTCCGCGATGTTGCCGGTCAGCCGCCGCACCGGACGCACGATCACCCATTGCAGGGTGAGATAGACCAGGCCTGCCGTGATGATGGAGATGAACAGGGACAGGAAAAGGATGTTGCGCGAAAACTCGATCATGGCGTGGCGTAGGGGCCGCTGGTCGAGAATCATCTCGACGAAGTCGACGCCCATGCCGGCCCCAATCACCCGAATCGGCTTGTCGGCCGGGTTGAGCAGAACATCGAAGGCATCCTGGACCAGGATGAGCCATTGCGCATCCCGCAGATCGACAGTCTTGCCCACCTCGGGTGGCACGTCACCGGCGGCCAGAAGGCTCCGGCGCCCACCGCCCCGCAGGGCGATGGCCCGGGCGCCAACACCCTGGAGCAGGCGAACCTCGAGATCTTCGGGAAGGCTTTCCTCGGGCGCCGCATCGAGCACCATGGCGGCGATCTGCGCCGCGGCCAGCCGGTCGTTCAGCCATGTGAGACGGAAATTGGCCACGGAGGGCACATAGATGAGCACCTCGGCGATCATGACGAACAGCACCGTGAGCAGCAGCAGGCGCGCGGAGAGCCCGAACTGGCTCAGAATGCGTCCTGCAAGGGAGGTCTGCTCAGATCTCATGTCCGGTTTCAT